ATAAACTCTTTGTATCTCGCTACAGCGTCTTCATGTTCGCCTTCTGGTTGACCATCATATTTCATTAGTCCGCCAATCATAGTGCCTTCAGCAACTTTTTTTGCTTCAATTTCTTCAACTGCCGCCTCTGCCTCAATTGGTAATTCTTTTGTTTCACCAACAACGCCTACCATTTTATTTAAAATTTCATTATGTGGTTCTTCAAAGCCAGCCTTCGCGGCTTTTTTCAACCAAGCTATAATTGTAGGACGGGTATCTTCTTGTTCGCCTTGGTCTTTCCCAACAGCATATAGATCATCAAATAATTGATCATCACCAAATATTTCACCAATTTCATCTGTTGCGGCTTGACCTTCTTCACCTGCGAAAACAGGTGTTGACATAATTTCTTTAAACCTTGCTACGTCTTGATCACTTGATGGTAAATGCCATGTTCCTTCTTTTACAACTGAATCTGTCCATTTTTGAAATTCATCAACAGGTTCTTTAAGTTTAAATTTAGGATCGAAGTCTTGTACTTCTACATCACCTTTAAGCCATTTACTAGCAACTGCTGTCATTAATTTAGCATCATGCTTATTTTCAAAACTATCATCTAAATTAAAAATAGCTCTTGCTAAATCATCATTTTTTGTACGAACTGATATTGTAGTTAAAATTCTTCTTACTAAAGCCTGTAAAGGATTCTCAGCATGATCTAAACCTTGTGAATCGTTTGGCTTTTTAAACTTATTAGCTTTAACAAAGGCAAGTTGCTTTTTAATTAAAGCATCTTCTTCTTCATTAGGCGTAACAACAATTTTTTCTTTGCCTTGAATTATATCATGTAATGGTCCCATATCTTCTTGTACTTTCTTTCTTGCTTTAAGTACTGTAGGTAATAAACTTTCTAATTCTGTTTGATCAACATTTCTTACTAACTTACCTTTTAATTCATTAATGTCTGATTCATCATATGTTGATTCTGTTGGTTTAAAGTTTTCAGCATACAATCTATATCCTTTTGGTCTACTAAGAGTTGTTATTGTTTCTCGTAAACCTTGATAACGTTTTTTAGCATCTAAAATAATATTAGCAGAATCTTCATCAACAAACCCGTCAGCACGGTTTAATTTGCGAACAAACTGTTTTAGCTCACGCATCTCTTTTATACATTCAATAATGTGTGTTCCTAATTCATCATGTGGATTGCCTCCAGCGTTGATGTGTCTTGCCATTGCTCTAGCACCTGGTAAGTACCTGTAAGGAAATTTAAATCTTTCTTTTGAACTATTTTCAATAAAGATTGCTTGTATTTGTCTACTTCTAGAACCCATTTTATCTTCATCTACTGCGGTTCTATGTTTTACTATAATTTTTGCTGATTCAACTGTTTGGTAACTTGTTTTAGTTGATCCCCATAATTTGCTGACTGATTCCATGGTTATCTCATCCGTTGTGTATTGAGAACTATTTTTAGTAATAGCCTCATAATCTCGTTTATCTAACTGATTTTTACCAATGTTTCTTACATCAAAATTCATCATATTTCTTTTAGCAAATTGTCTCATTTCTTTTAAAAATTTAAACCAACTATTTTGTATTGAGTCGGGTAAATCACCACTTAAACTTTCAGCAAAATAAATTGTAAAATTAGCTGGGTCAATAATACTAATTGTTACAGGTCCGTACTTTTGTCCCTCGACAATGTAGTTAAAGTCAAATAATCTAGCTTGTTCTGACTCTAATACAGCACCTGCTGAACTATCAGCTATGTTTACTTCGCCGAATTTACTGGCTAAATTTTGATATAATGTATCAGCAATCTTATTAATCAGTTCCATATTTTTATTTATCCATTATATAACTACAAAAGGCATTGGCTCAATAAAGTCATCTTCACTTGATCTCATATCTTTTTGTATACTAGGGTCGTATGTTCCTAAAAATACAGCAATTCTCAAAGCCAAAACAAGAGCCATAACTAAATCGTCATGTTCTCCTGGCTTACTTTGGTAGCTATTACCACTCGCTACAAATGTTTTTAACTGTGATATAAGAGGTTTACTATGAACTACTAGCTTTTGATTTTCTACTAGTTCTTTTAACTTGGCACAAGAAGCCAATTTACTTTTATGTGTTGTATTAAATCCTTTTCTAAAGCGTCTAACGTGACCGCTTCTAGCAGGTTCACTCATAAAATATCCATGGATTGCTTCTTCGCCTACTTCTGCTATAGAAACTAGGGCCGCCTCTCCTAGCGTATTGTTTTCTACGCTGTAATAGATATTATTATTATCATTTGTAATGCCATAGATATATTTTGTAATCTGTTTTAAAATAGTTATTTGTTCTTGTATTGTTGTTTTATTATGTTGCCATTCAGCACATTGTTTCATACCTGGTAATTCAAATACTTGAATAGCACTATAGTCACCACCTGTACCTAAACTTGGATCTAATCCAAGCACATACGTCATTCCTTTTCTAGGTTTATGATACCAACGTACTTGTCCTTGTTTATATAAAGGTTCATGTCCTTCTAAACTTGCTAATATAATTGGGTTGATTAGCGTCTCGTCAAATATGATAGGCTCACATTCGTGTTCACGTTTGAACCTTTCAATTCCTATTCTTCCTCGCTCATCTTCAGCCCATTTTTTATCTCTATCAGGATGTTCATCCCATAAAGCCTTAAAGGCATGGAACCCGTTAACACCAACTTCATTAGCATTACCAAAGTTATCTAAAATTTTATTTGCTTCAGTCCATAATAACCAAAACTGGTCTTCGTCTGAATTTGGTGTAGAAGTAATAATCGCTTTACCACCTGTTGCTAGTGTAGGTGAAATAGAAGTCCAAAATTCTGTTGCTATGTTATTTCGCACAAAGGCAAACTCATCACAATATAATAATGTAATGGACATACCTCTTCCTGTATTTTCTGTAGTCGCTTGTGATACAATTCTACTACCGTTCTCAAATTCAATTGATCCTCTATTGTAATTTGTAACACCTGCCCTAATATAATCAGGACAAAGTTCATATCCATATCTAATACGTTGCATAATTTCTTGGGCGCCAGCGTATTTGTGTGCCGCAATTAATATTACACTATCGGGAATAAACATAGCATACCATAATAAGTATCCAGCCGCTGTTGTAGTTTTACCCATTTGGCGACTTAACAAGTTTATACTAAATCTATTTTTATGGTAACTATCTGTTAATAATTCTTGGAATGGGTACGGTTTATATAACAACTTTCCATCAACAGGATGTTGTATATGGAAATAATTTTCAAGAAAATGCTTTGGACCACCAACAGGGTCGGCACAAGCCACAAAACTGTCAATTTGTTCTTTAGTAAACTGTTGACCTTTGTTAGCTTTTTTAACTAAAACACCATCTAAAGTTTTATTACTGCTCATATACTGTATTTACTCAAAAAAAAGCCAGCTATATTACAAGCTGGCCATTTTTTTATCTTATTATATGCTTTAAAAAGCTATTATTCCATATCGTCGTATGATTTCTTTAATTTCATAACTATTCTGTTATGACCATCATTACCTACTGTTGGCATAGCTTTTGGTCTATTAATTCCACCTGATAATTTGTTTAATTGTGTATCAGCATCAGCATATTGCTCATCTGGTGAGTTAGAATATTCGTCAACTGGTTCAGCACCATCTTGTGGCTGATTAATATCAGCATCTGTAACAGGTTTTAGTCCTGCTAAATTTAGAAGTGTTGATAAAGTAGTTGTATCCATAGAAACCATTTCAGGTTGTTCTGTTACTTCTTCTTCAGCTACTTCTTCTTCAGCAACTGGTTTGTCTTTAACGACAGCAATAACAGGTGTTTCTTCTACTTTAACTATATCTTCAGAAACTTCTTCTTTAGTTTCTTCAACTGCTTCTTCTTTTGCTTCATCAGTAGTTTCATCAGCTTCTTCGACTGCTGAGTCATTGTCTGTTTCTTCTACTTCTTTAATTGTTTTTTTAAATTCTGATTCTTCTTTTGCTTCGTTTTTAGCGTACTCTTCTTCCTGAATTTCTCTAAAAAGACCAGCAACTTTATGTAAATCAATTAATTTATTGTCTTCCATAATTATCTCCCTGCCACCGGTGATTTTGTACCTTGTGGCAAATCACTAGTTGTTTTAGCTTTTTCTGTTGTACCGCCAGCAATTTCAATTTCAGGTGTTTCTTTTACATTATTTAATTCTCTAATGAAACCTAATTTTGCTTCTGCTGGTGCTTCACCCGAAGCGTAATCGTTTCCAAGTTTTGTTTCATATTCTTGTCCTTGTGTTGCTACTGCTTCTTCTCTAGCAATTTCTTCCGGGTGTTCGCTATTAATAACAACAACTTGGTTTCCAGGAATTCCTGCTAAATTTACTAAATCAGCATGAACAACTTGAGGTGTACTTGGATATGTTAATGTAATTTCAAAAATTGTTACCTTGCTATTGCGAAGGTTTTGAAAGTCCATTGGGTGTTCTTGAATTGGCGTTACTTTAGGAGCCGTGATATCTTTAACATCATACTTGCCTAGAACCCTTTCAATTAGGTCCATCAAATCAGGTTCAGCTTCTATTGCCAGTTTAACCTTAAATTTATATTCTTTTATTGACTCTGTCAAGTATTCGTTAAATGACTTCATTTCAATCTCCATTTGTATTATAACTATTTATTATCTTTTGTGTCATTTTTGCTAAGAATTCTCTCTAATAACTCGTTACGATTTAATATAGTTGCTTCGCCAGTTTCAGCACCATCACCTAGTTTACCCATATCACGGTCTATTCTAGCGTCTAAGGCCTTCTTACGAAGCTGTAATTCTACCATTTTTAGCTTTTTATCTATCTTAGCCTGCTTGGCATTCAATGTAATAGTTAACATTTTACTAGCTGTATCAAATATTTGTCCACTAAATCTAGCTTCTACGTTCATACCTAAGTCCATTAGGTTATTAAAAGAATCTTCTGCCTTGCCGGCAATTTCATCCATTTCTTTATCATTTGCTGTTAAATTCTCAACTCCTGCCAATGCTGATTCAATAGTATCTACTTGTTTTAACTCTTTTTCTACTTTATCTACTGTTTCCAAAGACTTATGTGGATCAACCTCTTCAGGGAGAGCTGTACTATCATCTTTATCTACATTGGGGGCTATATTTAGAAGCTCTTCTAGTTTTTTTGTCATGTTTAAACCTTATTAGTAATAAAGGTATTTAGCGACGGCGTTTTCCTTGATGAAACAAATCGTTTTCTGTTACTACCCTAAAACGTATACCTTTTTGTTTACACCAGGCTGTTGCGGCCTCCCATTTAGCCATATTTTGTACTACAGCCATTTGTCTATTTTTACTTTTACCAGCGGCTTCCATTGTGGATTGGTTACTAGGTTTAATTTCAACTACTTCAGTTCTTTTCTTACCTTTAGCATCTTGATACTGTACAAAAAAATCTGGTACATAAGTTGTTGTTTTACCAGTTAAAGGATTTTTATAAGGAATTCGTACAGCTTCACTGGCCCAGCCTATAACACCGTGACTATTATCACAAAACGTCATAAAAGCGTGTTCCCAGCTTGATCTATAAATTGGTGTTTTTGTGCCGGCGTATTTGTCTGGATTCTTTAATGTGTATCGACCGCGGGCAACTCCCTTGCCTATCATTCAATGATGTTCCTTAATACATTTGGGTTTGCTGTTCTAGAATTAGCGTATCCTAAGACACTAGTTTTTATTCTATAACTGTTTATAATAGCTATTAAATTTTTTTGTACGTCATTAATATTTTCTGATTCTAATCTTTCTATTAAAGACATTATATCATATCCACCATTATAAGCAATCTCAAACAGACTATCTGTTAATGTACTTGCTGTTGTTTGATCATCATTTGTTTTTCTTAAAAAGAAAGATTTAACTGCTTGATGTTGTGCGGCATCAATAGATATATTTTGATTAAAATATCCATTAAAAAAATCTACTGTTTTTTCTTTTGATTCTACGTTTTGATCTACGTTTGTACTAGCATATAAATTCTCAGCCATTATTCACCTGCCTCTGGAGTCCAAGTACTAGAATTATTCTTTTTAACAATATATGGTTCGCCGTCAATTTCTGCTAGTTCTGAACCTTTAGCAATTGATTGTCCTGTATAAGCTGTAGCGTCTTGATGAGGATTACTTGCTGTTCCGTATGTTGTGCTTCTCGAAGAAGCAGACGAAGAACTTAATTGTGTGTTTACTTCACCTTTACTAGTTGTTGCTCCACCTAATGTGTTTATTATTGTACCTGCGGCCGCACCAGCAATAACTCCTTTAACCATTCCTTTAATATCACCGTCCATGATAGCACCTGCGGCGGCTCCAACAATAAGAGATTTAGTCATTGTACTCATATTAAATCCTGATTGTACTCTGCTATTTCCACCTTCTGGAACTCCCATTCCACCAAACTCCATCCCGCCAGCACTAGCAACTGATCCAGCACCACCACTCGCGTCAGCTTGTAAGTACGCCATTGGGCCAGCGGCAAACGGTTGTGTACCTTGAACAGCATTTCCGTCTTCACCAGTAACTGTGCCTGTGCCTGTTATAAAATTCGTTTTAGGTAATGGGTTAAATTTTCTTGCGACGCTTTGACCGGCTGATCCTGGGAAGGCAAATGGATTTTCACCTTTTAATGCTTTACGAACTCCCTGACTTATTTCAGAATTTACAAAACTTTTTAAATCAACATTTTGGAAATTTTGAAATGTTCTTAAACCTTGTATTGCGGCACTTCCAAATTTTCCTGAAGCTAAATCCTGAGACATTTGTCCAGTAGCATCAAATAAACCGCCTACACCAAATAATGATGTTGTACCTCCGCCTTCTGGCGACAATGGACTTGCTTTTTTATCATAGTGTAAATCACCAAAGCCTGTCGGCGAACCTACACCACCAATAAAACCAGTAGCATATTTTACAAGTTCATATTCAACTTGCATTATATTTTCTAATACATCACTTTGACTATGATCATGACTGTCATGATTATAATTTGTTAGTAATGGATTAATTAATGTGTATTCTGTAAACTTTTTACCGTATATACTATAAATTCTTATATCATCAAAAAACGGTTCGTGATTTGCTCTTTCATAACCAAACATTCTAGCAACTCTAGGGCCATATGTATCTTTATACCTATAAGTAGCGAAATTTTCATATGCTTGATCAGTATAGTAATAATCCATGTAAGCATACCACATATTTCGTGATATGTCTGCCATATCATCGTGTATTCGTATGTTTATAGGGTTAAAATTTAATTTGGATTGAATATTTCTGACACGATTGTATTGATTCATCTGAGTTGTGTCAAAAGTGTATGTTGGTAATTCAACTGATTTTACCAACATACTTATTTCTCTTTTTGTTTCGTCTTTTACTATAGCCGCCGCTGTTGGCGACAAGTTAAACACGACATAAAATAAAAACTTTTGCTTCGGTGCTAACCTAAAATTACCATCTCTAAAAGTTCTAGAGGCGTGTTGGTAATCTCTTATAGCTTTCCGACCGGTTAAGGCATTAAGAAAAGCGTTCATGCTCCCCATGGCGCCTTACCCCGTAATAACTTGTCCTGCCGCTCTAGCCACTGCCGCGCCTATACCTGCTCCGCCGGCTCCAGCTGGTAATTGTACCGCATTATCAAATCTAATTGACATAGTAACACTTGCTGGTTCTGATGAAGCATAGTTCAAGTCATTGTAATTAACATTCTCAATATAACAACCATATAGTTCCCACTCTTCTAATGAAGTAGGAGCAGATGATCCGTTACCGCCATCTAATAGCTCAAATCTTGTTAAGAACTTATAATCAATACCAGCTGAAGCTGATGCTTGTTCCATGAAGTCAAATTGCTTCTGAACTTGCTCGCCTACTAGTTTTGATACATTACTTGAAACGTCATCTCTTATATTAACTGTAACGGGGTCCCACGTATGTTTCCCAATTATATTAATCTTAGAGTTATAAACATCTACAGGAATTTGCTCAAAGTTAACGCTTGGACGGGTTACATCCATAACCTGTTTTGTAAGTTCTGCTCTTGAAGTAGATACTCCAAAATTCTCAAAACTCACTCTAAAGCGATATTTAAGTTTTGGCATAAGCAGACCTTGTGAACTTGCACTTTGTCCGCCTGCTAGTGGAACAGTAAACTTGTTTAATGAACTTACTGACATTTGTACGTCTCCTTTATTATAATATTATTTATCATATCTTTCGACCTATAAATTAGGCGGCATAACCGCCTAATTTAATTGATTCAATTAATTATACCCCTGATATAGACCCAGTATTCTGTATTCTTACTGGAATGTATATAAACTCAACACTCTTAACAGGTTCAACAGCAACGTCAATATATAATTCGTTTCTATCTATTCTGTCTGATGTGTTATTAGTTTCATCACAAACTACCAAGTAGTCGTATAATCCACGTTTAGCAACCAAGTCATTCATTAGTGACTCAACAACACCTTTAACTTCATCTCTAGTTAACTTGTCGTTTGGTTCAAATACAAATGGTTTTGTAATTTCGCCTAGTCTTTCTCTAATATAAGCTACTAATCTAGCAACGTTAATTCTGTCTAACGCTGAAGCAGAGCTATGTCTTGTTTTGTTACCAAAGTTTAATATACCTACACCTGGGAAAAATGATATAGGATTAATTTTATTTTCATATAACGTATCTCTTAAAGATTCTCTAATACCTACAGTTTGGAATTCACCTGTCGCTTTGTCAATGTGACCCAATGCTGTAGCATTATCTACGCCACCTCGTCTAGTACCAGCTGGAGCAAACCAAGGAAAACTAGCATCATCTGAACGTAATATTGTTCTCAATGCCATGTGTGTAGGCGGAACAACAACTTTGTTTCCGTCTAAGTCTGTTGTGTTACCCGCTGGATAAAACACACCTTGATAAGTGTCTGCTGTAACTAGTCCATCTTCATCATTGTCAATAGCTAATTTAGTATTACTAGCCCAGTTCTGAATATCAGTACTATTTGGTGCTAATCTAAATGGAGCATCTCCAAGAATAAAGCCAGTGTTACGTCTTTCATTATTAAGAGCTACTAGGTTAGCCATAAGTTCTGGATATCCAGGAGCAACTAATAAGTTAAAGTTACGTTGTTCTTCACGAATCTCTGCTGATGTTTTAACAGCTGACTTCATAGCTGATACAACAACGTTACGTTGAGCAAATCTGCCCATAAACGGTGAACCATCATTTTTCAATCCTGAAGTTGTTACCCAAGCATTTGTTTCTGTAGGTAAAGTTTCACCTGCGAAATCAGTAGCATTAAAGTAACTCTTAGTATATTTTTTAACACAATTCGAGCTTCTTCTTAAGTTATATGCTAGTGTGCCTTTTGGATATAAGGCGGCACTTGGAGCATCTAAGTCTAAGTAGTCACTCTTTAACAATGTTTTTGTTGATGTCATTGATGATGTTGTTACATCATCAGTACCACTATCATGGAATCTAAAGTCAGCAAATACAATACCATCTTCAGTAGTTTGGTCAGCATTATCAATCAATACCCATTTATCTTCACCAGATACACTTTCGTATCTGTTAAGTTTAGGATAAGCATCTAAATCTGAACTGTCTAACCATAAGTCACCATATACCAATGCTGTCTTATCTGACTGGGCTGTGGGCTCACTTGCTGAAACAATTACACCATTTGGTGAAGTGTTTGACAAGTTAAAACCTCTAGCATCAGAAGTAACATTTTGGTAACCTTTCCAAGCTGACCCATCATGTATCATTACATCAACTTCATCTACAGCCGCACTAAACCAAAGTCTTCCATCTGCTGGATCGCTAGTTGGTTGTGTGTTTGAAGCTGTATATGTGTAAGTTTTCCAATTTGATATAATAAGATCACTGTTATTACCTGATCTTACTGTATCGTCGTCTGTACTAATACCAGCGTCAGCTATCGGAGTACCACTTGTATCTTTAACTACAATAACACCACCTAAATCATGTGTTAAAGTAATTTTATTAGTAGTAGTATCTCTTGATACTGATAAATTGGAAATGTTTTTAGCTGTTAAGTCTGCTACAAACGTTTCAGCAGTTGTACCACTCATAGTAACTGTTACTGCCGCTGGTAAAGTTGCTGTCTTATCTGAAACTTGAATTGTGAACGTTTCAGACGCTGTAAAGCTAGGACTATCAACACCGCTCGCTGTAGTAACTCCTTTGGCGTGTCTAGTATAGAATCTATATCCTACTCTTCCGTTGTCTGCTGGATCGTATTTTACATACATAGTATCAGCTTCAACATTTAATCCGCCGCCTGCTTTATCTAAACCAAAGTTAGCTGATTGATCATTTTGATAAATCGGAGCTGTTAACGTTTCAAATAAAGAAGTATTAGAGTTATATTTTTTCAAACTAACATTAGCACCTAAGTTAGGTGTAGTAGTTTTAATCCACATAGCACCACTTGGTCTAGTGTAAGTATCTGCTGTTTTCCATTCAGGTACGCTAGTGTGAGCCGCTACTGTTAAAATAGGGCCATAATAAGTACCAGCAGTTAACCCACAGACTGTGAGGATTGTACCTGTGCCGTTCGCTAGTACGATTGTAGCATTAGCTGTTGAATCTCCACCTGATGAACTATCAGCATAAATCTGTAATTTGTTATTAACTACATCAGCAGTAACTCCAGTTAATGAAGCACCGTTAATATCTGATGCCATTGTAGTAACTGTAGTTCCTGAAGCTGTAACAACATTACCATTAATAGAAATTGTATTACCAGCAACAATAGTTGGTGAACTTTCTGTTCCTGATATTGTTGGGAATGATTTCTGCCAAGTAGATGTTCCAACTTGTGTCCAAGCATTGTTAGACTTTTTGTAAAATAACGGGTTTTGTGTATTAGTAGCATCAATGGCGTAATCGCCTATTGATCCAAAAGCCGCTTTAGGAACTGAACCGGAAATATCATTTGAATCTGTAATAACTTTTGGTACTTTGTTTTCGAACTTCTGTGTAGAAGCATTCCAAACTTGGACACCAAATAATGTTTTACTAGTATCAAACCATTGTGTATTTGCCGCTGGTGTTCCTGTAGGTCTTCCAGCTGATGTAATTATTTCTGATAAATCTACATCTGCTCTTAATACATAAGCTCTGTTACTAACACCTAATACGCTGTAGGCCGCTAATAATCCGTACTCGTTTGGTTCAATACCATGTAACGGAGTACCACTTGTATTCTTATAAAAATTAGGCTCACCGTAGGTTGTCACCAACTCTCTTTGAGACCCAATTAAATATGTTTTTTCTGCATTTGCTTTAGTAGTACCTGCCGCCGTTGCGGTGCTTGTACCACTAGTTTTGTCTTGGGCTGTGGCGATAACAATTAACGGAATCGTTCCAACTGCCGTTGGAGCGTATTGCGATTCGTCTGTTACACTAACCTGTATGCCCGGTGATATAAGTGCCATTTTTTGTCCTCACTAATAAGTTTGTTATATCTTTTTTATAAGTGTATTTACCAATAATGTTGAAAAAGGCTCTAAATAAAAGCCCTTTATAAAGGGCACCAGCGAATAAATACTGTTATGACCAGGCCTGTATGTATAACTTGTAATGCTCCAGCGGCAATAAATTACAAAAGAAAAGGAAAAATTTACTATCGTAGATTTTGTGATAGCTGTGTGCGACAAACTAAAAAACCTAATCCTTTTAAAGTACACGGATTTATTAAAAAAGACACTTGCGATCACTGTGGATACAAGAGTAAATATCCTGATAGTTTTTTAATTTATTATTTAGATGGAAATAAAAGTAATACTAGAATGTCTAATCTTAAAACTATTTGTCAGAATTGTAAAGTGGTTCTAAGTCGGACCGGGTGGAGTAAGATTGCTGGTGATCTAACACCTGATCTATAGAGTGATATAACGTTTCAATAGTATCTTTATTTGTAAGTAAAATATCAAAATCCCAACCTGCCCAGCGCCATTCACTGCGATGAACATTTGGATGATTTTTTGCTACTGGGTTATCTTCTGGTGGGTTCGTATGTAGCTTATTAAGTTTTCCTGCCATCTTCCAATACTCGGGTTCTTTATCTCGCCACACTTCCCAAGTATACCCTTTAAGCCCTTTAACCATTTCAAGTTCATTAAAGAATCTACAATCAGGTATTACAAAGTTTTTACTAGGATTTTCTAGTATTTGTTGTTTAACTAAACTAACCCAAATACCATCAAAAAATCCTCGTCTTAAACATTCAGTTCCATATAACTGTAATACAAGTCTAGGTGTTATTTCTCTGCCTGTTTCGTTGGACCAGTATTCGTCTACTGTTTCTCTAAATTCTCTTGACTCAACTGTATCGCCTTCAAGTAGTGCTCTATCCCAGCCAAACAAAGTTGATACACCATCCTTTAATCTATCAGCAAAACTTAATTTTATAAAGTTATGGTTATCAACTAGGTAGTCAGCTACAGTTCCTTTACCTGATCCAATTAACCCACATATTCCTATAATCATACTTGTATTATACTATAAACACAAGTTGGTTGTCAAGTTCTTTTTTTAATTAAATAATGGTATGAACGAGCTTATTAAAAAAACTCAAACAGTACTTGTATACTGTCCAGGAATGGGAGGTGAATATATTGCTTGTATGAAAACTCCAAAATCATATAGACCAGACTTACTAACAAAACACGGTTTAATGACTTCGTTTACTGATACTAATAAATGGGTATCTTGTGGTTTTCCTAGAGAAGATTTTTTACGAGAAAGAGTAATGGGGTTACAAAGTTTATCAAAAGAATATACTCCTGAACAACGACTAACTTTTAAAACACAAAAAGAAGCATTTGATTATTTGTACAAAATAGGTTTAGATCCTCACAAAACTCCTCCCCATACAGAACCATTACTTAATAATGCTTGGTTAAGTATACATTGGCATTATGGATTATGGGAGGATCATTGGAAATGGGTTGATTGGGATAATGATGATTGGATCTATCATTGGGGTATATGCCATAATTGGAAATTTAAAAATAGAGACGAAGACTGGACTAAATTAGATGATATTAGTTATAATAATGCTAACAATAACCCTAACTGGCTTCATGATCATATTAACTGGTTTAGATTACAAACAACTCGCTATAAAGAATATTTTAATAAGCACTTTCCTAACAATGGATTTAATATAGACAGAAAAGATGGCGAGTTAATTGATTATAAAGGATGGGCAAGAAATAACCTAAAAGCACTTGAGGGTCAAGACTTTTACAAACAAGGGTTAGTACCAGATTATTATTTAAAAAAATTTAAAAGTGTAATTGATCAAACAACGTAATTTACTTTCTGGTCATGGTAACATTTTTTACCACAATGTGGACAAAATAATTCTTTTGGAACCCACTTATCCATAGTAGCAATAGACCAAAATCCAGTACAACTTTTACAAGTAAAATGCCAAATTATTTCTTTGGTTGTTTCGATTTGAAATTATCCTATAACAAAACTTAAAGGAGTACTACCTTCTTCGTAGTTATGTAGAGACGCTTCTAATTTCTCTATTAGTGCCGACGCTTCTTGTTTTAAAGCATCACCATTCATAGTAGTACCACCTTGTGGACCGGCTATTGTGGCAAATTTGCTTCTAGCTTCACCAAGCATATACATACAATGAGCTTTTGTATAATCATATATCCAAGGTTGGCTTCTATGATCTTTTAAAAGTGTTACATCTGGTTTATGATTATACAACCAAAGTAACACACTTTCACCTGATTCAGGTACTTTTCTAACTATTGTAAGTTTTTTAGATACAGGATTAAAAGTAAAATTAATAAATCCACCAAACATTCTAGCAGTTAATTCTTGATATTGACTAAACAATTCATACGTTGCTAAACCACCTACTCGTCCTGCCTGCATTAAGTAAACATTAACATAGCCTGCTTCAAATGGTTCAAATTGATTAGCACCATCGCCCTGACTAGAACCAATAGTTCTACGAAATACTTGTCTTACTTCAGTTACTATACTAGGTAATGTGTATTCTTGAGTTTCTTTTATTAGCTCTAAAAAGCCATAACTTTCTTCTACGCTATTTGAACTTCGTTGACGATATACAGCCGTTGCTTTTTTAAAAGCTATATTATAATGTTCTGGATCTAACTCCACATCAACCATACCATCGCCTAAGCTAAAGCGTACATAATCGATTAGTTTTGTTTTTTCAGTCTGTAGTTCTGTGTCAGCCATTTATGTTTCCTACTTTAATAGTAGTATTTAGCTCGTTAGCAATAGGATTGTTTCAGGATTAATACGGCCGTTTAGTTTGATTTCTGTAACTTTAAGGCCTTCAAAAAACTTTTTACGCTGTATTTTACCACACTTCTTAAATTCAGCTAGTTGTTCTGCTGGCTTTCTTAGTGTTTTACAAACACTTTCATCTTCTTTAAAGCCAGTAATTGTAGTACCTTTAACACTTAATCCTGTTCCATCACGTTTTTGATGTAATGGATCTAGGTTAGATGCTACATATTTTCCTAGCTTTCTAGTTTTAGTATTATAAACCCAAAGCATTTCAGACTTAATAATATCAATAGGGTTAATACTAACAAGAGTTGTTTTTTCGTCTTGTAGTTTATATTTTATTTTAGTTACTAGTTTTTCAGCACTTTTTGGTTTTACTTTACGAGATTTCCTATTAACTTTAGCGTCAGCAATAAGCATATCACAAGCATCTACAATTAATTTATAAGCACCGTATCTAGTTTGTATTTCTTCTTTAGTAAAACATTCAAAGCTCTCATCAAGTTGAGCTCTCCAATCAAGCTCTTGCTCTGTCATTTTTGCTTTTTCTTTTGCTTTTGGGGGATTAAGCAATTCATGTAATTCATCATAACCTGGTTTATAAAAGCCTTTAATAATTTTAGCGTGGTTTCCTTTACATTGATGATTCTGTAACCATTTTAAAGGTTTAAATGTTGTTAAATTAATAACACTATCATCAGCTTCTATAACATCATCTATCTCTTGTGTCATTTTAATAGCCGCCTGATATAATCTTTGTTGTATAGTTGGCTGATAAAAGATAGATTTTTTTGCGTCTTCTTTTTTCTTTTTCTCAACAAGAACCTTACCTTGTTCAATTCCTTTTGATATTTGGATTTTAACCCATTCAGTTGCTGGTTTAATATTTCCCATAGTTCCTGCTAACGTTTGCCAATGATCATCTTCCTTTTGATTAAAGTCTGGCATTCCGTTTGTTAGCATACGACAAGTTATATGTGTTGTAGTACCTATAACATATGAAGGGACAGCTTTAACACATTTAATTTCTTCTTTACTATAACCATTATTTTCCATCCACTCATATGTATGAGTGGAAAGTTCGTCTGGTTTAAACGTTTGGTAATACCACGAATGTATAGAATCTCTAAATCGATGGTATTGTTGACCGTCCATATCTTCCCAACCTTCCCATGTAGGTTCGTTACTTTTCTCTTTTTTTGTGATACGACGTGCTTTACGTTTGATAGCCAATTTTATCTCCTGTGTAATGCTTATATAGTAACATTATTAAAATTAGGGTTATTTCTGTCAGGGTTTCTGTTTATTGTATGATTATAATGTCTTCTTCGAAACTTGTCAACCGATAAATAATACTATCGTAGAATAGGAAAAAAATATGCCCAGAATCTCAATGTGGAAAGAGAATAAAGGACTTGATTACAGCTTTCATGACAATAGAATCAGTGAAATGTTCACTATTGGCGGAACTGGTGTTAATATCCACAAATATTTAGGTACTTTTGAACAAGCGGCTGGTGATGCCACACAACCTAAATATGACACTATTACTGAAAATCGTATACAAGATTTACTATTCTTAGAAAACAGAGATCGTAAGTATGATCAAACAATATATCAATTAAGAGGTATTTACAACGTACAAGATATTGATTTTGATTTAACACAGTTTGGTTTATTTTTAGCTAACGATACACTTTTTATAAACTTCCATATGCAGAATATGGTGGAAACATTAGGTAGAAAACTAATGAACGGTGACGTTTTAGAGTTACCACACTTAAAAGAATTCTACCCATTAGATACAGATTTACCTACAGCACTAAGAAGATACTATGTTGTACAAGATGCGAGTAGATCCGCTGAAGGGTTTAGTCCTACTTGGTATCCTCATTTGTGGAGATGTAAATGTACACCACTAGTTGATGCTCAAGAATATAGAGATATACTTGGTGATGCTAGTGAATCAAATAGTTTAAAAAATTTACTATCTACATACAAACAAGAATTAGAACATAATAACGCTATTATTGAACAAGCAGAAAAATATGTTCCTAAAACAGGTTATGATACAGAAAAATTTTACATCATTCCTACAAAGAACGACGGAACAGCGGCTGATCCAAAAGGTAATACCGCAGATGATACTAATATTAAAGCTAGTTCAACTACTCACGAAACAAGTAGTACATTGGTTAGTCCAAGTGGTGAAGGTTGGGGCAAAGGTTACTTAACTGGTGATGGTTTAGCACCAAATGGATTTCCTGTTACTCCTGGAATAGTATTTCCATCCAATCCTATCGAAGGCCAATATGTATTAAGACTTGACTATATGCCAAATAGATTATTTAGATATGATGGTGCTAGATGGGTTAAAGTTGAAGATGCTGTTAGAACAAAATTAGATGGAACTGGAGATAGACATCATGATTCATTTATTAATAACACAGGAACATACATTGACAATAAAGGCAATAAGAAATCTGGCAGAACTGGATTAAGTAAAGCACTTGAGCCGGAGGAAGATTAATAATGAAAACTTTTTTCTATGATGAACAAATTCGCAGATTTATTTTACAATTTGTTAGAATGTTCTCACATTATCAAGTAGAATTTGGTAAAGGGAGAGACGGTACTGTAACACTTTATCAAGTACCAGTACGTTATGGTGATGCTAGTAGACAAGCGTCAGCTATTATGAAACATAATAGTGAAAACGGTATTCCTACTTCACCTCTTATAACTGTTTATATAAGTGACTTACAATATGACAGGGATAGAATGCAACAACCAAGTCACGTTGACAAAATGCAGGTTCGTACAAGAGGCGTAGACGAAAACACAGGAGCATATACTCAACAACAAGGTGAAGCATATACTATTGAACGTCCTATGCCTACACCATACAGACTACAAATGAATGTTGATATATGGACAACTAATACAGAACAAAAATTACAATTATTAGAACAAATTTTAACTTTGTTTAATCCTGATTTAGAAATACAAAGTACAGACAATTACATTGACTGGACTAGTTTAAGTTACGTTGAACTAACTAGTCAAACTTTTACAAGTAGAAGTATTCCTACTGGAACTGAAGACCAAATTGATATAGCAACATTAATTTTTTCAATGCCTATATGGTTGAGTTTACCTGCTAAAATTAAAAAACTAGGTGTTATTAGAAACATTGTTAGCGGTATACATGATAATTCAGGTACAATTAAAGAATTAGATGTAGGATTATTATACGGTAGTAGAATAGCTGTTACTCCTCAAGGTTATGGTATAATATTACTAAATGGTCAAGCACAATTAATTAGACAAGCAGATGCTACTGAAACTGATCCTATTAAACTAACTAAAACACTTAATAAAAATAGAAAGAAACCAAGCTGGGCTACTGTTATTAATGACTTTGGTAAACTAACAAATTTACAACAAGCTACACTTAACAACGGAACCAGTCAATTGAGAGTAGTACAAGAAATTGGAAGTACTACAGAAGTAATAGGTACTGTAGCACATCATCCCACAGATGAAGATATATTATTGTTTAGTGTTGATGCTGATACTATACCTACAAATACGTTAGGAGCCATTGATGCTATTGTTGATCCTACTAAAAATGGACCAAGTTCAGGTTTAACAGCATCAGTAGAAGGACAAAGATACTTAATTATACAAGACATTGGTGCTGAAGGTAATACAGATGGTGCTGATGCTTGGAAGGGTGCTAATAACGAAGATTTGATAGCATCAGCGAACGATATTATAGAATATAAGAGCAATAAATGGCAAGTAGTTTTTGACTCGTCAACAATGAAAACCGATGTACACTATATGACAAATACAAAAACCGGAATTCAATATAAATGGGACGGATCGAAATGGATAAAAAGTTACGAAGGCGAATACGAAGCAGGGAAGTGGAGGCTAGTACTTTAAATAGTGTTGGTTGCTTATTCTGGGCTCGTAAAACAAACCGCTTTCTTTTTGTTTTAAGAGCTACTAAAACATATAAGTTTACATGGGCCTTAGTAGGTGGTAAAGTTGATAGTGGTGAAACTGTTTATCAAGCTATGTGTAGAGAAATAGAAGAAGAACTTGGTTCGTTACCTGACATAATTAAAACAATTCCTATAGAAAAATTCACTCATAAAAAAAATAAATTTGTTTATGAAACATTTGTAAACATAATCGAAGAAGAATTTATTCCTAAACTAAATTGGGAACATACAGGCTATGCTTGGGTTGGCATTGATCACTTTCCTAAACCATTACATCCAGGTTTATATCAAACTCTTAATATTGATGCTATTGGTGAAAAGTTAAAAGTATTAATTAATCAGTATAATATTACATAGACCCAATGTCTAATTCACTTGTAAATTCTCTATAAGACATTTTTCTTAAATTTTTATACCAATTAAAATCATCTGGGTATCTAGCAGGGTTATTATCAACTAAAGTAAATGATACATCTGGATATGCTCCAAATATTTGACACATATTCCTCTCCCATTTGACACTAGATGTTGAATGTTGTTGTGGATTATAATGAGGTGTTCCGGCATATAAATTATTATTATATCCTTCACCACCATTTTGTCCATCAAAGCCTACCATGTAAATATTTTTATGATTATCAAAAGCCGCAAGATACAAAGCAATACATCCAGCGTTCATTCTTACATTATTTGGAACCAAATGAAACTTTCCTGGGTTTTCTAAGCAACTTGTGGCAGAAGAGTAAACTATGTTCTCATCAGCAAATGGTATTTCATAAAATTCTGTGCTATTAGCAATTTCATCAACCATACCTTTACCAGTTGCTACTAAAAAATCTGGTTTAAATTCTCTAGATAAAGCGTTACAGCCATACGTTTGGCAAGCCATGGACCCTAATAGTCCACCTCTATGTCCTTTTAATAAGTCGTGTCTGAAGGTTTTTCTACTTTCGCCATTACCAATAACTACAGCATATCCTAAATGAGTGTCATTAAATACTGTTCTTGGTATCCATTCTCTAGTTTCTTGACGTTTTCCAGCCTCATATTTTACTGAGGTTATAAAAAACTCACCTTCATAGTCGTTGGATGTTTTTCCTAGCATACTATTAATTATCTTCCTATGGGGGGTATTGTAAATGTATTTATTATTAAGGGTTTTTGAGTATTAAATAAAATGGTCCATAAAAAAAGGGCGACCCTAAAGCCGCCCTCTTTAAAATTTCAATTGTTTTTGGCTTACATTCTGCCTACAACAACCTCAATCATACCTTCTTCACCGTCATGATCTTCTAATGCTTTACCAATTACTTGGCCCATTTTCGGATCTTCTTCGGCTCTTGCCGCACCATGTCCAGCACTTACCATCATGTCGCCTTTTGATACTTTTCCTTTAACTTTACAAGGAACTCTACCAACCAATGCTACAGAACATTTGTTCTCAGCATCTAAGCCGTCATTCATTAAGTAAGCAGGATTAGATGTAACAACACCTGCAACGGATTTACAACCATCAATATCACAAAGTGATACTTCATGCTCTCCACCAAAGTGGACAACTGTACCTGGAGCATATTCGGCGTCTGCCGCATAACACTCTGCCAAGTCAGCAAATTGAGCCTGTGTAGCTGTACCAGTAAGTGTATCTACTCTCATATTCGCATATGAAGTAATACCTACGTTACCTGCTGTAGTACCGTCTTCTGTAGTGTTAATAGCCGCGAATGTATCAGCACTTTCGTCCCAAATCATTCCAACATTAGCACTTGATCCACGCTCAACAACCCAACCTGAGTCATAAGCAGGAGATCCTGACTGTCCAGTAGCCCAAATCTGTAATGGATCTTCAACAGTTGTGTTAGTTGAACTAACAGTTGTTGTTGAACCGTTTACAGTTAAGTTTCCTGTAACAATCATGTTTCCAGTAGCAGTAACTTCATCATCCAATTGAATGATACCAGTACCATTTGATTGTAATACTAGGTTTTCATTAGTAACAGCGTTTTTAACTGAGTTACCTATAATAGTAACGTTACCAGCTTTAGCACCGTCGGATAATAGTACACCAGTAGCAGAGTCATCAGCATGAGCAGTAAGTGTAACACCACTTCCCATTTCTGTTGTTCTAAGCACCTGGATTCCAGCACCACCGTCTAATTGTAGTAAACCTGAGCCTGAACCTGAAGCAACTTTTAAGTTTTGGTTCGCATCAGTACCCATAGTTATTGTACCACTATCGTCTTGAAGTACTTCTTTACCATTAACGTACAATGATCCTGAGGATACATACAAGTCTTTCCATTGAGCACTTGATCCACCTAAGTCAAATCCTGTTGAACCGTTGGAGTTAACGTTAGGTACAAGTCCACCACTTGTAAATTTAGCAATAGAAGTGCCACCACAAGTAAACTGAATTTCATCAGCATCAGCAGTAGCTTCTACACTAATTTTAGTATCAGCATCAGCATCTTGCATTTCAGTGATTGTTGATGTAGTAGTTAAAACTCTAGCATCAATAACGTCGCCAGTTGCCGGAGCTTCTGTAAACGTTAGTGTTGTTCCACTTACCGCATAAGCTGTTGTTGGAATTTGTACCACACCGTTTATCATAACGATTGTAGTCGCTGTAGTTCCAGCTGAGCTTAATGTAAATGCTGTCGCACTATCATCACCGTTGTAAGAGTTAGCTGTAATTGTTGTAAAGTCAGCACCTGAGTTCCATTCAGATCCAGTATAGATCTCCATGTTACCCAATGTAGTGTTGAATCTAAACATACCAGCTGAACCACTTCCTGGTCTTTGAGCTGTTGTTCCAACTGGAATCATCATAGAGTCCGTAGCTGAAACGTGTAATGTTACGTCTGTTGTAGGAGTACCAGTTCCAATACCAACACTTCCTGTAGAACCTTCTACAAAGAAAGCATTAGCGTCGTTATCTGATTCAACTCTAAAGTCGACGTCGGCACTTGCTTCGTTAATAACAATTTCTTGACCAGCAACACCTTCAACTATAAGTTTACCACTTGTAGAAGAAATTGTATTTGAATCAATGCTTATGTTATCAATGTCAACAGCACCTGCTGTTAATGTAGTACCATCAAAAGTTAAGTCAGCGTCATCTTGTAACTCACCACCAGTACCAGCGTATGTAACGCGGCCTGCTGTTAAGTCTTCAACTTTAGCTGTAGCTAAAGTAGACGCACCGTCAACTTCTAAAGCACCACTAAACGTACCTTTACCAGTAACGTCTAATGTACCAGCAACTGTAGTATTACCTGACGCAACTGTAACCTGGAATTTTTCACTTCCAGCCGCACCCACGTCTAAGGTTGTGCCGTTATATCTTAATGTAGCGTAGTCGTCCAAAGAACCAGATGTTCCAGCAACAACAACTCTTCCAGAAGTTAAATCTGAAACAGTCGCACTATTCATAGTTACACCACCAGCAACAGCATTTAGTACTGTAGTTGAATCGACTTCAACAGCAAACGAACCTGTTCCTGAATCAGAAACAGTAGCAGTTGTATTACCCTGCTCTAATCTAGTTGAAGTTTGAGAATCAACGTATGCCTTAGTAGCCGCATCTTGAGCCGAAGTAGGATCAGTAACGTTAGTTACTTTATTACTTCCCATGCTAATTGTTTGTGAGCCAGCTACGGTTAGTGAACCATTAATTGCTGTAGCACCATTTGATGTTAATGTACCAGCCACTGTAGCTGTTCCATCAACGTCTAAGTTACCACCCATATTAAGGTTTTCAGCAAGTCCTAAACCACCTAATACTAATAACGAACCTGAGTTGTTAGAAGTTGAAGTAGTTGTAGCATTTGCTGTTATAACGCCTGTACTTTCTAATGTACCAGCAACTTGAGTATTTCCTGAAGCCGCTGTAACGATGAACTTATTAGTGTTAACTGTAAAGTTTCCACCAACATCACCAGCGCCACTTATATTAAGTGTAGCACCAATGTATTCACCAGCACAAGTTAAGTTAGTACCATCGTATGTTAAACCAGCATCATCTTCAAGTAAACCTGAAGCGCCAGCTGTTACAACACGACCGTCAGTTAACGTACCTGATTTTACAGAACCAACAATTATATTACCAGCTGTACCTGACATCACTTCTGATGTGTTAGTAACACCTGTCATATAAACAAAAGCATCTGCTGAATTGTCATAACCGAAGAAACCTAATTTAGCACTTCCGTCATAATATCTAAATTCAATACCTCTGTCTTTACCGTCGTCTGAACCAGGAGCAGAATCACCACCCAATGTAAATATTGGATCGTCAACTGTTACTGTAGTTGAGTTTGTAGTAGATGTTGTACCGTTAACTGTTAAGTTACCAGTTACAATTAAGTTATCTCCAACTGTCACGTTAGCGCCAGAAGAAGAAAGTGTACTTGCCGCAATTGACAAGTCACCAGCTGTAAACGTTGTACCTTCCCAAGAACCAATTTCGGAACCATCAACTGTCATAGCAATTTTTCCGTTTGATCCTGTGTCAGTGATAGTAATATTTGTATCACCTTTTTCGATTACATTACCAGCCGCTGAAATTGTATTATCAACATAGTATTTTGTAGCCAAGTCTTGGTTATCAGTTGTAGTGTATGACGTATGTGCTCTAATTTGTAAAGCACCTGCCGCCGTCGCACCAATTGTAAGTACTTCAGTATCAGTACCACCAACAACAGCCTGAACAACGACAGAGCCGTCTTCAGTACCATTTGTGATATCTACTGCCTTACCTTTAAGTTGAGCGAAAGTAGTAGTATTATTTCCGTCATCATAACCTTTCCAAGTTATTTGTCCACAGCTATCGCCGTCCGCCGGAGAAGCAGATTGTTTATTAAACAATAATTCTCCACCATAAGCATCAGCGTTAGAGTTAAGCATAGTCATTTGAGGTTTAGAACCACCTGATTGAGACATTAATACGTCTGAACCAATAGTACCATTAACTGTTATGGCATCGCCTGCGGCGTCACCTAAAGTTACAGCACCATTTAAAGTAGTAGTTCCTGCCGCTGTTAAAGTACCATCAATATCAGCGTTACCGCCCATATTAAAGTTCTCAGCAAGACCTAAACCACCATCAATTATTACAGCACCTGTAGTGTTTGTAGTTGATGTAGTAGTGTCGTTAAAGTTTGAGATACCTGTTACGTTTAAAGTAGCTCCAACAACTACGGCTCCTGCCGCACTTGCTGTAAATGAACCACCAACGTCTAAAGCACCTGTTGTGACAATTTGTCCACCAACATATATATCTTCAGCAACACCCATACCACCATCAACAATAACAGCACCAGTAGTGGTACTTGATGAAGCGGTTGTATTATTAAAGTTAGCAACACCACTTGCGTCAAGTGTACCTACTGATGTATTACCAGTAGCATGAGCAATAGTGGCAGAACCAACTGTTAACGTTGTTCCGTCAAATGTAAAGTTAGCGTCGTCTTCAACAGCGCCAGAGGCACCTGCGATAACAACACGGTTATCTGTTAAATCAGTAATCTTCGCTGATGCTACAGTAACATCTGAAGCATTAGCAGTAAACACAGTAGTTGAATCAAGTTCCATTGTAACTGAACCTGTACCACTGTCACTTACTGTTACTGAAGTATTTCCCTCGATCAAGCGTGACGCCGAACCTAGTTGAGAATCAACATAGGCTTTGGTAGCCGCATCTTGGTTTCCTGATGGATCAGCAACACCAGTAATTCTATTACTGCCTGCCGCTATATTACCTGCTGGATTAAGTGTAAAGTCACCAGCTGATGTAGTAATTCCATTGGAATCGAGAGTGGTATTATCAACAATTAAAGAACCAGCTTGAAAAGCCGAGTATGCCGATAATGTTATATTTCCTGCTGTTGTACCAGCTTCTGTAGTAGTCGCTACAACGAATTGATCAGCACTTTCGTCCCAACCAATAAACACGTTTGTATCGTCACCACGTTCAGTTACAAGACCGGCGTCAACCGCTCCTGAACCAGTAGCACCAGAGGATAATACCATTAAAGGATCAGCTACAGATGTATTTGTAGAGTCAACTGTAGTTGTTGTTCCTTGAACTGTTAAGTTACCAGTAATTGTTAAGTTCGAACCGTATGTTATAGAATTAGCAAGTTTACCAGCCGTAATCGCATTATTGGCGATTTTAGCCGTTGTTACCGCTAGGTCTGTAATCTGATTCGATTTTATTCTTGTTACGGGCATTTTCCACAACTCCTTTTTATATTATTATGCATAAGTGGCGCCGAAGAGCACCTGTAATTGGAGCATTACTGCCACCGTAATATTAGTCTAAAGATAGATTAATGTACGATAATGTTATTTATACAATTTTGGAAAAAGATATAAGATCAGATCTAAATTAATGTAAATCGACCCAGCCACCGTTAGCGTAGCCTTGGAACTTATTTGTTGTAGAATTATATATTACAGCACCATTAGAAGGTGATGTAGCATTTCTTTGTGTGGTCGTATAACTAGCAAACTGAACTAGTTGACTATGTGTTGTTGCTGTATTTGTTATTGTTAACTTATCAGACCCTGCTACTTTTATATAAACAGTATCATCATCTGCTGTACGCTCAACTTCAATTTTTGTATCAGCATCAGCGTCTTGTACTTTATCTAAATATGTTATACCTCTAAATATTCTAGCAGATATATGGTCAGTATTTGCCGGTGCTGATGTAAATGTTAAAGTACTACCACTTATAGTATAAGCATTTGTAGGTTCCTGGACTACACCATTTAAAGTAACAATTACTGTATTGGTTGTGGCATCGCTGACGCTTAATGTAAAAGTTGTATCAGAGCCATCACCATTAAACTCATCATGTGTTACTGTTGATAAATCAGGATCACCTACTCTAACCCAAGCACTATTTTTATATACTTCAACATAATCTAAAGTTGAGTTATATCTAACTTCACCTTCAGATGGTGACCCAGGTCTCTGTGCTGTAGTACCAACTGGTAACAATAAAGATTCTGTAGAATTAATTTTAACTTTACCTGTACCTTGTGGCTCAAGTATTAAATCATCGTTAGTTGGAGTATAAAGTGTAGTATCTTCTGCTGTTATATCTCCTAAAGAACTACTTGCTCCACCTACACCAAATGTTCCTGTGTATCTAGCACCTGAAATATAAACTGACTTGCCTGAAAAAGAAATTCCATTTGGTAAATTTGTTCCTATAAAATGTACAACACCAGATTGATAATCAAAAAACCATTCGTCGTCATTACCAGAACCTGTAGCATATACCTGAGTTCCACCACTTGCGGCCGAACCAGCATTTCCTGATGTATGTACATAAATTTTAAGTTGATATGTTGAACCTACCTCAGGTGGTATCCAATCAGTTAATCCTGATTTCCAAGTTCTGTTTGCTGTTGCTGTACCATCTACAGTACATTCACGAGGACTACCTGTAGCATATACTGTAACTACTCCAGAACTTGATCCTGGCATAACAGCAGGAATTGTATCTGCTTGTTGCCAAACTTTGTCACCTCTTAATAATAGAGGAGATGCTATAGCTTCGTTAGGTGCTTTTTTAACAGCATTTGTATCTGTTTTAGTTGCTCCGTACCCTAGCTTCTTCCAAAGGTAATCAATTTTTTTACTATCAGGTATCGCCATTACGCATCCTCAATCTCTAATAACGTAAGCGAGTCGCCACTTACTAGTTTGATTCTAACTAAAACAGTATTACCTGTAGAGTTGTTCATATTTTCAGTACCAAGTGTTAATGTTTTGCTTTCATTTGATACTGTTGAACCTGTTGTTACTCTGTCACCTGATGTAAAGGCACAACCATCACTACCATTGCCACCATTACCTGTATCACTACCTGGAACTCCACTACCAGCATAAGTTGATGTAGCATCTATCCAACCACTTAATCCACTAGCACTATCAATAGCAGTACCAGGTGCCGCTATCCATACACCTGATAACTTTCCGCTAAATTTAAATTTAAAGTTAGCCGCTGGTGTTCTACGGAAAGCAAAAGTATAATATTGTGCTCCGCTTCTTCCTGTTGCTAAATCAGGACCTGCTGGTAAGTAACCAGAACTTAAATCTGTTGTAAAATGTTGTACTGTTCCAAATCTACAAATTGCTTCTTGTGTTCCTGCTACTGTTACAGCACCACTCCAAGCATTACTTGTATAGTAATTTGTTGCTCCTGTGAAACTAGGCGTGTCGCTGGCCGCACCAAAACCTGTAATTCTTTTACCATCATCTGTATGTGTACTTCCGTTACCTAAACTATCTGAAACTGGAATACCTGCTTCATCGTCCATAGTTAATAATGTATTTGTGTATAACTGAATATTTGTACTTGCTGTACTATAAGAACTTGTACCATTACAGTTACTAGCTCTCATTTTAATTTGTTGTACTGAACGTCTTTGAGTACTTAAAAGTGGTACAGTTAAAGTTCCTAAAGTATAAGCACTACTAACACCTGTGTTTACTTTTGGTATCCCACCATTTAACATTGTTGTACTACCATCAACATTAGCGTATGTAAAACTCAAATTAGATATAACGTGTCCTGATGTTCCTTCTTGGTTACTACCTGGGTCAACTTCAACAGGATCAGTTGTATCTTTATATGCTTGTCCTGTAAAGTTTGCTACAGTTGATCCTGTAATACTTAAACTAGGTGAGCCTGTATTATAATATGGTACTCCTGAAATATATCTTTTAGAACCAGGTGTACCTTCTGCTACTGTTCCTATTGTTGCTGTAGGACTTGACGTCATATCATCTTTAACTACATAAACGAAATTAGTATTTCCACCGTCTGAACTTTCTATTCTTTGAGCACTAGATCCAACAGCATAACCAGTTAGGTTTAGTCTTTGCATGGCCGATGCTACAAGATATGCTCTCTGTGGATATGACGAAACTACTTCATCATAATCTTGGTGACCTGCTATTGCTAGAGTAGTATATGTGTTATTGTTTCCGCCACCTTCTGATGTTGTAAGGGTATGACTTCCTCCAGTACCTGTATTATTAATTTCTGATGTAATAGTTTGATTGGTACCATCGTAATGGTTAGTTAAGAAATTCATAACAAAGTTCGTGTCAATTGGGTTAGCAGTTGTATAACGTCTTGCTATGGTATTTGTTAATGCCGCACCTGCTGATTGTGACGTAAACGTTCCTGTATTATCTGTAAATCCATGACATAATTTTGGTGCCGTTCCTTGGTATGAGGTGCTTAATGTTAAACTCTTTGTACTTAAATTTGCCGGCGCCGCCGGTACAGAATTCATTTGGAATGTTATTCCTGTATATGAATCTGTTTGTGCTGTTATGTCTGGTGTGGCACTTACACTAAGATTTAAATTATAATTTCCTGCTGACTCTCCAGCATAGTTATGAGTTATAGCATTACCTACTGTACCTGGTGATGATCCGTTTTCTGTAGGTGTATCATTTGAACTTCCGTCAGCCCAATTAAATGTATAACTGGCTCCTGTTACTGTAGGACTAACAGCATTGGTTACTGTTACTAAAGCTCTATTGTTTCCGTCTATATCTGTATAATCATATATGTCATATTGGTTATCACTACTACCATCACTTGTTGTTACAGCCGTACCAGTAGCACTAGCTCTCATATCTGGTTCAACGTGTACTGTAAAGTTTGATGTAGCAAAAGGTGAACTAGAATGATCACTTAAAACTTCTAACTTACCTGTATAATCTACATCGGTGCCAGCATTTTGTTGAGCATTGGTTAATGTATAAGTGTGACTTAAATTACTTGTGCCTGTATCACCTGGGTTTCCACTACCAGTGTTAACTGTTGTTGTAGTTCCATCACCCCAAGTATATTTGTATTGAATTCCGTATGTTGAATGAGAACCAATTGTGTTTTCTGTATTGTTTGTAAATGTTACAGGGTGTCCACTTGTTCCTATTTCATTAATTCCACTTGTACTCGACAACGATACTGTTGGAGTATGTGTATCATAAATTTTATGTGCTGTTGATGTATCTCTAGGAATTTCACTTGGTGTTGCTGTAGAGTGAGCGTCAAGTGTTAATTCTACTGTACGAGTTTGTTCTTGTTCTGTACTTGCTGTAAATGTATGAGCTAGTCTTCCACCACCTACACCACCTGCTACAGCATCGCTGTTTATAACATTATCAGATTCACTGTCACCCCAATCCCAAGTATATTGAACTGTTGCTCCACTTGTATTTGTTGTATTGTTTTGGAAATAAACAGTATCGCCATCATCCCATTGTGTAATAGGTGAACCACCAGTTGAGGCCGCGTATGCGGCAAAACTTACCACAGGAGTAGCTGTGTATATAATAATATAACTTGCTCTTGTTTTGCTTACAGTTGAACCTTTTCCACTTCCACTATTATTTTTTGCTGTTACTATTACAGTAAAAGGTGAATTAGTATTTGAATTGTAAGTATGCGAAGGAGTAGAATCTGTTGTATTGCTTGTTGCTGTTTCTCCTGTACCCCAATCAATATCATAATGTGTAGGGTTACCGTCTGTTGAAATTGTAAGTGTTACAACTAATCCAGCACCACCTGACGTAACGTCTGCTGTAAAATCAACGTTAGCAACGGCAGTATTATTAATAATATTTTGTGATAATTCATTTAAATCGTCAATTGCTGTACTGACGTTAGTAGTATCTAACCAAGTATTAATAGCACCAGTAGGATATAATGAACTATCATCCGGCCAACTTAAAGTGACATCTCTTCCTGTAACTAGTCCGCCACTTGCGACACTTGTCCAAGATAAGTTACCTGATCCATCTGTTGTTAAAACTTGATCACCACCACCACCAGTAATAGTAATATCTTCTACAGCACCTAAGTTTAAGTCACCAGATGTGCTTCGGATATTACTTCCGCTAATTGTAATGTTATCTACTTGTAGACTTGCTGAAGGAGTGTTTGTGTTGATGCCTATTCGGTCATTGACCACATCTATGTATAACAGGTCTGTTTCAAAAGCTATGTCGGTACCTAATCGCTCAAGGTTAGCCTTAAGCATAGCACCGGATATTCGTCCTATGGCCATTTTATCTCCTTCACCTCATTTCATTCCAGGGTGAGCCCGGGTATAATATAATAGGTAATCCTATTACAAATGTATTTATATGAATGAAAAAATTAAGATAATACGCTGGTTGTTGTACTATTCATACCTACAAAAGCATAAATTCTATGTGTGTTTGGAGGAGCAGAACCAAAAGTAAGATTAGTTCCTGATATTGTATAAGCCTGTGTAGGCTCTTGTACAACGTTACCTACTACAACAATAACGCTATTCACATCAACAGGTGCTGAAGTAAAAAAGCTATTGAATACTGTAGTTGTTCCGTCACCTACTTCATTACCATCTTTAATCATAGCTACTGTACCTTGAGGAGTACTTGAACGCCATGATGTTGTACCTTTGTCATAGTATTCTAATCTACTAGTATCTGTATTAAAACGTATTGTACCTGATTTAGGATCTGCTGGACGTTGTGCTGATGTTCCAGATGCTGTAGTTTGTCCTGCTGTCTTATGCTTTAAAAAATATCCCATTTTTAAATACTCACGTATGAAACATTAGCATATACTGATGAAGCGTGAGAGCATTTTGCTTGTATTGTATCACCATTTGCTAATACAATTTTTTCAGCACTTAAAATATATGTGTCTGCTCCATCAATTGATAATTCTTTAATAATTCTATTTGTAGCATCTGCTGTTCCGCTGTTTGACACAAGATGAACGTCAATAGTTCTTGCCGCGGCATTATCATTTGTAAAAAATATTGATGTAGTAGCAGAATCATTAGTACTAGTATAAACTGTACCTATGCTTGTTCCTAAAGTTGCTTTTGCTAACGCCATTTTCTTTTTCCTAAAATATTAATCCGTATACGATTGCTTTACTCTTACTTACCATTTCTTCCGCATTACCTGTAGGTGCCTGAACGTATACTCCTGTTCCTCCACCGCCTGGTGCTTTAGCATATACTAATGATTTGCCAGCTACCGCACTTGGATCTGTTGTTTGTGTTAATCTCATAAGGCCATCAGTAGTAATATTACCTGTAACATCTAATGTAGTTGATACAGTTGCGGCTCCTGTAACTGCCAATGTTGAACCATCGAAAGTTAAATTTGCTTCACCTGTAATAGCGTTAGCACCTGTAACAGTAGTAACTTGATTATTAGTTGACCCTGTTAATGCTGTTCCACTACTTAAACCATCTACATAACTTTTTGTTGCTAAATGATCTGAACTTGTCGGTGTTGCCGCTGATACAGTAGTTAATGAACCACCTTCTTTAAAAGTAAAACTATCAATACTGTCATCATACAGCATTGTTACGTTTGTTGCTGTACCTCTTTCTATTTCAATACCAGACGTTGTTGCTGTAATACCAGCACCAGTTTCGCCACTGTTTAAAACAATAGTATTATCTGATATTGTAGAATTAGTTGTTTCTACTTCAGTTTTAGTACCTTGAACAACAAGATTTCCATCTACTGTAAGTGAATGAGTTTTTACTGTGACATTAGAATCGGCACCACTAGTGGTGATTTTATAATGTCCGTCAAACCGTTTTTCAGAAATTTTTGCCATAATCAATTATCCTTATACATTATTTATTTCTTTTTCGAACTGTTCAAATGTTATTTCACGGTGATTAGAGCAACAATCCCACTCTTTTGGCACATAATTGCTTAAAGCACCGACTCTAGTAAAATTTATTGCTGGATAATCTAACATTATTCTACGAATTTGATCAACCCAATTCATATAATATGTTGCGGTCGCTGTTTCAGGTTTATAAGCATTGGTTCCAGCATATATATTATTTAAATTATTCATCTTATCACCAATACCTAAAAAATCAAATCCTATTATATAAATGAATTTGGGTGATTCTAAACAAGCATAAGTTAAAGCAACTTGACCACTACTGTATCCCCAATTATGTTCTATTTTTCTACTGTAATTATTTTGATAATCTGTCTCCTGCCATTTCCTATTCATATGAGTTTTAATAAGTTTGCCAGGTCGTCTTGTATAAAAAGGAATTTTTTTTGGAATATTTTCTAAAACATCTGGATTTATTTCTGATAACTCTATTTCTTCCCTCATATTATCATCAGTACACACTAATACATCTGGTAAGAAATCTCTATATAGAGCATTACACCCGTATATAGTTCCTTTTCCTCTTAATGTATTTAAATCAAAATTTGATCTTGATGTTCCGTTACCTATAACGAATGCTTTTGACATTGTAGTTCCTTCAAAAAAAAATGACTGCTAACGTTAATTAGCAGTCATTCTGTATTTCAAATTATGTATCTGAATTAGATTATGCGTCTTCAGTGAAGTCGTCGTCATCTCCGCCGACTAACGTATTGTCGTCGCCAGATTCTTCCATTCTAACTTTACCAGTAGCCGCCGCTTCATCTAGAGACCATTGAATTGATTCTCCGTCTAAAGCATTTGAACCTGTAGCACTTGGTTTAGCTAAAGTAACTTTACGACCTGAAATTTTGCTCACGCCATAAGTTTCTGAATCAGCACCTTGTACTGAAATTGACATTTCAGTAGCCGCCAAAGCCGCAGGTAATTTTCCTGTAGTAAGTGTACAATCAAAAGTTCCAGCTGTGCCGATTTCTTCAACACGGAATTTTTTACTGCCAATTTGTTTTACGATATAGCCTTCTTTAACAGCCGTACCGTTATGAAAATTTACTTTGATTTCTAATCCTGAAGCAGTCGGGCCTACGCCTTCGACTCCAAAGAATTTTTTATTAAGTGGACGTCCCATTTTTTTTCTCCTAAGTTACGTTCTATGTAATACGCGGTGGGTCAATTCCGCATAAGTCCTCTGTTGAGGCACGATTTTCGACACTAGTATTTATCCAATTAAATGTGTTTTCTTACTACATCATAAACACATTTATGACCATAAGCATTTAATTTTCTATCGTTAGTACAATCTCTAAAAAACGATCCAACGTTTGTTAAATCAGGATGTTGTTCCATTACCCATCCCCAAAATTGAGGTATTTCTCCCCTCTTAAGATAAGGTATAATAAAAAGTTTATCAGTTGAAATGTTTCTATTTTCTTGTACAAAAAATAAACAACGTTTATCTTTTGACCATTGATCTAATATATTATAAACAAAATTAGATTGCCATTTACAATAATCATCTATTATTTGAGGTCCATGATCATCTGTATTATGTATTGGGCCTCTACTATCCCAATTTAAAGATCTATGTGACGAGGGTACTACACTTATAAAAAAATTATCATCGATGTTACTGTTTATAATAATACTAGCATAATACAATGGACTTACTGAATGTGACGTAAATGGTCCTTCTAGTAATTCAGGTGTTAAACCTAGCTCTTCTGCTAATAATTCCCACCAATGTTCACCTTGTTTTACATTAAAATTATCATAAGCACCTGGGCTTGTTATTGTTTGATCACCGTACACTATTAACTTCTTACTCATACTAATACCTATAAAATGTGATGTGCTTTAACAATTAACGTATTTGTTTCTACATCTTTTAATTTACATTGACAACCTAATCGACTTTTAATAGATTCGTTATAATGCATTTTTCCAGCAAGTTCTAATACACGAATTTCTTGCCCACTTAATTTAATATCCTGTCTTGTTTGATAACCTTGAATAATTTCAACATGACAAGTAGCACACTTCATATTGCCTCCACATTTACCCCATGGCTCACGTTGATTTATCTGAAATTGATCATATAGTGCTGTCATTATTGTATCATTATCGGAATATTCTACGTTAATTTCTTTTTCTTGACTTGTAATACATTTAAACGTTTTCATATTAATATTTATAGAGGTCAAAAAGAAAGGCGCCTAAGCGCCTTTCTTAATGTAGTAAAATCTAATCTAATATTAGCTAAAGCTAATGTTAGACATTGCAATTTCACCCAAGTAGTCACCAGCATTACCAAGTGAAGATGCTGTGTTAGTTAACTCAACATATCCATATCTTGTCATAAAGCCAACAACTGGTTCTAATGTAGCTGGATCAAGCACAACGCCTGAGCTCATTAGAGGTACGTATGGGCAGTAGAACGCCGCCGCATCTGCTTCGCTTGAACCTTTGTATCCAACTAGTACAGCTGAGTTATCAGCCGCATAAGTGTCAACGTAGATTTTCATAGCGCCATTCAATGTACCTACAAACTTGTTGTTTGTTGGTGCTTCAAATGAACCTTCAGTTGTTCTTGCGAACGCTGAAGTAGAAGCAGACTGAAGTACTGTAAGAGCAAGTGGAGAAACCACAGCCCAGTTACCAGCACCACGTCTTGTTCTTTGTGCGATTTTATTAGCAACTCTGTTAATTAAAACAGCCAGAGCCGCGTGTTCATCACCAACGTAAGTAGCAGTACCGCTTACAGCCGCTTGGTTGTAAGTTTCTTCAGTAGCCGCTAATGATCTCAAAGAAGTAAGAACTTCTTGGTCGATCTCAGCAGTAATTTCTTGAGCCAGTGCGGCCATAATTTCTGCTTCAACGTCGATTCCGTGCATTGATTGAGCATCTTGTGCCGATTCAAAAGTCCAACGAGCTGATAGCTTTCTTGTTTTAGCTTCAACAGGTTGCTTTAAAATCTGAATGTTCAATCTTTTACCTGCGTTACCCTCTAAAGCAGAAGTACTAGCACCTGCTCCTGGGTCACCGTCATTACCTGAGTAAGACTCAGCAATTTTAAACGGACTTAATGCCTCGTCACCAGCGGCGATGTTTGTAGCACCACCAGTAGTAGCATCAGCATATCTCACACGAAGTGTGTGAATTTGGCCAACTGGACCTTGCATTGGTTGAACACCAACGATTTCGTTCGCGATCACAGTAGGCATAACACGTCTGATTACAGGTAGAATCACACGGTTTAGAGTAGCAACGTTGCCGGCAGATGTAGCGCCAGCCGTCGCCGCCTCTTTTAAGTAATTGCGGGTGTTTTCTAAAACAACACTCATAGTAGTTTTAGAAGAACCTTCTAAACCTTCCATAAGAGCCGATTTAGTGTCATCCCAACGGCTTTCAATTAATGTATCTGACATTTTTTATGTCTCCCTTTTTACATTCCTGCCAATTTTCGAAGAAGAACAATGTTATCCTCAGAATTTTGGCTAGTTTTATTAGATTTATTTCCAGTAACCTCTTTACGAGCTTCAGTAATAATCTTTTTACTTGGCGCTTCGTCTTTTAGTACTGCTGGCAAATATTTGTCGTAAGCTGATTGTATTTTATCAGTTGCGACGCTCTCGAGTAAACTATTCATTACTTCCGCCTGCTTGTTACCAAGTGGCTTCATTAATTCATTAAGTTTTGATTTTCTTTCGATACCCTCGTTAATTTTCTCAATTTTTGCCTTTTGAGTTTCAACTTCTTTAGCAGATGCTTCTGATTTCTCATTAGCTTCTTTTAATTGTTTGTCTTTATCAACTATTACTGCTTCTAAATCTTTCATTTCTTGATTTTCATTCAAGTAACTAGTAGAATATTCAGCGGCAAATGTTTCGAACAATTTACGTCCAAAGTTATTTTCACGAGCTTGTTTGATATCTTCTTTGAGTTGAGTTAGTTCATCCTTCAAAGAACCTGTTACAGCTTCTTTAACAAGTTTGCTTGATTTCTCTATGAATTTCTTCTTAAGATTATCTAATTGATCTTTTGCTTCAGATACTAATTTAACTTTAGTTTCAATGACGTCTTTCTTGTCTTTGTGGAACTCGTTAATTTCTTCAGCAAGATTATTAATTACAAACTTTTCAAGTTTTTCCATTGTAGCTTTCTGAGACTTACGATCTGATCTAAGTTCTGTAATTTCTTCAGCTAATTTCTTAACCATAAAACTATTAAACTTTTCAGAAGCTTCAGTCATTTTCGTATTAAACTTAACACGATCTTCAGCTAGTGCTTTCTTTTCAGCAACAACTTTGCTAATTTCAGCACTCAGGTGTTCTGTAACCATCTTGTCAAGAGCCTCAACCATTGTTTGTTTGTCATGCTCGTAACGACCTGCGAACTCCTCACGGAGGTCTTGACGAACCTCTTCACGGATTTCCTCTAACTTGGTATCCCAAGCTTCAGTAATCTGCTTACGAGTTTCTTCATTTACTAAATCGCTATCTAGCAATGGTTTGATGACTTCTAGCATATTGGTCAACTCCTAACTTTTAAGTCTTGGATGAGTTTTAATACTTCATCCTTTAAGTATTTCTGTACCATATTATCATGCTGTGCCTCTTTAGCAATTTCTAAAACTTTATGACCATGTTTCATGTTCAAAAGTCCTTCGTATATTGCCTGAGGGTAGGCATTAGGTGCAGAAGGTTGAGCTACGACATCTATCGTAACTATCTCGAATTCGCTCACCTGTCCGGTGGCTTCATTGACGTTGCCGCTTCCGCGACTTGATACCCCTAATTTAACACCACTGTCTAACATAGTTTTCACTAGTTGTCCCATTGGCGTGGGTAAAATCTTTAACTTACCAAATCCGTTTGGACCATCCATCCACATACTTTCTACTAGGTGGCATACTCTTTCCAGGTTAACTTGTAACCCTTCAGGATGATCAACTTCGCCAAGCACACTATTGCCTGTCTGGACTTGATCGTTTAATTTCTTAACTGCCGAAGCAATTTCATTCACAGGATATACTCTTTCATTGGCGTTTTTAACTCCGCCTTGAATACAAATCCCTTTCATGTACAAGTCTTTGCCTTCGTTAGCGGACTCAACTATTAAGCCTGCTTGATCGAATGTTAAATTTTCTTGTAATAAAGGTTTCATGTTTTAAGTATCCTTACTTTGTAACTGGTTTTGGTGCTGGTTTTAAAGCCTGCTTACCGCCGCCTTTTGTACCTGTGTTACCTGCATCTTCGATTTTTGGAGATGCCGCTTTAGCACCTTTTTCTTCAGCTGAACCTTTTGCGATATTACCGGCAGAGCCGCCCATATCATTTTTACCAGCAACTGGTCCACCTTTGCCGTCGCCTTCTTCTGAAGTTACTGGAGCAGGTGCTTTTGTTTTGTACTCAACAACCTTCTCTTTAGCTTCGTCAACAGCTTCGTCATCTGATGCTTCTTCGACTGCTTCGTCTTCTTTTGTTTCTGGAACAATTGACTCTTCAGGAGCAATTTCTGGCTCCATCTCTGGGTCCATTGCTGGCTCCATGTCATCAGCTGGTGCTTCTTCGTCATCAGCAGGTGCTTCTTCTTTACCAGTCATTTGTTCAAATTCGCTTCTTAAATCATCAATAGCAGTTTGAAGATCTAAAATTTCGTCTTCCATGCGTTCAGCATCGTCGTCATCCATTTTAGCTTCGCCTTCTTCACCACCATCAACACCAAGTTCGTCAGCTATATCACCAGCATCTGATTCAGGATCTTCATCGTCGTCATCATCTTCTGATTTTATGCCAACTTCGTCAGCTTTAATATCGGCAACCATGTCAGCAGTTTCGTCATCGGAAAAGTGTTCTTCAACTTTTTCGTCTGATGCTTCTTCTACTTCATCGGTTGATTCTTTTGTTTCGTCGGCTTCTTCAACTTTTTCATCTTCATCTTTAGCTTCTTCGACTTCGTCTTCTTTTGAAGCTTCATCGATATCAGCAAGATCTTCTTCGTCGATTAAATTTTCGTAAATTTTACGAGATTCATCAACCGCGATCTCATGAAAAAGTTCTTTAGCCTTATCTTCTTCCTCGTTAACTACTAATTCAACGAGAGATTTCCATTTGTCATTCATATTGTGACTCCTTTAATACATGAGATATGGCGCATTTTCGTAATAGTATTTACAAATATGCTATGTTAATTAGTTAAAACGTCAGATTATTGACGGTTTTGGCCGATTATCTGATATTTTAATTGGGGGTTTTATGATGTTATAAATCGTCGCCTGATTCTTGTTGCCCGTACTGTGCCTTAATCTTTTCTATCATTTTTGACTTTTCGAATTTTTTAGCATCGTACATTTTTCTCAGGCCATTTATTTGACTCAAAGTCAACTTACTCTTGCGAGTATTACCTTGTGCTAAAACACTATGATCTTTTTCTGGATCATAGAATTTATCATCTTGTTGATTTAATTCAAATAGTTTCATAACTGTATTTATTTCCAAGGACGGCCAGCAAATAAGCCTTTTGTGTTACCGTTATCTTTTACTTTATCTGTACGATTTTCACCAGGGGCATATAACGTAGGTAATCTTCCTTTTATAAGTTGAGATGGTTTGCCATCTCTAGCACGTTTTTCAGCCGCGGCGGCTAATTTGGCTTCTTGCCTTTGTCTTTTATATTGTAAATGTGATATACCGTTAGCACTCATACTAATATTTATTCAATTAGATTGAAATATCTTCTTCGCCGCCGGCTTCTGGTTCTGCTCCAGCTTCGCCTTCACCACCTTCACCACCTTCACCTGTGTCAAGATCAGCGCCGCCGAGATCGCCACCCATAGTATCCATGTCAGCACCTAATCCACCAGGAGTAATACCAGCACTTCTAAGTGCCTTACCACCTAACACATTATCAGAATCGCCTTGTTCTTCACGCCACAGAATATCATTCTTTTTCATTTCTTCTTCAGTTAAACCTAAGAATCTTTCTAAAGCAAATCGTTTACTAATATAATTAATACCTTCTGTTTGTGTAAAGTTACTAATTCTACTAGCATCAATATCACTTTGTCTGTAACTAGCAAAGTTTTGAGGCTCATTAAATTCAATATCAAAAATTGAATTGTCAATGTTAACACCTCTCCAACGTAACCACAATTTAAATTCAGCGTCCATTGTACTTGCTATTAAACTTTGTAGTCGCATACAATACTGATTAAATCTGTGTTCTTGGATTAATGCTACACCTACTTTACCATCTGCTACTGTATTAGTAGCGTCATCACCTGATGTAGGTAGATATGTTGCTGGAATTCTTAAACCTCTATACAACTTATTAGTAAAGTATTTTAAGTCTGATATCTCACCAAGGTTTTCACCGCCTGGTAATGTTTCAACTTTAGAACCTCTACCTTCTGCTGTTTGAGGGAAGAAATAATCTTCATTAATTGATAATGGATTGTAAGTAGCATCCATCATACTTTGTCCACCACCACTTTGTGTTGGAATACGTCTTTGGTGAATTTCGTTTTTAACTCTTTCAACATAGCCCATTGCCATATGTGTCGGCATATTACCTACGTCAATATAAAACACTCTACGCTCAGGTGCTCTTTGTACCCTGTATATAATAATAGCGTCTTCTAATAATTCTTTTTGTTTGAATACTTTAAATATATTTTCTAATATACTTGTACCAAAAGGCCAGTTAGCATCTAAGCCTTCTGTTAAACTTAAATGTACAACGTTCTCAGCATCTATAGAGTTTTCAGTTGTTTCTGTTTGTCTGCCACTATACATACTAGCTTGATTGTAACCAGTTGTAGTTGAACTAGGTTGCATCTGTGCTGTTTCTGTATGTTGCGGTGCTGTAACTGTTAAGTTTTCAAAGTTAGGAGCAATATCTTTTAATACATAAACTTCAGGTTGTTTTCCTTTAGCTTCATTAACAACAACTTTTACCACGTTTTGTGGTTCAACCCAAAACCATTCAAAAGTTTCTGGATCTCTAATAAATGTTTGGTCGCCGTACTTGAGTACGTTGCGAAACATTTTAAAAATTCTTTTATTAAAATCGTTTAAGCTAGTCCAATTTTTAAGTTGTTCTGCTAAAACTTTCATTTCAGTTTCAGTTGGTGCTTCTTTAAAATTAAATGTAAATGGTGTTCCGTTTTCTGGGGACTTCATTGTACAAAATTCTGCTAAAATATCAATTGCTGTATTAACTTCTGAATCCATATCCATAGATTCATATTGAGCATATCTTTCAATTCTATTCGGGTGACCAATATATACTTCGGGAAGTTGACTTTGATAGTTCTTAAAAGCTAGATCTGGGGTCGAGCCTCTAATAGGACTAATTGTTCCTGTATCTACTGTCTTAAAATATTTTTTCCAACTCATAATATTCTGTTCCTTATCCCTTTATATGGGTATATTATATTTAGTTACGAATAGTTAGCATCTCTTAATTCACGAATACCAAAACCTGTTTTTTGGTTTACATTCAAGATTTTCGATAAAAGATCTATTTGTTCAAATAATGCCGAATTGCTTGTGTTTAATCCTTGTCCAGTTTCACCTGCTAAACGTGAAACCCCATCATTTAATTGTTGAAGTAAAGCTACAACACTCATATTACCTGATTTTGTAGCTAAATCATGTGACGGTGTAATTGTACCTGCTGTACTTGGTGAAAATAATTCTGCTCCACGCTCACCTACCCAATAAGGAGTATTCATTCCTACTGGTCCACCGTATTTTCTAAATGGAGCAGTAAGGCCGGCCGACATAATCTCATTGTTTATGTTGTGGCGTATCCACCACAAATCTCTTTTCTTAGGAGACCATCCTTGGAAAGTACCCATAAAATCTGGGTCCATTTGTCCTGGACCACCATAATGCTGTGACGCACCAATACCATTGTTGGCAAAGATTTTTGACATCTCATCAATAGTTGGTGTAACAGTTGCTGGAATAGATCCGCCATTCTGCCACATTAAGTCGATTAAATTCTTGGCAAAATTACTACTTGCTATTCTATATGAAGAACCATCTCCTATACCCATATCATCTCTAGCAGTAGACCATTGTGTTAACATAGACGCTAGTGCCGATTTATGACCATAGTTAGCAGTACCATCCTTACCATCAAGTTTAGGTGTAACAGTAGATTGAGCTGTTATTTCTTCTACAGCCGCCGCTGTATCAACTCTATTTCTCTCTCTAATTTTAGCAACTATACCTAGACCTTCTTTTTTGCTTCTACCAAATCCCATTAATACAGCTCTAGCATCTTCACCAGATAAACCTGATATTTCATCTGAGGACATACCTGTTTTATCTCCTAAAGCAGTAACTTGGTCTCTTAATTCTGAAGTACTTGTGCCTCCCATTAAGAAGTCCCATGGTGCCGCGGCAACTATACTAAACGAACTATAAAAATCTTGAAAGGTTATTAACATCGAAGCTAAAGAATTTTTTATCCCACTAGCAGATGTTTGGAATGATGCAATAGTAGTGCCTAAGTCTGATGTTGGTTTTGTAAGGTCAGAAACTGCTGTTTGGATCGAGTTAATATTATCAAAAAACTCTGTTAAATCTTTTCCTACTTCTTCACTAAAACCATACTGTTCAGCTAAATTTGCCGCTGTATCTTGTAGCCCTTGAGCTATCTCACCACTTAATTGATCTAGCTTACCTTTAATTTCTACAAATGTACCACCAATACCTGTTGCTTCTATACCTTCTTTAATACCTTTCCAAGTTTCTTCTTGGTCTTCTACTGCTTCAGTTTGCTTTTTGATAATTTGATTACCTTGCTCATTAATTTTCTTAAAACCGCCCGTAGCCAACAAGGCTTGAGTGGCAACATCATTAATACCATACAACCCTTGGAATTCTTTAGATCTATTAATAACTTGTCCTGACAATCCATGCATATTACTAAAGAATTGTTCTTGTGTTATTTGTCCATTAGCAACTTGTTCCGACCATAAACGTATTTGTTCAGCCGCTTCTGGATTCGCCGCCATGAATTCTTTTACGCCTGGTGTACCTGCCGCAATTTCTGCCGCTAAACTTCTGCCGGCAAAGCCAGCCATCATAATATTATCTACAGCACTACCTGGATCAAAGTATGATCTCATTAACGCCATTGCTTCTTTGGCATCTTGTGTCGCGTAACTTAATGCCAATTCGGCATCTGCTCTTAATTCCATTTGAGCAATTTCTGACGCTAACTGTTTTCTATTTTTACCTGTTAATGTAACTATCTTGCCTAAGTCTGAGATATACTCTCTATACATCTGACTTTGTGTAGCATAACTGGCATTATTGAAATCTGTATTTCTTTGTTGTGAAACCATGTAATCTGCTAATAACTCTGCTTGTTCTTCGAACATAATACCCATAGCATATAAGTTACCACCAAATTGATTTTTTGTAATGTCAGCTAACTCGACAAAATGTTTTGTACCAGCTCTAACTGTACCACCAAATACAGCAAAGCCTTTAGCATTTTGTTGAACTAGTTGTGTGAAAGAATTTAAATTTAATCCTAGACCTCTAATATCTGCTGATATTTTAACAACGTCTGAATGATAATTAGCACCCTGTTGAGATAAAGCAACAAATCCATCTGTTACATTTTGAGCATAAGCGGCCACGGCCATTAAACCAGCACCAGCTACGGCAGTCGCACCTTTTACAACTGTACCCAATGAACCAATAACAGGTACAGCGCCTGCCATACCTTGAGTTAATTCTTCTGCTAATTCTCCTGCTTGGCTTAATCCTGATTGTGCGGCTCGACCTAATGTTTCAAAACTCATCGGTCCTCGAACAAGTTGGGTAATTACTGATCCAGTACTCTTGGCAATTTTGCCTAATTCTTTACCTATCTTGTTACCGATTTCTGTAAATGTCTTTGAGGAAGTTTGTTCGATATCGTCAAATGTTTCAACAACTTTGCCTAAATCAACAGAAGCATTTTTCAGATTTTTAGCCGCTGTATTCATGGACTTTTCAGTTTCTTTTAATTTTGAAGCCCCGCCGACACCTGATCCTCCAGCAGAACCTTGCCTTTTTAACTCCTCAACAAGCTCTTTAAGAGTTTCTTCGCTCGCGGCATCATTTAATGTTATCTGATCACCATCTATTTGTATTGTTGTTGCCATATTCTAAATTCACCATTATATAGTCATATAAATACAATGACTAACTACTATTATTAAATGTATTTAGCGGAGAAAAAATCGATGGAAAAAGAAAAACAAAGTTTGGCTGAGGTTTTTGCGCCAGCTGACGAAAAAGGTGAAAAAGCTCCTATTAAACAACCAAATCCACTACAGGCATACTTTCGTAGGCCTTCAATTTATATTAAATTACCAACAGGTGGAAGGTATAATACAGTTGAAGAAATAGAAGTACCACCAAATGGTGAAATTCCTGTTTATCCTATGACAGCAAAGGACGAAATCTTAATGAGAACTCCTGATGCTTTAATGAACGGTGCTACTACTGTAGACGTTATCCAAAGTTGTGTACCAGCAATTAAAAATGCTTGGAAATTAACTTCTTTAGATGTCGACCTAGTACTTGTTAGTATTCGAATTGCTAGTTACGGAGAAACTACTGATGTTAAAGGTGTTTGTCCTAAATGTACTGAAGAAACAACATTTGAACTAGACTTACGAACAATTACTGACAGAGTATCGTCAATAAAATTTCAAGAAGACTTAACTATAGGTGACTTACAAATAAAGTTTGCTCCATTAACTTATGATACAGCTACTAAAGGAGCACTTAAAAACTTTGAACAGCAACGTATGGTTCAATCTATTAGTAATACAGATGATCCAAATACTTCAGCAGAAGAAAGGCTTGAAAAATTTCAAAGTGCTTTTCTAAGATTAACAATGTATAATGTTGGAATTTTAGCAGATACTATTAAAAGTGTTACTACACCAACAGACGTTGTTACTGATCGTAATATGATTTCTGAGTTTGTAGCAAACGCTGATCATAAAACTTTTAATGCTATTAAAGATCATTTAGGAAAAGAAAAACAACAAACAACTATACCACCAATAAAATTCAAGTGTGATGGTTTTACTGATCTAGAAGGCAAAAAGACAGCGTGTGATGGCGAATGGGAACAACCATTTACAATAGATAATTCAACTTTTTTCGCATAAGGCTTTTGGCGTTAAGCAATGAAGAGATTGTTAAATTATTAGACGAATTTGACAAGCAGACAAAAGCCCTAGAAAAAGAACTCTTAGAAATAACCTGGTATATGAGGGGTGGGATATCCTATTCTGAAGCTACTGGTTTATCTTCTAGTGAGAGAAGACATATTAACGAAATCATTAAACAAAATATTAAAAACGTTAACGAAACGAAACTTCCCCTATTATAACAAAAACGTTCATCGAATAAATACTACTGAGTGAGGAGTATTATTACATGAACTTTCTAAAACTAGTTTTGGCCACTTGTATAGTGGCAATGTTGTCTATGTCTGCTTTAGCGGATACGTCAAGTACTGGCGCCACTACAAACACACAAACAGCAACAACAGGATCTAACACTACTATATCAGGTGGTTATTCAGCTGAATCAACTACTACATATCAAGATGGTTCAACTAATGATACCACAAGTACTACTAATAATACTACTAACAATAACAACAATACTAAAGTTCCAGTACCTACAGCGAGTGCTCCAAGCATGAGTGCTTACTCCCAAGATATATGTGCTGTTGGAAAATCAGGTGGAATACAAGCACCTGGATTTGGTATATCAGGTGGTACTACAACACGTGATATGAACTGTGAACGTATGAAGCTTTCTAAACTGTTGAACGATTACGGTATGAAAGTCGCGGCTGTGGCAATACTTTGTCAAGATCCAAGAGTGTTTGAAGCTATGGAACAAGCAGGAACACCATGTCCGTTTGAAGGTAGAATTGGTTCTGCGGCAATGGAGCAATGGAAAAAGTATGACATTGAAAGACCTGATTACGAAAAATATGTTGAAAAAATGGACGAACGTTTAGAAATAGATGAACGTATTATGAAAGAAGAAGGCGTACTTGAAGAAAACGAAACATTAAAAACAGACGTTAAAACTATTAGTAAAGAAAACAAACAGTTACAAAAAGATATTGAAGAATTAAAGAAAATGCAAGAAGAATTAATTAAAGCTCAAAAGGAAGAAGTTAAACGTCTTACAGCTTTAGTTCCTGAGGTTCATGAAGATGAAGAAGTTCCTGTTGAGGAGGAAATTATACTTCCTAAACCTAAACCAAATAACATATTTGTTGAAGAAGTAATTATTGAAGATCTTCCACCAATAGAAGATCCAGAAGACATAACATCAAACCCGTTTGAAATTAAAAATATGGGTAGGTAAAAATGAATAAGTGGCTCCTTGCTCTTATATTTGTTTTAGCATTAGGTTACACAAATGTTAATGCTGAAACAACTACTACATCATCAGTTAGTTGCGTTGATACAGATAATACACCTGAAGAAGGTGATACAACTACAGTATGTACAACCACTACTGTTACAACTGTAACCACACCAGAGTCAACTACAACTACAACAACTACATCAGAAAATCTTACAAGTTCAGGAGACATATTAACTAACTCAACTTTTGGTGGTCCTGGCACCGGATATGATGCTACAGGCTGGACTGTTGAAACTAATCCTGGCTACCACTCTGGTACTAACGCCTATAATAATGGAGGAAGTACAGTAGGTGGTGTTGTCGCAAGTGGTGACCAAACAGTTATTCATCAAACTGTTTCATCAGTTAAGACAGCAACTGGAATGTCAGAAGCAGAATTACAACATGGCTTCCGTTCAACACTATCAGCAAGATTATGGTTTTGGAATGTTAAAACTAATACAATAACACTTAAACAAACTATTACAGACAATAGTGGAAATGCTACTGTACAAACAAGAACTCTTACTGATACAGGTTGTGGAAGTAATAACTGTGGTGCATGGGAATCTTTTGATGATACTTACATACAAGGTACCAATACAGCAACCGACTTCTCTATTAAAGCAGAAGTAAGCAACGATGTTCATGGTGGCAACTGGCATCAATCAGTACACTACGGACCAGATATTGATGATATAGAATTAAATATACAACACAACGAAATTACAACAACTACAACAACTGTTCCAGCAAGTTCAACTTCTTCAACAGCAACATCAACAGCAACTACAATAGAATACTGTTGGCAAAAAGTTCCATCGACGTGTGCTGGTAATCAACCAGGATTAGATGATGTTGAGGAACAAATTACTGATGCTGTTACTAACATTACAACTGAAGATGTAACTGTTATTGATGTTACAAACTTAGATGTTCAAACTATAGAAATTGTTGACGTTACAATAGACGAAGCAATAACTCAAGAACTATCAATATCAGAACCAGAAACAACATTTGAAGAAGCATTTAATAATATAATAGAAGAAGCAGGGTTAGAAGAAACATTCAACGACGCATTAGCAGAAGAAGATATAACTGAACAAGAATTTTTTGACGAAGTTGAAGAAGTAATGGAAGAAGAAATGGCATCTACTACAGAAGTAGAAACCGAAACAGAAGTTGAAACTGAAACTACGGAGACACCAAATGAAGAAACAACAGAAACAGAAGAAATACAAGAGTCCGATAGTGATGTTGAAGAGCAAGTGGAAGGAAGTGGAGAGACCGAACTTGCGGAAACAGATGGTGAAGATGCGAATATTGGAGAAGTTACAGTAGAAGATAAAGTTGCTGACATACAAGCAAAAATTGAAAAAGTTATTGCTAAAGTAGAAGCAAACTTACAACGTGTAGATTTAAAATTAAAAGCAACTGCCTTTATACTTGCTAAAGCAATGGTCGACCAACAACCAGATATGTCGGAATATACCCAAAAAGAATTTTATAAAACAGTCCAATTACCCGATAATACAGATTGGTATGCTGAAGCTACAATTTTAGAAACGTATGGTAGATCAATTTACCAAGATATAACATTGGCGGCTTACCAGGCAACAGATCCTGTTGCCCAATATGAACAAAAGATAAATACTGTAAATAATAATATCAGCGTATTAGAAGCTGAATTGGAGGTAATGAGAAATGAGCTTAATCAATAAACTTACAACCTACGCATCATTGATTGGAGTCATCGGTGCCATTGGAGGAGGCTTTTACGCTTGGGGTGAATTCAACACTCGTTTAACAGCTATTGAAAATAAACAATTTGTAGTAAACGAAACTGTTGATCTTACACCAACAAATGATAGAATTTCAGCATTGGAAGTAGATCTAATCGATCGAATAAATGCTTTGAAAGAACAAGTAGAGTCAGGTCAAGAAATTGATCTTACTGAAATATCAGAAACTATTGTAGAACTAAACCGTTCATTAACAGCAAAAATAAACGAATCTAGCGATAGTATTAAATCTGATTTAAATGCTATGAAAGAAACATTAACAGAAGTTGATAAAAAAGTTGCTATAGCATTAAAAGAGAATGAGTTACAAGACGAAAAAATAGAATCAAATAGACTTAAAGCAACAAACCCGTTAGCTAACTCAAACTAAATTCCATTATTTAATGGCCGTACACCAAATAACATACTTTAATGTTTAGTACAGTCATCTAAATAATAACCTATGTACACAAGATACAACGTGGTTAACAAGCAAACCAAAGATATTTATTGTACGGTTTTTTCGTTAGAAGAAGCCCAGCAAGTTATTGACATGGAAAAAATAAACCATCCTCATTGGGAATTAATCGTAGAAAAAATAGAAGTAAGTCCGGTTAAAAATGGTTTTGGCCGTGATCCTGATTTACATTAAGAGCTCTTGAGCGACCAGTCAGAGTTTCCTGAAACATTAATATACTAGTAGAACTTTAACAATATCAGCTTCGCTGATATGTTTTTTCGCTTTCGCTCAAAACACTTATTTGTTATAACGAAATTTATTTCGTTTATCATTCAGATATTTTGCCCATACTTCACCCGCTAGGGGCAAAGTATAAGGTAGTTCATCATTCGAGTAACTCACCCATAACGTCTAAGAAGATTTAGTATTACTACTAACGGAGGCGGAAACCCGCTAACCCCCTACTTCAGCTTCACATAAGTTTCGGAACATTTATTCACCCAGAACGTCGAATGTTTAAATGTTGAAGTTGTATCTTTTTCACAGAGCTTCATCTTTTAGCCTTTAAGTATAATGGCCTTCACTTGCTACAACCCAGATCTGAGTACAGGTGTCTGTACCCTCAAGGGTATGTTTGTGAGGTAGCTATATAGTTGTTAATGTTTGCCTGAATGTTGCTGTTAATAGTATGTTATCTTAGGCACACAATGTTTTAACCAAATCTGAATTTCTTGTGAAAAATTCCTCAAAATTTGATATGCGCCAGTTAGAGCCTGTAGTGTTAGACCAGTAGTCTATATAGTTTTTTGATTTTGAATTGTGCCTAGTTTCTATGGCTATGAATTTGCCTACTTGATTGAATTTCATTATTAATATATTAAAGTCGTCTGGTACTGCTACATCCATTAGTTGAGATATCCACTCTTCTAACATTGGAATCGGTTCAGGTTGTAATAGTCTGTGAAACGGAAATGCTTTATAAAATTTACATTCCGCATTTAGTTTAGGAAAACTTTGTCCAGGGACAATGTCTCCTTTGAAGGCTCTTACTTGACCTTCGTGAAGTATTTCCATTCTAGCTTTATTAGACCCGCCCACATAAGCACCGGAACCAGGAGCTCTTATAAAACTTTCATTGTATAGTCCGGACAAGAATCTTGCGACATCTCGCTCCCAACCTGATCCTTTTGCTTTTTGTGGGCTTGGCATAAATTTAAATTACTTTCTTATAAGAAAGAACTCTAATTACATAGCGTTCTTTTTTTCTTGTATTTCTGCTCTACGAGATTTGCCTAACTTAGATAATTCACCTAGTGCCTTACGAGCTCTAGTAGCCGCCGCTTTATTACCTTTGCTATCAAACTTGTCAGATTCGGTCATATAATTATTATATGCCTCAGTTATTTGCTCATGTAGTGTTGACATTTTTTTCTCCTATTAGCTGTATAATCCAGCTATTGTGTTTTATTTACTGTTTAAGGTACCTAGGACAACGATTTCTGAACTATTTCTTCGTTTTCTCCCAAACTACCATGTTATGATACTTTTTTTCACCTTCTGGTGTGGTTATACTATGTACTTTTTCAATACTAACAACTTTTAAATCAGTCTGTTTTTCCCAACCACCTTCTGTTATCCAATCTTTTGGAGTTATACACATACTACAATATAGTAACCCGTCGTCAGTTAAACTATCAGCTATATGCTTTGAAGCACTAGCATCAACGTGTCCAAATGTTAGTACGCCAATTGCTGTTAAGCATTTATATTTTTGTGGTAATGGTGCTTTAGTTATATCGTGTATCTTAGTAGTTCTATAATTACCTGCCACAAATCTATTAAGCATAGGTTGATTTAAATCGTAACCATCAATTAAGTATTTGTGATTTATTAATCCAAGTCCTACTTGACCGTTTCCACAACCAATGTCTCCTACTTCTGTTCCTTCTAGAAAATTATCTATAATCCAATTAGAAGCAATAGTATGACATACCCATCCTCGTTCATTTATAACTTCGTCATGATAGTTATCCCAACCATCATACAATTCGCTATTACTTTTTTTATAAATTTCGTCTAACCAATAATCAGTCATAATATTTTACCATGTCATTTAGGTTTTCTCTAGCTGTTCGATATTTGTTAATTATGTTTTTAGTATCTTCGTATCCAATACTCATACCACACAATACAATTTTTTCTTTATACTCAGGTAATTCTTGTCTTACTATATCAGCATACTCTCCTAATGACCCCTGTGGACAGGTTGCCAGGCCATGTTCAACAGCTGACAACATAATCGACTGTATAAACATACCATAGTCTACATAAGAACCTTTGCCTAATGCTCTGTCAATAAAAAATAATAACATAACAGGAGCATCAAACCCTCTATAATTTTTAGCATATAACAAATTTTTACGTTCTGTCATTTCTCTAGTAATACCTAGTTGATTATATAAAGCTAATCCACATTCTTTTCTTCGTTGCTTATACTCTCCAAACCATTCAGCATCTTTTTCACTAAACTTATCAAATGGATAATACTCGTAATCCATAACAGGTGTTATACCAGAACTAAATGCTTCTTCTAATTTGTTACATAAATTATTTTTTGACGTACCTGTAAGTACAGCTACTTGCCAAGGTTGATGATTATCACCACTTGGTGCTTGTTTGGCTTGCTCTAATATTTTGTTTATAGTATCAATAGAAACTTCTTTATTTAAAAAAGCTCTTGTTGACTTACGAGTTGCTAAAGCATCACTAACTATCATACTTCTGAATAATCCTTTACATTAACCTTAGAAATAATATGAGGAGGAAAACTATTTTTAACAATGGCAGGCAATTTACTTCTTTGAAATTTATTTGGACCAGAAAAATATAAATGTTCAGTTACATGATATATATCGTGTGGTCGTTTAGCCTTTTGAGCATTATCAGTAAAGTGTTTAGCTACATCATTAGCATTAGCTGTTCCTGTATATATTAAGTAATGAAGTTCATCTTGTTCGCAACTAGCAACATTTTCAACACCAGGAACTTCGAGTGCCAATGCTTCTACTAATCCTGTATAAATTTTTATACCACTTTTCATAAAGATAACATCATCAAACACTCTACCAGAATAATACCATGTACCATTTTCATCTCTAAACTTATCACCATCTGTTTGCCAATCTAGTGTTCCGTACTTGTACCAAAGTACGCCTTCTTTGTCAAGTTTTAACTCCCCGTTATAAAGATGTTTTGTAAATCCATAAAAGTTTTTTATTGGATCACCTGGTCTATAAACAGCAACTGAATGGCAATCTGCTTCTGTACTTGCCATCATATTGTAAATTGCTTTAAACTTAAATTTCTTTATAATACTTTTGAGAACTACTTCTGGTGTATGTCCTCCAGAACATTCCCAGTAATCTATAGGCCAATTGAAATCATCAGGACATTCATCAACTATCTTTTTAATAGCATTAGGATATGATATACAACAATTAGGTTTTGCTTTTACTATCTCCCCAGGTATATTATCTCCCCAATTTAAAAAATGTATACTACCACCTATTAAGTATATTCTTAACAAGTTATAAGGATTATAAGTAGCAGTAAATCCTGCTGTACAAAGAATTCTTGGTCGTTTATCTTTTGTAAATTCAGGTGCTATAGCAAATAAATGATTAGTAGATGCCTGTGCTGTACATCCTAATAATGTCTGCCCATCTACAATAGCTTCTTCATGATCTTCGTAATCCCAAAAGAAAGGATACATTTCAAAAAACTCTTTAACTGTAGTTCCGCTTGTCATACCTCTATATATTTCTTTAGGATGTAATATAGTAGGTCCTGTTTCAGCTGGATCACTTAACATTGTTATTTTATTAGAACGTATAATACAAGTTGCTTTACAACCTTTAATCAATCCTTCACGCTCCATCTTAGATTGTCTAGCGTCAGCCTGTGTAGCTGATCCACCGTTTTTAATACTAGCAAGTATCCATAAGTAATCATCTATTGTAACTTGATCTTCTGCTATTACAAAAACAACGTGTGGTCCTATACCATGCTCTTTAAGTCTTTTAATTTTAGCATCTAAATTATCGTGTAACTCTCCCCAAGTAATTTGTTCAGTAGAATTACTTAAAAAAATATCATCTTCACTGAGAGGTCCTTGTGTTTGTTTTAACATATTATTCCTTAAAAATATTTGTGTAATCTAATGCTACACGCCAAAGTTCTCTACTTTTGTTTACAACAGGTGAACGTCTGTGTATAGTATACAATTGATCCATTAATAATAAATCACCTTTTTTAAATACAAAATGTTTTTGATAAATTGATCTGTCTAATGTTTTTTTATATTTTTCTTTTACAATATCTACGTTTACTGGCTCACCGTTTTGCCATGCTTTTTCTAACAATGGTGGTTGCCAATATAAAAACTCTTGCCCATCTACAGGATGTTTATTTACTGCTGGCATACAGTCATCACCGTCGTGATGAATTGGCATAACGTAATCATCTAAACTTGTATCAACATTTGATTCTTCTTTTGACCCATATATACCATAACTACTAAAATTGTTTAACTGTATATCAATAGAACGCCAATAGTCTTTTTCTTTTTCAGGTAACTCATTAAAAGCATCTCTATTGTTTAATAAACTAAAAACAGTATCAGGACATTCTCCTACACAATATAAAGCAATTAGTATTTCTTTAAACTCACCTAAATGATGTATTGTGCCATTGGCGTGCCATTGTAGTTCTGTTTCTCCAAACAATCCACCTGGCATTACTCTTGCTATGTCTGGATTTTCTTTTGGGTTATAATGAAATTGTCCCATTGTATCGTCGTCTGTATTTCCTATACGTCTACAATAGTCAACTAGTTGAGGTTGTGTTAAATTTTGTTCATGATGAAATGTATATCCATCTTTTAATACTTGTTGAATTTCTGATTTTAATTCTGAATCTGTATATTCTAATACTTGTACAGTCATTGATAACACCCTTTACTATGCTTTAATTACTTATTATTTCTTCCAACGATCATCACGTTTATTGTATGCTTGAACAACTCTATCAATAATAATTGCTAAAGCAACTATTGACAATCCACTTATAACACCTAATCCTAAAAATTGATTTCCAACAGCGTTCATAACTTGTGACCCTAACCCTCTAACACCAATCATTGATGCTATTACTACCATTGCCAGTGCCATCATTATTGTTTGGTTAATACCACCAAAAATTGTTGCTCTTGCTAACGGTAATTCAACAAGAGCTAAAATATGTTTAGCTCGTAATCCTAATGCTTCTGCTGTTTCTATTAAATCTTTATTAATTTCTCGAATACCGATATTTGTAAATCTAATTACTGGTGGCATAGCATAAAAACATATAGCAATTAAGCCAGGGACTTTGCCAAGTCCAAATAACATTATAACAGGAATTAGATATACAAAACTAGGAATAGTTTGCATGAAATCAAGCATAGGTAAAATTATAGATTGTGCTTTATCTTTTTTTGCCATTAGTATTCCGAGAGGAATACCAAATGTAACACAAATAAATGTAGATACAGAAACTATAGCTAAAGTTCTCATGGTATCATCCCACATACCAACTAAACCTATAGCTATAAAGGCAGTCAATGATCCTAAAATTATTTTCCAGTTTTTAGTAAGAACCCATATTAATAATCCTACTACTAATAAGAATACATAATATGGCGTTGCTAATAATAATTTTTCAAACCAAATAAGAAAATAGAGGAGTGGGGAAAGAAAGTCTTGGAAACTTTCTCCCCACGTACTAGCAAATTCTCTAAACGTACTGTCAATAAATTTCTTAATCGCTACTATGTTACTCTTTTCCAATGATGGAAAATTACTCATAGCTATTAATCAAGTGTTACGTTCAAGCCTAGCTTTTCAGCCGCCTCCGGCGTTACCCATTTAGACCAAGTTTCTTTATGTGATTTAAGAAACTCTATAGCAACGTCAGTTGGTGATGCTTGATTATCATTAGAATATATTAATAAAGTGTTTAATACATCACCTGGCATTTGCCTTTTAGATAGATAAACCATTACATCTGGATGAAGACCCGATGTAACTACTGTGGCAATAATTGTTTCTGGATATGCTGATGGCTTTGGTCCAATACATTCATCATCAGGTAATGTTATACACTCCCAATTTTCTTGTCCAGCGAATTCAGTTTCAAAAGGAAGTTTTGACAATCCTAATTTACCTACTAATAATGTTGGTGACCAGTAATAACCGAAAAAGTTTTCCTTTTTAGTTACAGCACCAGTCCAAGCGGCATCTAAACCTACACCAGATCCAGGGTTAATAAGTTTCCAGCCTTTTGCCTCCATATCAAATGCTTCGAATAAATTTTGATGTTGCATTTGACAAGCCCAGCCGTCAGGACAAATAGCAATTCCGCCTTTTGTCGCATCTTCTGGATGTGGAAATAGTTCTGGATGTTCAAGTACCTTTTCAAAAGAAGTTAATTCCGGATGTGCTTCTAACACATAATCAGGAACATAAAATCCTTCACCAGCACCTTCAATAACTCCTATACTTGCTGTAAGTAATTTACCTTCAGCTACAGCTTCGTCATATCCAGCACCTAAAAATGAAGTCCAAGCTTCACTAAAAATATTAGGTGACTCTGTGGCTAACATTGACGTAATAGTAGCTTCAGTTCCACCTGGAACTATTTCTACTTTATGTCCATAGCCTATTTTAAGTATTACAGTATCAATATGAGCCAATATCGTTCCCGATGGCCAATTGAGTTCTGCTATTTTAATTTCGTCAGCTTTTGCTTGTGCTGTAAATAACCCGGCTGTTGAAACCATAGATATAAACAGCATACTGACTATAATTAAGAAACGTTTAATGTGTTTGCTAGTCATTTCTTTCTCCTTTAGTTAACGTTAACGTCATTATTGTAACTGGTAAAACCGTTTTCTTTAGTAACGGTAAGCACGTTGTTTACTCTACCAGCAAGTTCATCTCTATGTGAGATAAGCCATATGCTTTTCTTTCTTTCTCTTGATATCTTTTTCAAAACAGCAAGAGAGCTTTCAACTCCAGAGGTGTCCATGCCTGAGTCAATCAACTCGTCGATAAACAACAAGTTTATAGGTTGGTATAGATTTTCCCAAACATCGCGGAAAGACCAACTTAATGCTAATATCAATCTATTCCTCTCACCTCTGGATAAGTTATCAAAGTCAAGATCGCGACCTAACTCGGTGATCTCAATTGATAAATCATTTTGGAATATCACTTTATGTGGTAATCCAATCTTGTCAAGATAGTATGTTAATCGTTTATTTAAGAATGCTAAATTCTGTTCAATAATACGTTTACGAACAAAACTATCTTTACTTGTTAGTAACTTGTATAAAAATTCTTGGTGTTCTTTTACGTTATTTAACTGTTCTAATACATCAAACGAGATCTCTTGAAGACCAGACTCTTCCATTTCAGTTATTTGTTCATTATAGGTATTTTCTTCTGCTTGTTTATTTGTCAATTGATCTTCAAGAGTTGTTAACGTACTTTTATGATTGTGTGCTTCTGTGGCACTTTCATAAAAAGTTTCTGGTCGTTTACCAATATCAACTCTTAATAAAATTTGTTCAGCAACTCTATTATTTGCATTTTCTAATTCTTTTGTTATATCTTTTTGTTCTTTCTGAAGATTTTTTAATTTTTCTTTATAATCTTTTAAATGTTTAATGTCTTGACCACAACTATCACAAGTATGATTTTCAACAAGTTTTAGACTGTCAGCAATTTTTTCTGATTCTTTAATAAGTCTATCTACTGCTCGTTCACTACTAGCTACCTCGGTCTCTAATAACGATTGTTCGTTTTTAAGAGTCATAAAATCATTTAATTGCTCATGTTGTTTTAATTCAGCATCAATGTCTACATCACCTAAATCAGCAATCGCTTTTTCTAATTTTTGTACTTGCTCGTCTTTACTATCTTCCCATAACTTACTTCTACGTTTAAGATTTTCTATTTGTTCTTTAATATGAGCATTTGCTTGTTCAACACCTTGTATTCTATATTCTTCTTCTTTAGCATCATCTCTATTTTTCTTCATCTGTTCTTTAAGTTTCTCAGATTTTTCACTTAATAAAGTAATACCTAATAGTTGCTCAATAATAGCACGTTGGTCATTATTTTTAAGTGCTAAAAAAGGTTCCGTGTAAGTGTTCAGTGCCACAACGTGTTTAAACATTTCGTGACCCATTTCAAGTAAACGATTTATTTCATGTTGTGTTTCTCTACTATCACCTTGAGCATTATCTTCTGCTTCTTGCTCTTGCTCATCAATATAAAATTTTAATAAGTTAGGTCTACGCCCACGTTCAATTTTATACTTCTTATCATTCTTTTCAAATTCTAAACAAACAAGCATATTCTTGGCGTTTGTTTTATTAATTAAATTGTCAACTCTAATCTTAGTAAGTGCTTGTCCGTATAAAGCATAACTTAAAGCATTAATGATTGTTGTTTTACCAGTACCATTTCTAGCACCTGTATCATCACCACCTAAGTCTAAGTTCTCTCCGAGTACAAGTGTTAAATCATCTCTATTGAAATCTATTGCCTGTGTGCTGTTACCCACACTCATAAAGTTCTTGACTGTAATACTGTTTAAGTTAAACATTAAAGGTCCCTGTAAATTTCTCTTAAAAGATCTTTATCATAAAAATCACTTTGTACAGCATCAAGTTGACTATAAACAATACTGTCTACTGATTCAAAATTAATTTCTACTGTCTCATCAACATTTGTATCTTCTAACTTTTGTTGTATTAAACTTAATTCACGTATAGGATATTGTTCCATAAAATTTTCTCTTATAAAATTAGCTTCTTCATAACTAATTTCAATATCAAGCATAACTCTAGCATACGTTTTTGGTAACAAATACTCTTCAGGTTTATCTAACAGTTGTCCTAACTTTAATGTTTTATACTTTGGAGCATCTGGCCATGCTGTATACTTGGGTTCTTTACCCCATTCTAAAGTCATTATACCACGCTCGTCATCCCAAGCATCTGAGTAATTGTGTGGGAAAGCATTACCAATATATGTAATGTTTCCTCTTGTTTGTCTTTTATGAAAATGTCCACTAAAGGCGTGTTCGACACCACCAAAGTCTTTGTCATGTAGTTCACCAACATCGGGCATTTGTACCATGGCATTCATATAAAAGTGAGGAAGCTCTAGGTGTCCAAACATATATTTGGCTTTTAATTTTTTAATACTTTTATGTTCGTCACCTACTAGCCATGGTACGATCGCCACGTCACCATCTACAGTAACGTCGTTGTAAATTTTTATATTTGAATAATTTTTAATCCAAGCAATTGAATTAAAATCTCGTTTATCACGATAATATTCATCATGATTTCCTGGAATGAAAATCATTTTTTCGAATGCTTTACTTAAAGCATCGATGGCTTTAATACTATAATTGAGTGTAGCAACATTAATTGCCGCCCTGTGATGGTGCCAATCGCCGAGGAATATACAAGTCTCACAGTCTTGTTCTTTACCTTGTTCAATAGCCCAATTAACGAAGTCTATACAGTCATCATTAAACAACGATGAATTGGACTTATTACCAAAATGAATGTCTGTAAAGGCTAATGCCTTTTTAAATAAATTTGCCATATACCAACCTTATTATGACTATTATACATTAACAATAATAGCTTTGTCAATCTTTTTCCTAGGAAGAATCCAAAATATTTCCATTTAGTCACGAACCTTTGGCCAAGCATCTTTTTTGATACTAACCACAGGTCCATTATTCTCACCTGGTTTCATTTTCCCAGATTTAATTTCATTTTCTGTTTGTCTTGTAAAGCTAGGCATTAAACCTGCTTCTTCAAGAATATCATCTCTAATAATTTGATTACGTTTTTCTAAATTTAAAACTCTTGTAAAACTATTTGTAATAGCCGCTGTATAATAAGCAAATGGGTTTTGTGATTTGGATTCGTCGAATTGTAATCCAATTTGACTTAATTGTAATAGTGCTGTACTTCTCATTTCATCATTGTAAGTATAGCCACGCCAGTTAGATCTAGTAGCATAACGTTCACATAATTTTATAAACATTTTAGCTAATTCGTTATTAATAGCACCATGCTCTTTATTAAAGAATCCATTTTCCATACCACCTTCCCAGTGACTTTTACCAATAATTATTAGCTCACCTTCTTCATTAAAGCGATAATGTTGATATGGTGGAAAGTTACATCGAACGTGTCGGTCAGCTATTGTTTTTGGGTTTTTCTTTCTACCTGGTTCTTCCGGTATATGCTCAAAAGTCATAATACGGAACACTACATCTGTTTTAAGAATTTTCTTCCAATCAACAGCAAATTCGGCTTGTTTTACTTTTTGTCCATCTTCGATGGCGGCTGTATAAGCCAATTTTGCTTGTCTATCTGCCCTATTACGTTTGGCTTCGGCTGTAGTTCTGATGTTTATTCTATCGATTGATGGCAAAATGATATCATATTGACTATCAGTTTCAGGATCAACATATGAACTATAACTATTTTTACTATTCGCGATCTCTTTTAAGAGGTCTCTATTATTTAAATATTTTTTTCTCATAAATGTTTTCCTTTTATTATATACCCATATAATAACACATATAAATACAAAGAGCAAGACAAAAAAAGGAAATAATTAGTAATGGCAATTCATAACAGGACAAACCCACACGTTGGAGTAAGTCACCCCGACAACTACGGAGCATACGTTACTGACGATGCTACTGGCAAAATAACTTGGCGTAATACTGGCCAAGGAGGCGGTCGCGAAGGCGGTCATGCTAACGTACACGGCGGTGCCGCGAGTTCTGGGTATAAAGAATTTAGAGGAGAAGGCGAAGGTAATTCAAAAACTGATAAAAAACCTATATCATCTAAAAATCTTAATACTCTTATCACTGATTTCTTTTCCAATTTTAGACAGCAAAATTTACGAAGTACAGTTCCTGCTGGTGCTGAAGTACCAAAAAGAACAAGGGGAAAAATAACAGATAACCGAGTAAACGACACACATGAAAGAAGGGTAAAATTATCTCTCCCTGATGGTTTGAGACGTTTTTACAATGCTGACAACGGTGAAGAAGCTGGATTATTAAAACCATTAATTGAAAGTAGAGGAATAATTTTTCCTTATACTCCTCAAATTATTATGAATAATACAGCCGTTTATAATTCGCGTTCCCCTGTACATACTAATTATCCCTTTCAAATGTATTCTAACTCACAAGTGAGTACAATTAACTTACTAGTACAATTTACAGCTCAAAACGCCGAAGAGGCAAGATATGTTTTAGCTTGTATAACATTTTTAAGACTAGTAACAAAGAGTTTTAGAAACAATGATCCAGATGCTGGATCACCTCCTCCAGTATTACGATTATCAGGACACGGTAAAAATTTAATACCAAGGGTACCAGTAGTTGTACAAGACTTTGCTTTAACATTGCCTAACAATGTTGATTATATAACTATTGACGATAATCCATTACATGATACTGACAGAAGTTTTGCTTTACGAGCCATGGATAGAGCAGGTAAAGAAATGGCTGTTGACAGGGTTCCAACAGTAACAGATATTTCTGTTACAATGATGCCTGTATACAGCAGAATGCAACTTGCTGATTATGATGTCCGAGATATAGTTTCAGGAGGATTGTTAGGTAACCCAGAAGGATTCTTATAATGGCTGATTACTCACAAACTAGTCCTTATTACTCTACATCACAAATAAAACAAGAACTTCAAGTTTTAAATTATAGAGATATACCACACGAAGCTGATGACTTGTCTTACGAGATAACAGCAGAATTTAATAATAGACCCGACCTATTAGCATACGATCTTTATGGAAATGCTAGTTACTGGTGGGTTTTTACAAACAGAAACCCTGATGTTCTAAAAGATCCAGTATGGGATTTCACAACAGGAAAAGTTATTTTTTTACCAAAGAAAAGTTCTATTAAAGAAGTACTAGGAACATAAAATGGCAGATAAAGCCTACCTATCATCAAAAGATTACACAGGTCATTATTCTAACATTGATAAACTTAATGCTGGAAGTATGACATTGAGTGCTGTCCAATTTGCTAATCCTAATATACCTATATACAAAGACGGTGTAACTGGCAAGTATACAGGTAGTCCGACAGCTAATTATCCAAAAGATATTAAAACTTGGTATAATACAAATTCTGCCAACGATGTTCTTGGTAAAAAATATATAGGACAATGGCCTTATAATGGTAATGGATCACTTACAAAAGCAGGTTATGAAAAATTTAAATCTGAAGTTGTAATTAATAAACCAGTAGCTGTTGATAGGGCTCTTTACGCCACTGAAAACAGAAAACCTGCTACTTCTAATGTAGTTCATGACATAGCACAACTAGATTCTGATATTAGAGATTCTCGAATAAAAGCAACAATGCTAATATCACATCGATTGAAGATGACAGAAAAGTTTACCACTTCGGGCTCACCAAATGCATTTAAGCCAGAAACTACATATATTGAGAAACAATATTATAATGCTTTAAACTTGGCTATTAAAGCCACAGCTTCAATTACTAAAGTAGGTGGTATTGAAAGAATTGAAAGACAAAAAGATCCTGAGAACAAAGTATTTTCATCTTATAATAAACTAGTATCATCTGTTACTGAAAAAGGTAAGGATGTACCTCCTAAAAATCTTACAGCTGAAGAACTTGATAGTTCAGTACCACAGCCTGGAGAAGTAATAGAACATTCAGGACAATCTAACGAGTCAGAGGCAACTTTCGCCGCAAAATTAGAAGTAGCCAAAAGTGCTATTAATGACTCATCTGAAATAATAAAATCTATGAAGGACGCTAGTACTACAAGCGTCGCTATTACTACAGACGGTTTCCCATTTAGTGGAAACACAAAACCTACAGTTGTCGAAAGTGAAGTTGTTGATAAAAGTGATCCAAAAAACACTCAAAGTAAAACTGGCAGTACTGTATCAACTATAAAGAAAGAAAAGATGTTTGACAAATGGAGACAACACCCAGGTGGTACTCCAAGAGATAATATGCTACATTATTTTGCTAGTTATAATACACAATTTGATTTATTCTTAATGAACCCAACTGATTATAATCATATTAATCAAAGTATAGCTATTGACAAATGGAACGAACAATTATTTTTTGATTTTACAAAATTACCAGAAAGATTATTAATAAGTTCTTCCGGTGTTAGAACCGACCATACAAAAAAAGGATCATCTAGTAATAGGTATTTTGCTGATAGAGATTATTTTATTGATAATGTAGCTGTCGAAAGTTATGTAGCACCAGGTAAAAAAAGTGGCGGTGCCAAATATACCAATTGTAATTTAGAAATATTCGAACCATATGGTTCGACACTATTAGAAAATTTAATTAGAGCAACAAATGATTCACCAATCGAAGGTGAATCATATATAGATATGCCGTATATGTTAAGAATTAAATTTAACGGGTATGACGAAACTGGTGAAAAACTTAATACACGAATACCAACAAAAGCTAACGAATTACCACCAAATATGAGAGGTGAAACTGTTTACAGTCAAAACGATTATGGTGTAAAATACTTAATGTTAAAAATTGGTAAATTTAATTTTAAAGTATCAAATGAAGGAACTACTTACCAACTCGAATTTTATAATTATAATTCTTTTGCTCTTGAAGATTATGGGGGAATGGTTTCTTCCAACCTTCAAGTTAATTCAACAACATTAGGACAATTTTTTGGTTTATATTCTGGAGGAAACTCTGATAATTCCAATCCAGATATCCATGGTAATGGTATTACAGCATATAGTTACGAAACACAACACTATGATAACCAATTTGGTTATGTTCAAAGTGTTAAAAGCACACCAGCAAAAAAGATAGCTGGACCTATTCAAGGTGTTGGCGACACTCCACAATACGACACTCAAAGATATTTACAAGGTATACCTGTAAAAAGTTATAGTGATGTTAATGAAAAAGGTGAAATATTAAATAGCGATACTGGAGCATGGGTTAAACCAGACGGAATGGGACATAGATATCAAGAAGGGCCACCTTCAGTGCGAGAGAATCCTGATATTAATTCTTTTAAACCAAAAACACTTGTAAAGAAAGGAACGACCCAGAGAAGTTTTGATGCTATTTTAAATAGCATTGAAGCAGAAAAATGTGTACCTGATCCGAAGACTGGCTATCAAGCCCAAGAATATGCTGACACATATAATTTTAAATTTAAAGAAGGTTTGTTTGACCGTACATTTTTAGATAAAAGAATAGCAAAACCAGATTCTTTTGATATAAATCATGTACCTGTTTTTAATAATTTAGTTAAAGCGACATCTCCGTACATAGCTAATTGGACTTTTGGAATGCAAGAAGGATTTGAAACAGCATTTCAAATACCAGCCGGTAAATCGATTATGGAAGTTATTCATGCTGTTATTAGTTCTAGTACATTTATGACTGACCAAGTTGAAACTGTAACAATGTCAAATGTAGGACGAGGAAATAATATAAAACAAGACATGACAATAGTTGATTGGAAAGATACAAAGGATCAACCTATTATAGCTTATAAAGTTACACCTATTGTCCATATTGGTAAATGGGATAGGATAAGAAAAACATATCAAAAACATTACACTTACATTATAGCTTTATGTGAATTACAAGGTGAAACCGAAACTGATATGGGGAAATATGCTGTTACTGATGTTTGTAAGCAATATGATTATATGTACACTGGTACAAACAGAGATGTGTTAGAATTTGATTTAAACTTTGACGCCGCTTATTACGAAACTAATGTTATAGGTGGTTGGACATCTAAACTAGCAGGACAAACATCAGCTGAAAAAACTAAAAAAGCAACGCTTCAAAGAAATGCTGATGCTTTCGCAAGTGCTTTTGTAACATCAACTAAAAATGTTAGAACAAATCAAACTAGATGGATGCCTGGTAGTGCTAGTGATTTCCAAGTTGTAAAAGCACAAAATCTTATGACAAGAATATATAATACTGGTGCTGATAGACTAGCAGGCGAATTAACAATAATTGGCGACCCAGATTTTATTGTACAAGACGAAGGATTTAATCTTGAAGCTTTTGCTAATCATTATAGTCCAAACGGTAGTATAAGCACACACAAACAACCTATTATTTTAATAAACTTTTTAACACCAATTGACATTAATTCTAAAACAGGTACTATCTTTAATCCTAACGATTTAGCAAGTGAAGGACCGGCCGGACGGTACGGTACACAAAAACCTTCAACATCAGTCTTTAGTGGTTTTTATAAAATTATGAATATAACATCTGCGTTTGAAGGCGGTACTTTCCAGCAAGTATTAAGGTTAGTACGAGTACAAAACCAAGAATATGATTATCCTGAAGGAAAATTAAGAACAGCAATGGGAGATGGTGCTGTAACTCAAAGCCCATTTAAACACGGCGTAACACATGACAAATCATTACTACGACAATTAGATAACACACCTTTAACTGACGACGAAAAAGCCGCCAATAAAATTGCCGCTGAAGAAAGATTAAAAATGCATCAACACAATATCAAACATGGCTATGATAGGAAAGCTGTTTTAAATTATGGAAAACAAAAACCTAAACTTTCTGACGCTACTACCACAAATGTTAAGTGGACGGAAGGACCAGCTAGTCAATATAAACGCGAATTACCAATAACTCAAATTCAGTCTAGCAAATCTAATGTAACTGGAGTTCTACCTCCAGGGCTAAAAGATAAATTAAAAAAAGGTAATCAGTCCTAATGGCAAAGTATATTTTTAGAACAGATCCTAAAATGGCTGGCTCTAATTATAGAGCAGGAGAATTACCAGCTGGCCCATACATAGCAGAAGTAATGGCTATTGGCGACCCAACAAAAAATAATAGAGTTGCTGTTTCTATAATAGACCAAGACAATTCTGTTAGTAAAGATGATCCTGCCACATGGATTGATGTTACTATTGCTTTACCTCATTATGGTGCTGTACCTCATACGACAGGAAGATCTAGTAGATCAAAAGACGAACACGACGGTGGTACTAGTTATGGACTAACTATATCAGAACCTGATGTTGGTACAAATTGTCTAGTTACTTTTGCTAACGGTGACAGGTCACAAGGTTACATTATTGCTTTTATTCCAAACCCATTTCAAAGTGCTACAACTACAGGCAGAGGTATTGCTGTAGATAAAGAGCTAATAGCATGGACTGACTACGATAAAGAAGAATGGTTTAACAGTGGTAAACAATTTCCTATCATAGAGAAAAACCTAAAAGCCGCAGATAAACCAAATTATTCTACTATTACAAAATTAAAATACGGCTTTGATAGACTTATGTCTAGAATATTGTATGCTCAAGGATTATTATTTGATACTATTAGAGGTGTAACAAGTACTAGTACTGCCAGACAAGCACCTAAGGGTATGATTGGTATGTCTACACAAGGACGTAAACTACCAGACCCAGCTGACGATTCAGAGCTATTAGAAAAATATCAAAGTAATCCATACGGATTATCAACAAGTGAATTAGATATAACATCAAGAAAGCCAGGACATTCTTTTATAATGGATGATGGTGAAGTTAGTGGATCAAATGATTTAATTAGATTACGTTCGGGTACTGGGCATCAAATATTATTACATGATACAAAAGGCTTACTTTATATTGCTAACGCTTCAGGAACATCATGGATTGAAATGTCTAAGAGTGGTAAGATTGATATATTTGCTGGAGACTCGATGAGCATTCATACACATGGAGATTTAAATTTAACAGCCGATAGAAATTTTAATTTAACAGTTGGTGAAGATGTTAATATTTCAGCTAGTGGTAAAGTAAAATCACAATCTGGTAAAGGTACACATTTAACAGCAGGTGAATCTATAAGAACAAATGCTGGAACTAGTACAACAATTAATAGTGGCACATTTATGGCCAACTATGCTGAGACAAATCAAACAATGATTGCTCAAGGAACTACTAACGTTGTAAGTAAAGGTATTCTATCACTTCATGGTACAGCAAATATAGGTATAGAATCATTTGGTGGGAATGTGTTAGTTAAAGGTACAGAAATACGATTTAATGATTCTAGTGAAGATCATTGGCCGGATAAACATTCAGCTGATATTCCATTAGAAGCAACAACATCATCAATAACAGCTAGAATACCTCAACATGAACCATGGGACCAACACGAAGATTTAGATCCTATTGCTTTTACTAAAGCCGAAACAGCGGCAGGATCAGAACAACAAAGTGTATTCATAGACGGTAGCGGTACAGTACAATATTCAAAAGGTAACAAAACAGGACCGCAATAGGAGTATAATATGTCAGAAGAAGAAGATTCAAAAAAAGAAGAAGTTAGAGTAGCAGTTCCTAGAACAACAGACGCAGAAGAATGGCCGTCTTATATTATATCTACTCCAACAGAAATTTATAGACCTATGACTGCTAATGAAACAACTTTTGTTACTAGTACAAGTGTATCATTAATGAGTTCTGCTAACACTAATGACGAAACAGGCATTATTGGAAATGGTGATGTTCCACAATTTGGCCACATACCAGAACTAGTTACACCTGGCGAGAGTGGTAGTGTTAGATCAAATAGTAACATGGCTCTTTGGGCTGAAGAAGTTAAAAAAGAAGAGGAAGAAGAAGGCACAGGTATAACCAAAGCAAAATTTAAAGAAAATGTAACACTTGCTTCAATATCAGGTAAAGTAGCAGACCCTTCTTTTGCTTCAAGTGATTTAGATAACGTATTAACAGGATATTTAGGACAAGCTAAAGGTGGTGCTTGGAAAGAAAAAGCAACTACTTTAAATCCTTCCGGAGTTAACGGTGGTGCTAATATTGACAACCTTCATGTATGGTGTAAATTAGATCCTGAAAAGGGATGGCCGTGGTGTGCTAGTTTTGTTAGCTGGGCACTTGACCAAGCCGGCATAGCATCAATGAGAACTGCTAGTAGTCAAGCATGGCGAGGTTATGGTGTAGAAGTTGGCGTCGGTGATTGGTCTAAAGTGAGATGGAATGATCTTGTTATTTTTAGTTATGGCGGTGGAACAGGACATATTGGCTTTTATAGAGGATACAATCAACTAACTAGAAGAGTTAATATTTTAGGTGGAAACCAAGGCAATGATTTAAACATTAAAAGTTTTGGTATAGGAAAAGTAACATCTATTAAACGTAACTGGATTCCATTTTCAGATGTAGAAACATATATTGAAAAAGATGCCCCTAAAGGTGGCGGTTATGAGGATACAAGATAATGGCCTTAGTAGCAAGAATGGCAGGATCAGGGGATACAGTTTTTACAACTCATCCTATTTGTATTGTTCCTGGTGTTATTATGACATTAACAGGAAGTAGTGATGTGTTTGTAGCAGGACACGGAGTTCATAGAAACCTTGATTTAAATACACCACATACACATTGTCCACCTGTATATTCTACACCTATAGTAACAAGTAGCCCAACTGTTTTTGCTAATGGAAACGGACTAGCAAGAGTTGGTGATGTTTATTCCTGTAGTGCCGTTGTCTTAGCGGTAACACAATCTACAGTTTATTCAGGATAACTTTGTTGTAAAAATACAACAAATGTTGTAAAAATACAACAACTATAATTCTTCTCTGTTTGTAGAGGCTTCCCAAGCCTTACTATGTAAACCACCCCCACACATTTTCCGACATTCGTAAGTACATAACTTGTGGCTCGGATCCTTCCACGTTAAAGGTAAAATACTTTGAAAGTACTCATGATAAAATATTTCTTCTGCTGTATGTTTTTCTAAATTATTCCAACCCACACCATATTCTTTTTCTAACTTATTATAGTGTGTCATATCTTCTTGTTTTGTTGCCGCGATATGATTACAGGGCCATAAATTCATTTCACTATCGATATACATCATACGTTGTTCTTTAAAATCACAAGTTATTTGTGATATGTCTGATGACTCGACAACTTCTCTATAAATTTTAGCACCTTCATCTGTAATGTTTAACTCTTTTGTTGTTTCAGATGACCCGTTATTTGCGCCTTTTCTCGCTTTTCTAACATCTGTTTCTATTGTGATTGACTCAGGTGTGTTCATTGCTAACTGTTTAGCATTCTTCTTTTCAAGTTCAGCATAGTTATATTCAAAATTTCTAGTTGAAACGTGTTTGTCAAATTGCCAAAAACCCATATCTTTTGCTATTTGTTGAGCTTCTTCGACTTGATGTTTGTTATGTTCAAATACAATCATCTTCCATCTTGCTTTACCGCCAGCATCTATATAGGCTTTAGCATTAGCTATTGTTCGTTCGTGCTTAATACCTATACGATATAACTTGTTTGTATCTTCTAAACCGTCTATACTAAATGTTATAACTTTCCGACTACCTTGCTTTTTTTCTGCTTCAGCAAAGGCTTTTCCTACTCTAGCCCAACTTTCGGGTGTTCTCATACTACCATTTGTTTCTACATCAATAATATAATTTCTTTTTGCTGTATTAATAATGATTTCTTCCCAATCCGGAGTCATAGGAGGGTCACCATGACAACCACAAAATACCATACTAACTGGATGTTCTTTAGTAGCAATATGGTCCATATCACTTAAAAATTTATTCCATTGTGGTGCTAATATATTTTTTTGACGTAACGTAGGCCTTAAAACACTAGTTCCCATGAAATGTCGTGGGCATAATGGACAGGCAACGTTACAATATGTGGATGTTTCCACCTGAAAAATATCTATTTTCCTAAAATCAAACATATAATTATATACTCACTTAATGATTACGATAAATATTTATATGAGTACTTACAGAGGATTTTCAACTATTGGCAACGAATTTAAAACAGTTACTACAACTGATTTTGAATTAGCAAAACGTGACCTTATGAATAACTTTAATGTTAGAAAAGGTGAACGGGTGATGAGACCAGAGTTTGGATGTGTTATTTGGGATATGTTATTTGAACAACTTACAGAGGCCGCTCATTCTACAATTATTGATAATGTTACAGCAATAGCATTATCTGACCCAAGATTGGACGTAGTGAGTGTTTTACCAACAACATACGAGCACGGGATTCAAATATTAATATCATTAAGATATGTACCAACAGACCAAGTTGAAAGTATGCTGTATACATTTAACCAAGATGCGGCTATAGTTGTAGCCAACGAAGTAGACGAAGATAAAGTACAGTAATAGGACAAGGACATATGGCAAATAGTACAAGGCAAACAAATTTATTCGTAAGTGAAGATTGGAAGAAAATTTATCAAACTTTTAAAAGTGCTGACTTCCAGAGTTACGATTTTGAAACATTAAGAACTACAATGATATCATACCTTAGGAAACAGTTTCCTGAGGACTTTAACGACTTTATTGAAAGTTCAGAATATATTGCTCTTATTGACCTAATTGCTTTCTTTGGCCAAAGTTTAGCATACAGACAAGATTTAAATGCTAGAGAAAACTTTTTAGAAACAGCACAAAGACGAGATTCTATTTTAAGATTAGCACATTTATTATCATATCAACCAAAACGAAATATAACTTCCGCTGGATTATTAAAAGTTGTTAGTATTAATACAACAGAAGAAGTGTATGATTCAAATTTAAACAATTTAAGTGAGCGTACAATATTTTGGAATGACCCTGTTAATTCTGATTACGAAGAACAGTATAATACAATACTTAATGCGGCACTGGCGTCAGCACAACGTATTGGCAAACCAGCATTAGAAAAAACAATTGGTAGTATTAAAACACAACAATACGAACTTTCTCTTATACCAGGCACACAACCTTACTTGCCATTTTCAGCTACTGTAAATTCAGGTGATATGACTTTTGAATTATGTAACGGAACATTTTCCGGTACAGAATTTATTTACGAAAAAGCACCAATACCTGGATCAACATATAACTTACTTTATAGAAGTGACGGTAGAGGTAACGACTCAGCTAACACAGGATTCTTTGCTTATTTTAAACAAGGAACATTAGGCCAATCCGATATTCAACTTACTAGTGGATTACCTAATATTACATATGATATTAATGTTGGTAATATTAATAATACTGATGTTTGGTTATTTGAAGTTGATGAAAACGGAAATTTAGGTTCTCAATGGACGCAAGTTCCGGCGATTGCTGGATCGAATGTTATCTATAATAGTTTAAGCCAATTAAACAGAAAATTATATGCTGTTGAATCAAGAGTAGGTGATCAAATTAAATTAGTTTTTGGTGATGGCGTATTCGCAGATATTCCAAAAGGAAGATTTAGATGTTATCACAGGTCAAGTAACGGCTCTTCTTATTCTATAAAAAGTAGCGACATTCAAGATATTTCATTAAGTTTTAACTATGTTAGTAGAACTAATCAGCAAGAAACAATGACTCTAACATTCAGTTTACAACAAGGTGTTAATACAGCATCTAGTACTGAATCAATGGGCAAAATTAAACAATTGGCCCCACAAGCCTATTATACACAAAACAGAATGATTAATGGTGAAGACTACAACATTTATCCATTAACAAAATTTACAAATATTATTAAATCAAAAGCTGTTAATAGAGCATCAAGTGGTATTAGTAGATTCTTAGATGTTAAAGATACTACTGGTAAGTTTTCTAGTACAAATATTTTTAGTGATGATGGTGTATTTTATAAAGAATATACAAATAAAAAAGATACATTTAGTTTCTCTAATGACAACGAAATTATTAGTGTAATTAAAAATACAATAGAACCAAATATAGCTAGTAAAGAAATGTATCATTTTTATTTAGATAAGTTTGCTTCAAAAGAATTTACAACTACAGCTAAATGGGTACAGGTTTCAAAAACATCAAATACAAGCACTGGTTATTTTGTTGACGAAGATGATAATGTGTTACAAATAAGTGATACATCAAATCTTAATCAATACTTGGCACTTAACAGTATGATTAAGTTTATTCCTACAGCAGGTTATCACTTTATGAAAAATGGTACACAAATGTTAGGAACAGACACAGGACATTTAGGAGCAACAAGCGAAACATGGTCAACGATTACTATTTTAGATAATAACGGTTTAGGTAAAGAAGGAAATGGAAAATCATCTGACGGTGTTGGTGCTGTAACACTTAATGAATTAATACCAACAGGTGCTATAGTTGAAAGAGTGTTTCCAAAATGGGTTAGTGATTTACCTACGACATTAGAAACAACAATTAAAAATAATATTAAAGAATACAAAGACTTTGGTTTAAGATACGATTATTCAACTAGCACATGGTATATTATAACTTCTGACAACCTTTCCGTTGATGCTGAATATAATGATAATAACACAGGGTCAACATCTAATGCTAAATTAGATGCTAGTTGGTTAGTACAATTTACTACCAATGGCGAAACATACACTACAAGAAGTAGACAATTAGATTATTACTTCTCAAGTAGAGAAGAAACTAGATTTTATTTTGATAAAGCTGTTAAAATTTATGATAGTGTATCAGGAAAAACAATTAGAGATAGATGTACAGTATTAAAAATTAACAACAAGCCAAGCGACAATAGTCCTTTAGAAAGAGATTATGCTTTAGATATTGTTGACATGGTTACTGAAACTGATGGCTATAAAGATAATACAAAAGTTAAAGTAACATTCGGTGATGCTGATAACGATAGTGTAACAGACAATCCAGAAATGTTTAATAGAATTATTGGCACAGATGACCCTAACGGTACAGCGTCTAACAGAAAACTTGTATTCTTTAAAAAGTATTTAGATTATGATAACATTGAACGATACCAACCAATCGCAGATGACGTTGTTAACCATGATTATAAAACAGAAGCAGAAGTAGAAGCTGTAAAAGATTTATACCAAAATCAACAAGTATTTTATACTACTAGTGATAAAAAGTTTTGTAAAATATTTTTAGATAACAATGTTTTATCAAAAACAATTGGTGTTCCAGCCGGAACAGAAATACCTGCTACTTATATTACTGGCAGGGCTCCAAATGCATATAAAGTTTATATTGGTCGAAGTGATTTAAAATTCCAATACAAACATAATGCTCCGAATAACAGACGTATTGATCCTAGCCCAAGTAACTTAATCGATATGTATATATTAACACAATCGTATGCTGACTCATATAAATCTTGGTTATTAGATGCTACAGATAGTTACATTAAACCTAATGAACCAACGTCAGAAACTTTGAGAAGTTCTTATAGTACAATTGAAACATCAAAAAGTATTTCAGATACTATAATATATCATTCAGCTAAATTTAAACCATTGTTTGGAGCTAAAGCTGAGAAAAATTTACAAGCAACTTTTAAAGTTGTAAAAAATACAGCCTTAGGCGTAAGTGATAGTGAAATAAAATCAAATGTGATTAATGCTATTAACAATTATTTTGTAACAAGCAACTGGGACTTTGGCGATACTTTTTACTTCTCAGAATTAAGTGCTTATCTTCATGGTGTATTAGCACCAGAATTAAATTCAGTTGTTATTGTTCCTAAAAGTACATCACAAGTATTTGGTAGTTTATTCCAGATCCGTAGTAACTATGACGAAATATTAGTTAGTGGTGCTACAGTTGACGATGTAGAAATAATCGACAGTATAACAGCAAGTAAGATCCAAGCAGGTGGTTCTATAGCAACATCAGATACAATAACAGACACTACCTCTTCAGCGGTATCGAGCGGGGGATATTAAAATGAAAGATCAAATAATAATGTTATTGATAGGAATTCTAATCGCTTTAGGTGGTTGGAACCTAACACAAACATTTAGTCTATCAACTACTCAAGCAGTAATTGACGACAAGGTTGATAAGTTAGAAAGACTTACTGAGAAGTTATTAGACCAGATGGACGATATGAAAGACATGGATGAAGAAATTGTTGAACAGCATCAGGACTTATTTGAACAACTTAGAAATAATCCATCAAGTACACCAAGCCCAGGATACAATTACTAATGGCAAAAAGAAACACAAGTTCATTTCTACCACAAGCATATCAAACAGAACGTAATAAAAAGTTCTTAAGTGCTACACTAGATCAGTTAATGTCTAGTTCAAATCTTACCCGTATGGACGGGTTTGTCGGGAGAAAATATGCACCGAGTTTCAAAGTTAAAGACAATTACTTAACAACTACTGGATTAAGAAGAAATTATCATTTAGAACCTGCTATTGTTACTAAAAAAGATTCTACTATTGATAGCATTGTGGATAGCAATGACGTTGGGTCTGTAGTAACGTACGACGACTTACTTAATAAGTTAAAAGACGAAGGCGTTGATATAACAGACCATAGTAAGTTATTTGGACAAGAGTTTTATAATTGGGCAGGATTTATAAACTTTGATACTCTTGTAAACTACGGTAGTTACTATTGGTTAAAAGATGGCCCAAATAGTGTTTCCATTACAGGCGGCGATATTAAAATGTCAGGCGAATGGAACATTAAGTATAACGACGAACTTAATAGATACAACGTAACAGAATTAGAAGGGATTAATCCAACTATATATCTAGCACGTGGTGGTGTATATACTTTTGAAACAGACCAGCTAGAAAATTTTTGGATTCAAACAGATCCAGGTAGTATTACAGGAACACAAGCAGAAACATCAACAAAAAGTTCTAGAGAAATTTATGGTGTTACAAATAACGGTGGCGCTCAAGGTGATCTAGAACCAGCTGGTGGTATAACATTTACAGTACCAGACGTTACAGCTCAATCATTTTATGAAAACAATCTTAATTTATTAGCAGATGTAAATCTGTTTAGTGAAGTCCCGTATAAAGATGTACAAGGACGTAGACTGGCTGACTTAATTGATCAGCACAATGGTATTGACAATCAAAGAATGCTTGTTGGTAAAACTGTTGTATTCAAACAAAACGAAGACCATAATGTAGATAACGACAACTGGACATTTAAAGCTGATTATAGTAAACATCCGTTTGATAGACTAGGCTTTGCTCAAGAAGATGGAATGGTTAAACAAGAAGAACGAGTAGGTGTTTGGAAAATAAACGAAGTTGATGGAATTTTAGTTCTTAATAAAATTAATACCGTAACATATGATGACCGAGCAAAAATTACAGAAGGTACTACTTACGGTGGTAGACAAATATACCGAGCTCAAGAAACAGAATTTGTTACTATTATTCCTGTTCTTACAGCACACCTAGATACGTTATACTATCAACATGGTAGTGACAGAACTTCTTATGGTATAATTAAGTTGGTTGATGCTGAAGCTAAAGAAATTAAAACAACAGACTTTTTAGGAAAATCACAATATACAAGTCCAAATGGTATTGTGTTTACTAATGGTTTAAAGATTACATTTGATTCTACTATTGATATGCCGGCTTATGTTGGTAAAACTTATTACGTCCAAGGAGTTGGATCTAAAATTTATCTTGTCGACACAGAATTAACAACACCAGAACTAGGAACAGATACTAAAGATTATATTACATTAACACGTGGTTCGGTTAATAAAAATGCTTGGAGTCGTAGTAATAGATGGTTTCATAAAGACATTATTACAGCAACAGCAAGTTATAATAAAACAACAGCAATATTTGACGAAAAAAATAGAGCTGTAAGACCAATTATCGAATTTGAAGCAGGGTTAGATTTATATAACTCTGGAAGCAAAGGCCACGATGGTGTTGATTTAGTAGACACAGTAGAAACAGATGCGTTATCAAACATAAACGGTGTATCTGGATACTTTGTTGATAGAGTAAGTCTATCAGCAGGTACTAAAGTTATATTCATAAAAGATAAAGATTCACAAACTAGAAAAACAATTTGGGAAGTTGGTTACGAAGATACCGACGGAGATTCAAGTGCGGAATCATTAGTATTAAAAGACTCAGGTATTATTGTTAATACTAATGACTCGGTTTACATCAATAAAGGAACAGCAGGCAAAGGAACAACATACCATTGGGATGGTACTAACTGGATTGCCTCTCAAACAAAAACTAAAATAAACCAATACCCATTGTTTAACTTATTTGACTCTAAAGGTATCAGTTTTAATAATACAACTACATACCCATCAAGTGATTTTTTAGGTAACCAATTATTTAAATTTAGTGTTGGATCAGGTTCTAATGATACTGAATTAGGATTTCCATTAAAGTATAGAACGTTTAATAACGTTGGCGATATTTTATTTGAAAATGTTTATACTGAAAAGAAATTTAACTATAAAAAATCTACTGGTATTACAAGTTTATCAACAGCAACAGGGTTGGTTAAAGTTACCGATCCATATGATAGTGCTATTACTTACAATAATGGCTGGCAAAAAAGTTTACATAATAGTAGACAATACCAACAAGTTGAATATATTGTTTCAGATATAACTCTAAAAAACTTCGACATTGGTGTAAAAGTTAAAACATCAACTAACGCTGTACCTAATATATTTGTTTACATTAATAATAAACGTACATCTAACTTTACTACATCAGTTTTAGAAGGTGTGAACATTTGTACAATAAATGATACCATCGCAATAGATGATAGTATTATTATTAGACTTATTAGTGACGCAACTTCTAAACATGGATATTATACTATTCCTAAAAATTTAGAAGATAATAGTTACAACGATAAGTTTTCTACAATTACTTTAGGACAATTACAAAATCACGTATCAGCATTAATAGATACTAACAAATATTTTACAGGTAAATTACAAGGAAGTAATAACCTAAGGGATCTTGAAAATTCAAAATCAACTGAGGGATTAATTTTACAACATAGTTCATCTATGATACTTCCAATGTTGTTAAATCAACCTGGTGATTTAAACTTCACACAAGCTCTAAGATTTTGTGGCCTTGAATATGAAAAATTTAAATCAAAGTTTTTAACAGCACTTGAAACATTAGATAACTTAGAATTAACTGATGCTCAAAAAACTGTTGATGCGATAATGGTGTATTTAAATTCAAATAAAAAAACAACATTTCCATTTTATACATCAGACATGGTTCCATATGGTGCTGACGCTACAACTACAACATATACAATTACAGATAATAGAGATAAAACATATGAAATAACATCTGTACATGATAATTCTATTCCTAGTAACAGAGCTGTATTAGTATACCTAAATGATGTACAATTATATCATAACATTGATTATACATTTGAAACAACTAGTGCCAATATTAGAATTATTAAAACTTTAACTATTGGTGATGTTTTAAAATTCATTGATTATACAGATACATTAGGAAATTATGTTCCACCTACGCCAACTAAACTTGGATTGTGGAAAAAATACAAACCTGAAATTGTAAATGACACAACTTATTCTGTAGATCAAAATATTATTGTTGGCCACGACGGCAGTAGAACAATAGCATACGGAGATACTAGAGATAATATCTTACTTGAACTTGAAAAAAGAATTTATAATAACTGTAAAACAGCATATGATGAAGATGTTTTTAACCTTGACGAATATACACCAGGGCGTTTTAAAACAACTGATTTTGCTGTAAAAGAAGTTGATGCTGTACTAGAAGACGAATTCTTACGTTGGAGTACAAGGCATAGAATTCCATATACAGAAAATACAACGTTTAACGCCAATGATTCATTTACTTGGAACTATACAAACTTTGTAGATAAACTGGAAGGAACATTATTACCACAAGGTTACTGGAAGGGTTTATACAAACATTATTATGATACTGTTGCTCCACATATAAGAGCTTGGGAAATGTTTGGTTGGTCAATAAAACCAAGTTGGTGGGAAGACCGTTACGGTGTAGGACCATATACATCTGGTAACAAAGTATTATGGGATGACGTAAGAGACGGACGCAGATACACATCAGCTGACGTTGATGATTATACTATAAATTTACTTTATGCTAGACCGTCAATTGAACTTATAATGCCAGTAGATGAACATGGTGTTTTAAAACCACCAATTGATTGTATTACTAAAAACTCAGAAGACCTATCGCCAAGTCATGCTTGGAAATTTGGAGATGTTGCTCCACCTGAATATGCTTGGAGAAATTCTAGTAGTTTTGCTTTTAGTGTAAACCATTTAATGGCACTAATTAAACCATCAGAATATTTTAGCCAGGTCTTTAACAAAAGTCAAATTGTTCGAAACAAATTAACTAAACAACTGGTAATGACTACTACTAATCAAAGACAACAACCTAAAGATTTAAAAGTTGATTTACCTACAGCAAGATATGAAGGTTGTTGTAATTTTGTATCTGAATATTTGAGATGGCAAAATATCGATGTTACAAAACATTTACAAAACGTTTTATCAACATTAGATATTAGACTTGCCCATAAAATGGAAGGATACACAGATCATAATCTTATTAAAGTATTAGCTGAACAAGTTTCACCGACTAGTACAAGCAATTCAGTTTATGTTCCTGATGAAGATTATAATATTCATTTACATAAAACAGGACCTCTAAGATCTATCCCGTACAGTGGTGTAATTGTTCAAGTTGGTACAAGTGGATATACAATATATGGTTACAATTTAAATAATCCAAAGTTTTCTATATGTAACCCTATTATGAACGGAAACTATAAAGTTCATGATGTTGATGGAGAGACTATTTACGAATACGATGAATATGAGTCAGAAATAAAAGAAGTACCATACGGTCATACGTTTAGAACAAAACAAGAAGTTGCTGATTTCTTTTTCTCTTATCAAAAATATTTAACTAGAAATGGTTATGATTTTGATAATAGAATGGAAGACTTTGGTACACAAAAAATTGTTGCTAACTGGTTAATGAGTGTTAAAGAATTTATACATTGGTCTAAACAGGGATGGTTAAGCGGTTCAGTTATCGCTATTAGTCCTAGTGCTAACAGAATTAGATGTGTTACACCGGCTGGTGTAGCCGAAGCTCTGTCAAACAGTCAAGCACAAACAAACGTATTAAATCAAAACTATGAACCTCTTCGTCCTAGTAGTTACAAAATAAGCAGACAAGATAACGAATTTGAATTATATCCTAATCCGGATATGGGTGGTATTTACTTTGTTAATACTAAACTTGTAGAATATGAACACGTTTTAGTGTTTAATAATGTAACAAAATTTAATGATGTTATATACCAACCAAGTTTAGGTAACAGACAATATCGACTAAGGCTTGTTGGTTATAAAACAGGAGGCTGGAACGGAAGTTTAACAGCTGAAGGATTTATTTATAATGATGGTAAAGTTCCAGTATGGGTAGCTAATACTGACTATGTTAGAGGCGATATTATAAAATTCAAAGATAATCTTTATACAGCAATGGTAAACCATACAAGCTCAGAAGAGTTTATATATGAAAATTGGTCACTAACAGATTCATTTAAGATTGGACTATTACCTAACTTTGATACACTAGGTAAAAACTTTGAAAGTTTTTATGATGTTAATACTGTTAACTTAGAAAGTGAAACAGACAAATATGGTAAGGGTTCTATCGGTTACCAAAATAGAGAATACTTTAATCAAATTGGACTTGATGATATTAGTCAAGTAAAATTTTATCAAGGTATGCTTCAAGAAAAAGGAACGCGAAGTGCTGTTGACAAACTTATTAGATCAAACTTTGATCAGTTTAGTAGTGACATTTCTTTTTATGAAGAGTGGGCTATACGACAAGCTGAGTACGGAGCATCAGATGTAAATTCAAGAATTGAAATACAACTAGATGAAGAAGGATTTAAAGATAACCCTCAAGAAATAAAAGTTGTTCCAACAACTCAAAGTAAATCAGATCTTAATAGTAAAACAGAATTTACACCTAGCCAATTATATAAAGCACCATCTGACTTAACATATGACTGGGTGCCATTAAGAAAAAGTTTTAAAGCAGGGGTTGATAGTAAAGCATTTTACGATGAACTTTTACCTACAGCAGGATATCCAAAATTAACAGACGCTGATGCTACTTTATTTTATAGTGTAGATGCTAATACGCTAACACCAATGATAGCAAATATGAAAGTTGGATATACAGTATGGGTAGCTGATGACGGTGACAATGATTGGGATATGAAATATCTCGACACTACAACAACTCAAGTTATTAATTGTGACGGCGGTCAAGACGGTTCTACATATACTTGGACTACAAAAGACACACACTACTTTAAAAAAGAAGATATTGTTGTTATTAAAGATTACAGCACAAAAAGAGATGGTGTATATAGAATTACTGAAGTACCGTCAGTAACTTCTTTTAAAACAGCAGGCGGTGGAGAAGTAGCAAAAGAAGAAGCTACTGCTCTAGTATTAAAATTTATTAGTAGTAGATTTAAAACTTCTAGCACAATAGAAAGACCAAGACAAGGATGGGATCTTAAAGATAAACTTTATATTGATGAAGATGAAAATAATCATTGGTATGTATTAAAGAAAAATACTTCTTATACAGCCAACCAGTCAATTAATCCATTATTACCGCAACTTGATGAGAACTTCGGTGATGCTATATGTTCAGATCCAACCGGCCAATGGGTATTAATTGGACAAAAAAATCTAAACAAGTTTCATGTATACACACCACAACCAATAGAATTAAAACAATTTGCGGCCATTACAAGTACAGCTTCAAACGTAGACGAACTAGGAGCAAGTGTAAGTACTGGAGCATTTCTTCCACGAGAAGGTGGTGCTTTAAAATACGAAAAATGGCATAGAGGGAAAATATGGGTAGCCATTGGAGCACCAAATACAAATAGTGGCAAGGGTGCTATAATGTTTTACTACAGAGATTTATCAAGTGGTAGCTTTCTACCAGGAACATTAGACCAACCAACAACTTTAGGCTCAAACGCTAAATTTGGTACTAACGTAAAAATGAGTGCTAATGGTGAATGGTGTGTTGTTTCAGCACCTGGTGACAAAAAAGTGTTTATATATCATTTAGCACACGGTAACGACAATGACGAAACAGCAACTCAAAGTTTTATAGGTGATGGTAGTACTACACAATGGACTTTAGACACAAATTTTGATGATGCATCAGTAACTGAAGAATTATATATCAGAATTGAAGGCAATGATCTTATTGCTGGACGAGATTATACTTATAATCTTGGTACTAGAACAATTACATTTACTACAGCACCAAGCACAGATCATTCTATTAGTGTTACATTTTTACGTGGTTGGAGTTTAGTAGATGAAAGATCTAGTACTATAGAAGGGTATGGTTCATCAATTGATATCGACTCTCAAGGTAACTATATTGTTATTGGTGATCCTAATAGAGATACAGTAGCACCTGACTCTACTACAAACATGGGTAGTATTGATATCTTAGCAAGACATTATGAAGTGTTTATTGGAGATGGCTCTACAAAAGAATTTACAGTATCAACAGCAGATATTGGCAGGGCAAGTAGTCCTGTTTATATAAACGGTGTAGAGACTCCAAGAATAACTAATAGTACAATTACATGGACAAAAGCTGGTAATACAATAACGTTTGTTACAGCACCACAGCCTGGTGAAGATATAACAATCTGGACTGACAACTTTACACCATTACAAACACTTACACCAAGCGATCCTCAAGTAAACGGACAGTTTGCTTTAACGTCTGTTCGTATTGACGAAACAGCACAATCAATTTATGTAGGTGTACCAGAAAAAGATGGCATGACAGAAAACTCTGGAATTGTTGAAGTATTTGACAGACAAGATTCAATAGTAGAAAATAAATGTACATTAAAAGCATGGCCTATAGGATCATATACAACTGGTCACAGTATGTTTATAAACGGTTATAAAATAACAGCAACAGGAACAACATTACAAAATATTGTTGACGACATTAATAATAAAAACATTCCTGGTATTACTGCTTCTGGTAGTAATAACAATCTTACTATTCAAAGTTCAAAAAATGTAAAAGGTTTCATCCATGTTACAGTAGGTGCGAGTGGAACACTTATGAAAGATTTAAACCTACATCCATTTACATCTAATACTGGAAAAATAATAAAATTAAAAGATGGAAAAACTGGTCACAGGTTCGGTCAAGTACTTGAAGTTACTAGAGACAATAAACAATTAATTGTTGGTTGCCCAAATGGTAGCACAACAGTAAAAACAAATTTTGATGATGGCACTACATTATTTGATGGGGGCGGATCTAGATTTTTAGCAGAAAAATACTTTACAGGTAGTGTTCATGTTTACCAAAAAATAAATGCTGGACATATAGAAGCTGACAGTTTATATGCTAGTGGTTTAGATGCTAATGATGGATTTGGTTCAGCTCTTGCTATAACTGAACATAACATTTATGTTGGATCACCATTTGATGATACATCTACTGTATCAAATTCAGGACGTGTGGTACACTTTACTAAAACAGATGACTTATATAAAGTAGATGAAAAAGAACAAGATTTAGTCGACGTTGAACGTATTAATAAAGCATTCTTGTATAATACACAATCAAATACTATTATGAGTTATTTGGATTACATTGATCCTGTTAAAGGAAAAGTATTAGGTGAAGCTGAACATAACATTGATTACAAAACAACATGGGACCCCGCGATATACAACTACACAGACGGAACTAAAAAGATTAACAACGGAGATAACCATTGGCAATCTGACAAGGTTGGTAAAATTTGGTGGGATTTAAGTAAAGTTAAATTCATTAATTACGAACAAGGTGATAACGATTATAAAAAATTATTCTGGGGAGGTGTATTCCCAGGTAGTGACATTAGCATATATCAATGGGTTGAATCATCTGTTAAACCTGAATCATATACAGCCGGCAATGCCAAATATGGTAATAGTGTTTACGTTGAAATTCAAAGTATAAACAACGTTACAAAACAACTACAAACAAAATATTATTTCTGGGCTAGTGCTATACTTACAGTTCATAGTACTAAAACATCAAGTGTCGCACAAATTAGACAAATGATTGTAGATCCAATTACTAACGGCACACCATACATTATGTTTTTAGGAAAAGATTCAATAGGCTTAACAAATGTTTCAGGATACTTAGAAGATAAAAATGTTGTAGTAGCAATTGATTACGATAAAAAACCAAATGATAAGTTATTACATACTGAATGGTCTTTGGTAGAAGAAGGCAATCCAAAAAGTTTTATACCAGAAGAATTGTTTGAAAAAATTAAAGATAGTTTAGCAGGTGCTGATTCACGAGGTAACAAAGTGCCAGATATTTCTTTAAGTGCTGGTGACAAATACGGTATTAAAATAAGACCGAGACAAAGTGTCTTTATGAATAGATATCTTGCGATGCAAGAATATATTACCTATGTTAATGCTGTTATTAAAAAATATAACATAGCAGATACAATTGATTTTACTTTATTAAATAGCGAAGAAAAAATACCATCAATTAATTCAGGAACTTGGGACGAAACAGTTGACACAATGATAGAGCTTGGATATATTAAACCAGCTTTACATTCAACAGGTTATAATATATTAGTAAAAACAGATTCAGACATTGGTGGTAGATGGAGTATTCATACACTACAAGCAGATAAAACTTGGTTGAGAAGTAGATCTCAAAGTTATGATACTAAACTATTTTGGGCATACTGTGATTGGTATAGCACAGGTTACTCATCAGATACAACCATAGATTACAGATATGAATTATTTAATGACATTTATAAAAACACAATAGCAGATAAAAGCATTATTAAAATTAACAATGGTGGTAATTGGGATTTATATATTAAAGACGGAAATGATTATACGTTAATAGGACAAAAAGACGGTACTATACAATTCGGTACTGACTTATATGATTATGTTACAAGTAACTTAGGTTTTGATTCTGAAGGTTACGATTTTAACTTAATGGATACAGAACCACAAATTGAAACTAGAAACATTGTTGAAACAATTAAAAAACAACTACTAGTTGGTGATTTAGCAAATGAACATAATAAATTAATGTTTGTTTTATTGAGGTTTGCTTTACAAGAACAACCTTTTGTAGATTGGATTTTTAAAACTAGTTTTGTTAGTGTTAAACACAACTTAAGAGCATTAGATCAATTTCCAACATACCAAAGAGACAATCAAGAATTTGTTAAAAATTATATTAACGAAGTAAAACCTTATCACACTAAAATTAGAGAATACGTTTTAGGTTATAATAAATTAGAAACACACGAAGGTGATACTACTGACTTTGATATTCCTAGTGGATATGATTCTATTACAAAAACATTTAGATCACCAAATGGTGAAAATAGTCATGATGCTGGAGCATTAACCACAGACTATGCTTATAAAATGTGGAATGAAAATCATAGTTATCAAGTTGATAGTTTATCAATTAGTAAATGGGGATATGGTTATGCTACAGCACCAACAATAACAATTGAAGCACCTAAAGATAAGAACGGTACTTTAATTCCGGGCGGTGTGGCGGCTACGGCAAAATGTACAATAGTTGACAACCACATTGATGTTGTTACTATGATTAAAAAAGGTAGTGGTTATATTAAAGCACCTGTAGTAACACTTACAGGTGGTAGCCCAATGCTAAATGGTATCTTACACGCTAACTTAAAGAACACTGAAATAAGAAAAATTAAAGAAACAATAAAATTTGATAGAACTAGATACAGTTCATCTGTTAAAGAATGGACAGCTAATACAACATATTCAACTAGTGATATTATTCAACACTTAGGCGAAGCATACACAGTTAATGAAGCATTTACATCAAGCACAGCATTTGATAGTGACAAACTGACAATTAAAGCTGATGCTACATTTAATAATGCTATGGATAGAACTATGGCATATTATATTCCTAAAACAGGACAAGATGGAAAAGATTTAGGACAAATATTTAAAGGTATAACATATCCTGGTACAAAAGTTCAAGGCCCACTATTTACTAAAGACCCAGGATTAGACAAGGGCGGTTTTGATACTAGAGAATTTGACAACTATGAAATTGATAAAGACGGTCGTTTTGTTATATCAGCTGATAATATAGATTTAGATTTACAAGGAAAATTTAACGATACACAATTAGGACTACGACCAGAAGATATTATTGTTGATGGTAGTAGCAAATTTGTTGATGCTTACAGCTCACACGCCCCGGAAGAATTTGTTCCAGGTAGAGTATTTGACAGTTTAAATATTAATGTGTTTACATCTCCTAGTAGAGACTCAGACGGTGACGGAGCATTAGGCCCAGCAGTTAGTGTTATCAATTATAAAGGTGACGGCAGTAATAAAGTATTTAAATTTGGCACTAACAAACAAACTGATCAAAAAGTTATAGTATGGAGTAAAACTTCTGGTAGAATTAGCTCGTCAGCATATACAATAGATTGGAATGATAATGTTGTTAAGTTTACTACAGCACCACTTAAAGATGAAATTATATCAGTAACTAGTTTTGGAACAACTGGTGATAAACTATTATTTGATTACGAGTTCCAAGCATCCGGTGGAGAAACAGTTGTAACATTACCTATTCCTTATAGCTTAATTGAAAACAAACAAACATTAGTGTTAGCGAATGGCAGTCATTCTACTGGTGGAACATTTGTTGATAAAGGTAGCGACACAGACTGGGACCCCGCTGTATCGTGGCTTACTAAAGATGATCACATTCACTTCTTTGTGTTTGACGTTCCATCAAGTTCTACAAGAACATTTAGTAAAGTTACTGTTGACGAGTTTACAGTTAACGACAGTACAAGAACATTTACGTTAACAGATGGTGCTGATAATGATTTAGCTAGAACAGATAAAGTTATTGTTGAACTTAACGGAAAAAGATTACGCCCACCAGTGTTTACATATTTAACGAATGATAGTAGTTCAGCAACATATGACTTAACTACAAGTTCAGATATAGACCATTCTACTTTAGTAAAAGCAAATACTAGAGTTTATATTAATGGCGTACAAACTACAAACTATAGTATTGTTGAAGGATCTGATAGTACAATAAAAGCAATTCAATTAGATGAGGCACCAGCGGCAAATTCTAAAATTGATGTAGGTGTTACAACAAACGCTGATTATATTTTAACAGATAGTACAACATTAACTATTACAGGTGGAACTTGGACAGGTAGTGATAAAGTTGTTGTTACTACATTTAATAATCATAATAATATGAAAATGACTACTGAAACATTTAAAGGTGGAAGTAGTTCAGCTATTACAACAGATATCGGATTTGATATTCGAGGATTTGAATCTGTTAGTTTTGACGCCGTTACGGCTAGTGTTGTTAATATAGCAGAATTTAATTTATTTAAAACGCCAACAAACTTATCATATTTGTGGGTAACAAAGAACGGTGTTAAAATGATTCCGAACTTTGATTATAAAATTGTCGGCGGCAAGTTAGCATTTGCTGAGTCGCTTCAAGCATCTGACATTACAATAATAACACAATTTACAGAAGAAATTATTAAACCAGCAGTTGGATTTAAAATCTTTAAAGATTTACATGATAAAGTACACTATCATAGATTAGCAAATGAAAACACAGCTGAATTGTCCACAGAACTATTAGCAATACATTCAGAAATCAAAGTTACTGACGCTAGTAGATTACCTACACCAGATCTTAATAAAGCAATTCCTGGTGTTATTTGGATTAATAATGAAAGAATAGAATACTTAGAAATTAATTTAACTACTAATACGCTTTCTAGAATAAAACGTGGTACTTTAGGCACAGGGTGCCAATCGACACATACAGCAGGAAGTTTAGTAGTAGATACAAGTAGTAGACAAGAAATTCCATCAGCTCATACTAAAACATGGTACCAAGTAAGTGGTGGTAACCCTAGTGATGGTAATGGTTTACAAAATTCAACAACTATACAAGCAGATTTCTTAGTTAAGAAACCTACTTACATAAAGAGCTAAATATATGAATAAGGTAGAAGAAAAGAATACAATGGAAACAGATAAAAAAGAAAAAATCAACGAAAAGCCGGACGAAACTGGTAACGTTAGTGTCGAAGGACATATCAGGATCTTTGATCCTGTGTCTGGTGAAGAATTTGTCAATAAACGTAACGCTATCCACTATGAGAATATGAGTGAAGCTTTAGCTTTATCTCTTGCTAATAAAACTACCGGATTTGTTCATGAATTAGCATTAGGTAATGGTGGAACAAGCGTTGACCCAACAGGTGTAATTACATATAAACCAGCTAATAACAGCGGAACTAATAGTAGTTTATATAATCAAACTTATTACAAAGTAGTTGATACATTATCAGCTTTAAATAATGATGCTAACCGTAATAAGATAGAAACAACACACGTTGAGGGTACTGTTTACACTGATATTGTTGTAAGCTGTCTATTAGATTACGGAGAACCAGCAGATCAATCTGCTTTTGATAATACAAATAATTTTGACGGAACGTATGTGTTTGATGAACTAGGACTAAAAAGTTGGGTTGGAACAGTTAATACAGGAAAATTATTAACTCACGTAGTGTTTCACCCCGTACAAAAGTCATTAAATCGCTTAATTGAGATTGAATATACAGTAAGAATTCAAACTTTAACGAATCTGTCTAGCGTGAATTAACGCTAAATATAATAAATAATGTTGTGGAGTACATAAATGGCATATACAGTTAACAAAACAAGCGGAGCCTTACTAGCTACTGTCAGTGACGGTACTATAGATAATACAACTGATCTAATAATGATCGGTAAAAACTATAGTGGTTACGGCGAATTGCTGAATGAGAACTTCGTAAAACTACTAGAGAATTTCTCTAACACTTCAGCACCATCGGCGCCTTTAGCTGGCCAGTTATGGTGGGATAGCACAAACAGTTTACTTAAAGTTTACAATGGTGCTACATTTAAAACAGTTTCAAGTTCTACTGCTTCTGGTTCTACACCATCAAGTGGTGTAACTGGTGACTTGTGGTGGGACACTACAAACTCACAATTAAAAGTTTATAACGGAAGTACATGGACACTAATTGGTCCGGCCTTTACACAAGGGTCAGGACAATCTGGTCCAGTAATTACAACCGTCGCAGATACAGGAGCAACTGATCACGTTATAGTTAAAATGTATGTTAGTGATACTATTGTTGCTATTATATCTAAAGATTCTACATTTACACCTAACTCTGCTATTTCAGGATTTGCTACAATTAAGCAAGGTTACAATGTTAACTCTACACTTGCTTCAGCAAAATTCCATGGAACAGCAACAGATTCAGATTCATTAGGTGGTGTAACAGCGGCAGGTTATTTAAGATCAAATGATAACGATACTACAACAGGAACATTAGGTGTTGCTAACGATACTGGTTTTACAGTTGGTGCTGATGCTGATGCTAAAATTTCAGTTTCAGGATCAGACGTTACTTTAGCAAACCAAACATCAGATGGTGATATTATTATATCAGTTAACGATGGTGGTGTTGTTAAAACAGCGGCATATTTTGATGGCGCAACAGCAGATTTAATTTTAAGAGCAGACCCAAGTGTGGCATTAGGTGCGGCAACTAAAGGTTATGTTGATACTCAATTATCAGCAACAGGAGCCGCGGTATTAAGAGATGGCTCAGCTAGTATGCAAGGCGATTTAGTACCTGATGCTAATAATACAAGAGACTTAGGTTCTAATGCTTTAAAATGGAATCAAGTATTTGCTACAACATTTGAAGGACAATCAACATCGGCTCAATATGCTGACTTGGCAGAGCGTTTCGCGGCTGACGACGTTATTGAACCAGGAACTATTGTTGCTTTAGGCGGCGTAGAAGAAATTACAAAAGTAAATGAAGAATTAAGTGATAAAGTATTTGGTGTTGTTTCAACAAGACCAGCATACTTAATGAACTCAAAAGCAGGCGGCAACGCCAGCCACCCTGCTGTAGCAGTTAGCGGAAGAGTGCCAGTAAGGGTTACTGGAACAGTCACGAAAGGTGATAGACTTGTAAGTGCTGGGAACGGCATGGCAAGATCCGCATCGACAGGCGAAGCAAATTATTTCAACTGTATAGGTAGAGCACTTCAGGATAAAAATACTCCAGAAGTAGGCGAAATTGAAGCATTTGTGATAATTAATTAATATAACGTAAAGGATTAAGGGAAAATTAAAACATGACATATTCAACAGGCAACATAATTACTGCCGCTGATTACAATAGTTTTGTTTCTACTGTCAATGGCGCGATAGGAACCGGTTCGGGTTCTAAAGGTTATGGACAAAGTGCATTATCTACTGTATCAGCTACAGACCAAATTACTGCGGCACAATGGACAGCATTATTAAATGCTGTTGCTACGGCGGCAACACACCAAGGTACATCAGTTGATATACCAGGTGCTAGTGATACTGGTTATCCGGCATCTAGTGATACTATACACGCTTTTGACGGTTCACAAACAATCGGTGGACAAGCGTATTCATATGATTTATCAAGTGCTGTTACTGATATAGATACAAACTATCAGAACGTTGACGCAGGTCAGCAAACTACTTTAGGTACTCAGCACACTTCTCAAAGAGGTTCAGCTTGGGGTGGTGAAGTAGGAAGTGCGGCAATTAATTCAGATGTAACAGTTACATTTGCTGATAATAACGCGGCAAGATACTTTTTTAATACTGGTGGTGAAATCCATATTACTTTGGATCAACCAACAGCGACTACTACACAATCTCAAAATTGGGAATCTATTTTTGATACTTCCATAGGAACTATTAAAATGGGTTATACTGGAACTACAAGAACTGGTTCAGGCGGAACGCCAAGTACTACTACAGGATTTTACGATTTGTCAACATCATATGCGACTATTTTTGAAGGAACAAACATTGGTTCAGGTGCTTATAGTGCCAACGATGTATTAGTTCAAGCAAAAAGCGACGGCGCTGGAGTTATTACTTTTCAAATTACATTAGATGATCAACACGCTCCAACAAGTCCAAGCACAGTTGACACAGTTGAATCTGGGACTAAAGCAGACATTACGATTAGAAAATCGAGCACATACACGATTGCTACTCCGGCCTTTGCTACAACAGATTCATTCTAAAAATAGTCTAAATAATACTTGACACCCTAATCCAAAGACTATATAATATAGCGAGTATGTGTAAAAAACACTACTCGCTATTTTTATATTAGGATAACCGTATCATGACTCAAGAAACAAAAGACTTATTCAAAAAAGCAAATTATCGACAAGTCCAAAATAACCAATTACAATTACTCAAAGAATTAACTGCCGAAAGGCTTACAATTGGTTATAACGGCGGAATGTTTAATATTGATCCAACTCTACTGAATCTATTAGATTTGCTTGAACGTAAAAATTACACTACGGCTGTTATAGACGACCGTAATGACAATCCAATTGAAGTCGAAGTTAAACCTTTTATGACATTAATTTTGGACACTTATGTTCAAGAACAAAATCGAGCCCTAGCAGAAAAAAGGGAAATAGTTACAGCAAGAAGCGTGGAAGAGATATTAACATATGACGACTAAAGGCGTATTAATATTTGCTAAAAATAACGAACAGTTTAATTACATAAAGCAGGCCGAAGTGGCTGGTGTTATGGCAAAGCATTTCCTTGACGTTCCTATCTCATTAATTACTTTAGAAGAAGATTATAAAAATAATACTAGCGATATATGGGACGAAGTAATATATCTAGATGATGTAGAAGTAGTTAATGGGCGTGGTGTTTATGTTAAAGGCAAACGTCAAGACATTACATGGTACAATTTAAATAGGTTATTAGCTTACGATTTATCTCCATACGATGAAACAATATTAATCGACGGCGATTATTTAATACAAAATTCAGTATTATCTAACGTGTGGGGAAGTGTTGAACCAATGTTAATGAATACTACTAGTAGGTTACCTAGTAAAAAACAAGAACATATTTACGAAAAAGTTATTACAGATGGCTATCCTAATATACATTGGTTTACTGTATGTTACTTTAGAAAATGTACTGAAGCTGAAAAATGGTTTACACTAGCAAAAGAAATCAAAGAAAACAATGACTTTTACAGTACAACATTTAATAGTCCATATACTTTTTATAGAAATGATATAACAGCTTCTATTGCCTCTCATATTATAAATGGGTACTCAGATGGATATTTAAAACCATTGCCCACAAGACAAATAAACAGTTATCCTCCAGAAACAATTATAGATATTAACAAAGGAAGTATAACACTTAATACAGGTGATGGACCTGTAAGATTAAAAGATACAAACGTACATTTATTAAACAAACTCGAAATAGAAAACAACTACGATAGGTTTATGGAACTTTATGGCTAGAAAATATAAAAGACAACGAGGCTTTTTTACTATAGCACAATATAGTGAGAAGTTTGGTGACTATCCTAGAATGGCTTATGCTTTAGCATTAAGTTTAAAAGCAAGTCAAAAAGAAGCACCATACTTGGCAGTTGGCATGACAGCAGAAGACCAAAAACGTTTACCTGACAATTATAAAGAAGTGTTTGATGAAGTAGTTACTATTCCATGGACTGACGAAGCATTACCTCATAATTGGAAATTACATAACTGGTGGAAAGCATATCATATGACACCTTACAAAGAAACAATTTGTTTAGATGCTGATATGATTTTTACACACGACCATAGTGAATGGTGGAATATATTAGCAAGACGTTTTCCATTACAAATTTGTAATAGTCCTATAACATTTAAAGGACACAAAGCAGATGTAAGTTATTACAGTAAACAATTTGCTAGAAATAATTTATATAGAGGGTATGCGGCCTTAACTTATTTTAGACAAAGTAAAGAAGCAAGGAAATTTTTTAATGTATGCGAAGACATATTTAAAAATTGGGACGACTACAGTTGGGAATATATTAGACATAACAAAGTACGTTGGGCGGCAACAGATGAAGTGTATGGACTTGCTATTAGATTATTAGAATGGGAAGATAAAGTTAAACCTATTCCAAGTTTTACTTTTGTACATTTAAAATCAAAATGTCAAGGACTATTAGATTATAAAGTACAAGACATAGACTGGCCAGAATACTTAATGGATAGTTGGGACGAAGATGGTAGATGTTTTATTAACAATTACTTACAAACAAAACCAGTACATTACCACGTTAAGAAATGGTTAACAGATAAACATATTGAACGATTAGAGGAACTAGCATGAAACAAGAAGACGTACAAGCATTATCCGATAATCTATTCAATGTAAATGTTAAACGTGTTGCTAAAGCTAGTCAGCATAGAGTATATTATAATATCTTTGGTCAAATATTAGCATTAAGTCCTAAGGAAATAGCAGACTATAAAGAAGAATCATTTATTCGTGTTAGTAGAGATAGATATGTAGAACTAGCTGATACCAATTTAAAATCTTGGATGGTAGATACTAGCCAGGAGCCTCCACAATTAATAAATATTAGTACTGATGCTATGTCATCAACCAACCGTGTTCATATAACAAATGAATACAATCCGAAGCGTCTTTTTAAGTTTGATTACAATTTAAAAACTAGAAAATTAAAATTAGTTTCAAATGGTAATTTACCAGATAAGAAAACAATTTGGGTTACACCAAAAGGTCAATATTCAATTATGCTAGAACGTATATACTTACACTCACTAGGAGAATTTGAATACGATATTAAACCATATCTCGACACAAAAGAAATTTCATTAGTATCTAGATATAATTTAGATATGTTAGTAAGTTATAGGACAAGCAATGATTAATCAATATAAAGTAAGTGACTTTGACGTTGTATACATTTCATATGACGAACCTAATGCTGAAAAACATTGGGCAGATTTAAAAAGTAAATGCCCGTGGGCAAAACGTGTACACGGTGTTAAAGGTTTTGATGCGGCTCATAATAAAGCAGGACAAATAAGTGAAACTGATAGAGTGTTTACTATAGACGGTGATAATATGGTAAGGGCAGATTTTTTTAATGAAGTATTAGAAATAGATGACGAAGCACAAAAGGACTTTGTTTTTAGTTGGTGTGGTCACAACATAATCAACGGATTAACTTATGGAAACGGTGGCGTTAAACTTTGGCCAAAACACATCATTACTAATATGGAAAGTCACGAGAAGTCAAAAACTGAACAACACGCCGTAGACTTTTGTTGGATGGTAACTTACTTTCAAATGGCAGATACTATGAGTGATGTCTGTGTTAACGGTAGTACTGAACAGGCATTTAGAGCTGGCATACGAGAAGGTGTTAAGTTAAGTTTAGATAGAGGTATACTTCCTGACAAATGGGAATACTTAGAAAAGAATCACTATAAAAATTTACATAGACTGGCTATATGGTGTAGCGTTGGACTTGATGTAGAATTTGGCGACTGGGCAATACTAGGTGCTAGGATGAGTACTTACATGACAAACGTTGAACGTTGGGACCATACACAAATTGCTAATTATGATTTCATGCAACCTTTCTGTAAAGAAATGTTAGAAAAATATAAAGATGTTGAAACAAGAAAACTAGCTATTAAAGAATATGGTGACTTACTTAGAAAAGATTTACAATTTAGAATTGCTGATTTAGATGCTGAATCTAGTAGATGGTTTAAAATGGTTTATGAGAATCCTACTAGATATGGAGTTATGTTAACTGAACAAGATATAAAATGAAAATCTTATGTATAGGAAATGGTGTTAGTTTAAAAGATAATTTACATATTTGTAACTATCCATATGATTTTAAACTAGGAACTAAACGACAGTACAAAAGATTTAAAGATTTAGATTTTATTGCTGTAGCAGATAAGCAACCAGCAGAAGTATTAAGCGAAGAATATAAAGGAAAAATTATTACTAAATGGAATACTAAAGAAAACTTTATTATTCCAAAAGAAGCAGACGATGATGACATTACAGGAACATTACAAATGAAATATGCTGTTGAGTTAGGCGGAACAATTATTCATACAGTAGGGTTTGACTGTTTAAAAAATCGTATTGAGAAAGACGAAACGTGGGAATGGACAAAACCAGGCCCATGGGATATGACCAAACAACAACAAAGAAAATGGGATCAGGCATTAATGGACACATGGAAATCAAAAATGAAAGCCATCGAACACAGCAATCTCAATATACAATGGAGACATTTCTTATGATAGTAGACGTAACTGAAGTAGAACATTATACAGATAACCTATTTAAATTTAAAACAACAAGACCAGCGACATATAAATTTAGAGCAGGTGAGTTTGTGATGGTAGGATTAGATAGTGATGATCGTTCTATTCCTAAAAGGCCTTATAGCTTTTGTAATGGTCCTAATGAAGATTACTTAGAATTTTATAGTATCAAATTACCAGACGGCCCACTTACAAGTAAATTACAACATATTAAAGAAGGTGATAAATTATTCGTAGGTGACAAAACTACAGGAACATTAGTAACAGACAACATATGGCCAGGTGGCATACCAAATAGTAACTTATGGCTTATAGCAACCGGAACTGGTATTGCTCCTTTTATGAGTTTATTACGTGATCCAGAAATATATGGAATGTTTAATCTAGTAAATGTGTGTTGGACTACACGAACAATAAAAGATCAAGATGCTTATAAATCTATTTTAGAAACAATGGATTGTAACTATATTCCTACAGTTACACAAGAAGACTTTCACAGACGTGGACGAATTACAGATTTAATTAAAGAAGGCAAAGCATTTCAAGAAACATCACCCGAAAAAGATAAAGTTATGCTATGCGGTAGTATGGATTTTAATATCGAAATGAGAGACTACCTTGAAGAACGTGGTTGGCTAGAAGGTAGCAAATCACAAGTTGGTTCATTTGTAGTAGAGAAAGCATTTGTTAAATGAGAAAAATAAGTCACAGAGGAAATTTAAATGGGCCTAATCCTGAAAGGGAGAACAGTCCACATTATATTTTTGAGGCACTAGCAGAAGGATTTGATGTTGAAATTGATGTATGGTATCAAAACGGAATGATACAACTAGGGCATGATAAACCTATATATACTGTTAACAAGAAAATGTTAAACATGAATGGCTTATGGTGTCATGCTAAAAATGTTGAAGCATTAGAGTATATGACTAACAACGACATTAATTGTTTTTGGCATCAAGGAGATGATGTTACGTTAACAAGTAAGGGTTATATATGGACACACTCTGACTACAATACTTACACACCAAAATCAGTAATATGTCATATGGAGAGACCTAGTATAGAAGAACTAGAAGTATATAAAAATTGTTATGGTTTATGTAGTGATTACATCGGAGTTATAGAATGAAAAAAGAAACAGTAAAAACAGTTGATAAATTCTCCGAGTATAAGCACGGCTGGTCAACTGATATAGAATCAGATACAATTCCAAAAGGCATAAACGAAGATATTGTTAAAATAATATCTTCTAAAAAGAATGAACCGCAATGGATGTTAGATTGGCGTCTTAAAGCCTATAGAGCTTGGATTAAAATGGAAGAGCCTAATTGGGCTAACGTTGATTTTCCTCAAATAGATTATCAAGATTTATATTATTATTCAGCACCTAAGAGTATGGCAGATGGTCCTAAGAGTTTAGATGAAGTAGACCCTAAACTATTAGAAACATACAAAAAATTAGGAATACCATTAGCAGAACAAAAAAAGTTAGCAGGTGTGGCAGTAGATGTTGTATTTGATAGTGTGTCAGTTGCTACAACATTTCAAGACGAATTAGAAAAAGCAGGAGTAATATTTTGTCCAATATCAGAAGCAATTCAGAAGCACCCAGAATTAGTTAAAAAATACATTGGTTCTGTTATACCAATACGTGATCATTTTTATGCGGCGTTAAATTCTGCTGTATTTACAGATGGATCATTTGTGTATATTCCACCAGGTGTAAAATGTCCTATGGAATTATCAACATATTTTAGAATTAATGCTGAAAAAACAGGTCAATTTGAAAGGACATTAATAATTGCTGACAAAGGAAGTTATGTAAGTTATTTAGAAGGATGTACAGCACCAATGAGAGATGAGAATCAATTACACGCCGCCAATGTAGAATTAGTTGCTCTTGATGATGCTGAGATAAAATATTCAACAATTCAAAATTGGTACCCAGGTGACGATCAAGGAAAAGGTGGCGTATATAATTTAGTTACTAAACGAGGAGCCTGCCGAGGACGTAACAGTAAAATAAGTTGGACCCAAGTAGAAACAGGTTCAGCAGTTACGTGGAAGTATCCTAGTTGTATATTACAAGGAGATAACTCTTCGGGTGAATTTTATTCTGTTGCTGTAACAAACAATTACCAACAAGCAGATACAGGAACTAAAATGATTCATATGGGTAAGAATACAAAAAGTAGAATAATCTCAAAAGGTATTTCCTGTGGACATTCACAAAACACTTACAGAGGATTAGTTAGTATTAAGAAGATGGCCGATAAGGCTCGCAATTATACACAATGCGATTCATTACTTATAGGCGACAAGTGTGGAGCACATACTGTTCCATACATAGATAATAATTGTAAGACTTCAGTATCAGAACACGAAGCGTCAGCATCTAAAATTAGTGATGACCAATTATTTTACATAAGACAACGAGGCATACCAGAGGAACAAGCTGTTAGTTTAATTGTTAATGGGTTTTGTAAAGAAGTATTACAAAAATTACCAATGGAGTTTGCTATGGAGGCACAGCAACTCGTAGGAATTAGTTTAGAGGGGAGCGTAGGATAATGTCAAATAGATTTCATTTAGCCATACTAGCAGGCGATCTAGAAGTAGCAATAAAATTTTATTGTGATGTGTTAGGTTGTAAAAGAGGTATGGCAGAATTTAAATACCCCGATGCTTGGGTAGATATTAACTTCTGGGGTAATGAGTTAACACTACACGCATCAGATCCAAAAGATAAAAATGCTGGCGAACGACATAATGTTGATATGGGTAATGTATCTGTACCTCATTTTGGTGTACACTTAGACAATGATGTATTTCAAAATTTAAAACAGCGAATAATAGATAACGGAATAGAATTTTTAGATCCTCCCTTCATTAGGTTTGAAGGCGAGAGTAGACAACAAGAAACAATGTTTATCGAAGACCCTAACGGTAACTGTTTAGAAATTAAAACAATGGCGAATCCAGATGAATTATTTAGATAAAATTACAGAGTATAAAAATAACATTGAAACGTTACGAGCAATTGAAAGTTTAGAAGTTTACCGATGGTTGATTTCGCTCGGGGCAAAATTAAACTTCGATCCTTTAAGTGAAGAAAAACGTATTGAAGAAAACAGAGTAAGTCGTTGCCAGTTTGATTTATTTGTTGATTGGGAAGATGGTAAATTTAAAGCATGGAGCAACGCCATGATAGCTGGAGGTTATGCTTACATACTAATAGATATTTTTAATTCTCCAGGAGCAGAAAAAATCACAATAGAACAATTTGAAGAAATTAAACTAGACGAATTACTAACAATGAATAGAAAAACTGGATTCTATCAAATGATCGAGATAATGATAAAAAGGATACCGAATGTTAAAAATTGAAAACTTAAAAGTATCAATAGATGGTAAAGAAATAATAAAAGACTTAACCCTTAATATTCCAAAAGGTGAAGTTCATGCTTTAATGGGTCCTAACGGATCAGGTAAAAGTACATTGGCTAATGTGTTAGCTGGGCGAACTGGTTATGATATTGATGGAACAATTTCTTATCAAGGAAAAGATTTATTAACTTTACCAATAGAAGAAAGAGCTCAAGAAGGTTTGTTTTTAGCATTTCAATATCCTGTTGAAGTTCCTGGCGTTAATACAAGTAACTTTTTAAGATCAGCACTAAATCAAACTCGTAGACATAGAAAAGAAGCAGAATTAGACCCTTTAGAATTTGTTGCAAAAATACAACAAACAGCAGAAACCCTTAACATTGACAAAACAATACTTAATAGAGAACTAAATGTAGGATTCTCAGGGGGCGAAAAAAAGAAAAATGAAGTATTACAAATGTCTATCTTAGAACCTACGTTAGCAATTCTAGATGAGACTGATTCTGGTTTAGATATAGACGCTTTAAGAATCGTAGCAGACGGTGTAAATGCTTTAAAAAATAAAGATAGATCTTTTTTAATTATTACACATTACCAACGTTTACTAGATTACATTAAACCAGACTTTGTTCATGTTTTAATGGATGGGAAAATAGATAGAACAGGATGTGAAGCACTAGCTTTAGAATTAGAAAAGAGTGGTTATGGACATACAAAATAATTATAAAAAAGTTATAAACTTAAAAGAAGATTCAGTATTAAATTATAACTTAAAAGAAGACTCAATTGCGGTTATATTTTTTTATAATTATTCTGGCGTTGCGACAACTGTTAATATAAACTTAGATACAAATTCATCTTGCGAGTTGTATGGTATATTTAAAAACACAGATGAGAAAACAGATGTTGTTACTAACGTAGTACACAATGGTCATAATTCAAAGTGTAATCAAGACTTTAGATTTATAAACAAGAATAGTGTTAGTTCTTTTGAGGGTTTAATTTCTGTTCCTAAAGATATTACTAATTGTGAAAGTCATATGTCTAACAAAAATCTTTTATTAGATACTACATCTAAAGCATTCGCAAAACCAGAATTAAACATTTTAAATTCTAATGTTGTTTGTTCACATAGCAGTACAACTGGAGCATTAGATGAAGAACAATTATTTTATCTTCAAAGCAGAGGAATATCATATGAGGACTCTATTGATATGCTCGTAGAAGCATTTTCCCAAGACATTAAAAATAAAATGGAAGGAACAATCAAACAATGAAAATAGCTGTTTGTGTTAGTGGACAATTACGAGGTCACTGGGAAGAATCTATTAAAACGTGGCCGTTAATGTTTGATAAAGAATCCGAGGTTGATTACTTTGTACATACATGGACAAATAAAACGGCCCCTAATGCTATAGCACATAAAAATAAAGACGACGAAGAAAAAAGTATTAGTAAGCAAGAACTTAACAAACTTAAAAAAATATTAAAGCCTAAAAAAATATTAATAGAAGATCCTATAGAATTTAAAACTGAAAACGAATGGGCAGTATTTGACCCAAATTATCATAGTCAATTTTACGGTGTTATGATGGCTTGTAATTTAAAACAACAATACGAACATGATTTTGCTTTACAATATGATGTTTGTGTAAGAATGAGATTCGATAATTACGTTGAAAAAAAATATCATATATCACAAATGAAAATGGGCGAAGCTCATATCATTCATCAAACGTTTGATAAAAATCATAGATATAGATGTAGTGATGTTTACTTTGCTACAACAAGTTTTGACTATGACCGTATGTGTGATTTTTATAGTTGTATACCTAGATATAAAAAAGATTGGTTTGTAATTAACGACGACAAAACATACGGACCTGAACACGTTTTAGCATTTCATATGAAAGCTAATAATATAAAACCTGTACAAACTTATATGCCAATTAAATTAAAACGAGAAGAAAAACATTATAGCGGAGGTGCCCATGAGATCACCTAAGGTAGCCATTTGCTGGAGTGGGCAATTACGAACTGGCTTACGAGCTGTTCCGTACTTGTTAAGATTTTTTGAAAATATAAAAAACATTGATCATTTTTATCATAGTTGGGATAACGATCAGCCAAAAGAAGATTGGGATAAACTTAATGAACTTTTAGATCCAGTTGAGTCGTTTATTGAAACACCTTGGAAACATAGAGGCTTTGCTGGTAATATGTTACATAGTATACAACAATCTAATTGGCTTAAACGACAACATGAACTTAAAAATAAATTTAGATATGACATTGTAATTAAATGTAGATTTGATTTATTAATACCAATACACAAACGTTGGATATACCCTGAAGTAGTTGATAGAAGCATATATTATAGCATAGGCAACAACGGACTAGTGCTAACTGATTTTGCTACACACGGCTTTAGTGATTTAATTTATTGGGGTAATAGTCATGCTATGGATATCATTAGTGACTCTTATAGATATTATAATTGGACATTAATGCCAAAACAATTAACTTGCTTAACTGGTGGTAATGTAGACCCTGAAGACACAATGTATTCTCCAGGTACAATAATGTATCAACTAGGACAAAAATATAATTTAAGAATGATACAAATAGAACCACAACTAGGAGAAACACTTTGGCGAACATCAGTTGTTGACTTAGATCCATATCTAGACTGGAATGAAATTAGAGAGGCATACTAATGATCATCAGTACTGTTAACTTGTTCTGTTATTATAATATACCGGGAGCAGATAAAGAAATGTTGTTTGGGTTTAAAAATCATACACACGCTACTAAAGAAACAGATACTAATACAGCATTACATAGTTTTATTGTATACAAAGATTGTTATAGAATATTTTATGATCAATGGATTGATAGCGGAGTAGTACAAAAGAAATTTCTAGATAAAGTTGTTGTGCCAGAAATACCAGACTTGCCTGATAACTGTAAGCGTTTTTCTTACAATAACATTTATACAGAGGCGGCTACTTACATACAGCAACTTACTGGTACAAGATTTTATCCAAAGTATTTTAATCATACAACATATAAAGAAGGAGATGTGTTGCCAGAACTAAAAGAAAAACTTAGAACAATATTTAAAGAATACAACGACAAACTAGGAATTAAAAATGAGTAAGTTATTAGTAGTAGGTGACAGTTGGTGCTTCGGTAGTGAAATTAGAAACCCTGATTTAAGTGTGGATATTAAAGACTGGGATATACAAAATAACAGTTATCGCATACCTAGAATTTGGCCTACATTACTTGCTAAAGAATTAGGTACAGGTTTAACTAACTTATCTTACCCGGCGGCAAGTAATGATCGTATATTACGACTTACTGAAAGTTGGTTGTATGAAAATTATATAAGTCGAAATAGAAGTACTAATGAACTTAAAGTTATAATTGGTTGGACAAGTCCAGAACGTAAAGACTTTTTCTATACTGACCCCCATAATAAAAGTACACCAAACTGGACAACTATATGGCCACAACAAGCAGGATTTGATTATGTACAACCAGGCATGAATGATTTCTTTAAACTATATGTAACTTACTTGTGGCATCAACGTGAAGCATTAAATAGGTACGTTCATCAAGTAACAGCAATGGAAAATTTATGTAAGGCACATGACATCGAATTGCTGATGTTTCAAGCGTTCTATGACGCAGGCAAAGGCATACACGGAGCAAAAGAAAATATGGATGACTTTATAGATTATAAAAGTCCAGGTTATATAAATGATGAATTTGAGAAAGCAGAGCTTGGAGAAAAACATCCAGGCTGGCATCATCATTACAGTAATGAAATGAATAAGACAATGTGGGAATGCCTAAATCAAAAAACATTTATGACAGAAAGTTTCTTTGGTTATATGAAAAAGAAAGGCCTCGATAAAACAATTATAGGACAGCATCCAAATGAATTAGGACATAAACTTTGGGCTGAACATATTAAAAAATATATAAAGGATAATTTAAAATGGTAAAAAACGATCTCAACATTCATACAGTTTATAATGCTGGCGATAGTTTTGCTACTGGTGTTGGATTACATGATCCAAAAGTTTCATCATACCCTGTTAAGATAGCAGAAGCATTTGATTCTAAATTAATAAGTTTAGCTAGACCAGGTTGTTGTAATTTTAGTATTAGTTTAATGATAAAATATTTCGTTGACAACTTTGACGAAGATGCATTTTATATAATATCTACTACTAATGAAGATAGATTACATTGGCTTAAACCTGGTATAGTGTATAGTAACGAACAGGAAGTAACAATTCAAGATTTAAATTATGAAGATTATAAAGAAAACTTATTAACTGACTTACCGTTTAATAGTAACAATATTCTCCAAAGTGAAACTTGTAGCAATATATTATTATTTAAAGAAGGTGGCATACCAACTAACAAAACATTAAAAAGCGAACCAGAGTCTAGACTTAATACATTGTGTTCATATGTTAAAGAAGTTCATGATAGTAAAATTAAACGATACGAAGATTGTGGCATTTTTGCCACACAATTACATAGATTAAATCAACTAACATCAAATTGGGTATTGTTTACAATGTGGCACGAGTTAGAAGAGATGTTTCCTAATAACTTTTTACAAGTAGATTACGGTATTGTTAGCAAAGAATATCCAGATGATCTAGGCAGTGGACACTTTAATAGAACAGGTCATAGAGTAATAGCAAGAAAATTTGAAGAATGGTATACAAAAAACTATGATGTGTCGGATAAATTGTTTAAATAATACAAAGGAGAACATCAACAATGCCAATAAAACTTTTATATACAACAGGCGACAGCTGGACCTATGGCGAAGAATTAGGTGATGTAACAGCAGTTGATAACTTGAATCATAAATTTTATAACAGTTGGCCTTGGCACGTTTCACAACATTATAATATTCCACAGCTAATAAATGATGCCAGAGGTGGTGGCTCCAATGCTAGGATGTATAGGAGAACAATAGAATTTTTACAATCATACAAAGGTAAATTCTCTGAATTAGCTATTATTGTTGCTTGGTCAACATACGAGCGTACTGAATTTTCTTTACCAGCAGAAGAGAAATATCATGACGGTGAGAAATTTGTTGAATGGACTGAACGACAATTCTTCCATTGGCATCACAGTAATGATCCAGAATCTATGGATTTTAGTGGATTCTTGAGTCCAGGACAAAATATGGCATTGAAGTCATTACATAAAAGTTGGACATTACTACGAGACCCTTCAGGTGATGCTCCTGCTTTAAAAAACTTAATGTGGTCATTACAAGAAATTTGTAAAACAAATAAAATAAAACTTCATCAATTTTTTGCATTAACTAATCCCGAATTTGAAAAAGAGTACAGCGAGTATGAACCAATTTGGGCCGAACAAGTCAAATACTATCAACCTGCTTTTGCTAGTAAAACATTTGGTGCTGGTGAAGGTATAACTGGATTTGTTTCTAGGGTTGGTATTGGCTCGCACCCAAACGAAAAAGGACATAAAGAAATAGCAAACTTTATAGTAGATAAGATAGGAGATAAAATATGAGGTTGTTAAGACGTATAAAGAAGTTCTTTACTGATATCTATTTAAAAATTAAAATGGAAATAGCATACAGAAAGAAACTTAAAGAAATTAAAAAACGAGATCCGTTTATATACAAATGAAAATAGTAGTAGCAATGGCTGGCCTTGGAACACGTTTTCAAGAAGCAGGACATACATATCCTAAACCGTTAATCCGTACGGGCAACACAACTATGATTCAAAACGTGTATTATAGTTTAGCCTGGCCTGGTGATTGGTACTTTATAGCATTGAAAGAACACCTTGATCAATTTAACTTTATGTTACCGTTATTAGAAAGTATGGGAAGTGTTACAGTAATAGATAAACCAACACGTGGTGCGGCTGAAACATTACAACAATGTAAAGAAATAATGAATAGTAGTGGTCCTTTTATTAGTGTTAATTGTGATCAAGTATTTGAATGGGACACAACAGAACTACAAGAAAAAATGAAAGTAGAACCAGATGCTAGTTACATGACAACTTACGATTCACTAGACGAACAAAGACATAGTTTCGCTCTTACAAATGATAATGACATAGACGTTTGGCATTGTTGTGAAAAAACAAGACTTGGTTATCATTGTAATAATGCTACTACTGGATTCTATCATTTCGCTAATGGCGAAGTATATAATGAAGCAACAACTAAATTATTATCCAAACCACCCGAGTATGGTGAATATTATGTGTCATCTGTTTATAACGAGTTAATTGCTAAAAAACATATTGTAAAACAATACAAAGTACACGCAAAAACATTTTGGCCTGTTGGTACACAACCTGACTGGTTACATTATACACACAGGCATTTTAGACGATGATAACTTTATACACTAATGGTGATAGCTGGACACAAGGAGACGAACTAGGTCTACCATACAAAGAACACGAAACAGAAGCAGAACAATACTATTGGAGTTGGCCTTGGCAGTTACACAAACTACTAGGTACTACAATGTGTTTTAATGATGCTGTTAAAGGTACAAGTAACAATAGAATATTTCGCAGAACTACAAATTTTATTAGAAATTATAACAAACATTATAACCCAAGAGAACTAATAGTTGTTGTATGTTGGACAACATTAGATAGAGATGAGATTCCTATTGATGTAAACGATACTGGTTGGCATATTCCTATACAAATGTATGGCGTTAAATTGCCCAACCATAGTGAGATAAGTAAACTTGATGCTACTACAACAGAAGCATTAAATCAAATTCACAAACCTTACACTATGACTCTCCCTGGGATTAAAGTTAGATCAGAGTTACAATATTCACGTATGTGGAACTTAAAACAAATTTGTGATAGTTTAGGAATAAAATTAATTCAATCTTGGGCTTTAGACATACCGCAGTTTGACCCAACACATAACGATTTTGTAAAACAATGGATAGATGATATAAAATATCTGCCAGAGATATTCATTAACTATTGTAGGAAAAAGAATTACCCACTCGGTCCAGGAGGACATTGTTATAAAGATGGGCATGAAGGTTGGGCAAAGTACATATATGAAAACATTTAATATTACATACAACAAATGGAAAGACGTAACTCGTCCTATAGCTTTTTTAAAAGCAGGAGGAACAACATTATACGTTGAAGCATTAATGAATCAAAAAGATCTTGATGTAATTAATGTTGATACTAAAATTCATAGTGCTGATCCTACTTGTGAAAATGCTTGTAAAACTTTACACCCAGGTTGTGAATATAATGTTGTTAATAATTTATCTGGCCCGATTGTTATTAATGATGATTGGAAAATTGAAACTGAAAAGGATTTATATGAATATAACTTATACGAGGAATACAGATGAAGATATTTGATTTTAAGAAAATGTTTAAAGGCTGGTTTGTTGGAGACTTTGAAAATACGGCCATGTCTGCTAATTTTGAAGTAGCATATCATACACATACTAAAGGAGAATTCCACCAAGACCACTTTCATAAAGAACAGCGTGAAGTAACAATGATTATTGAAGGCGAAATGATTTGTAATGGACAGCATTTGAAAGCAAATGATATTTTTGTTATTGAACCTTATGAAGTAAGTATCTGTGAATTCTTGACAGACGTTAAAGTAATAGTAGTAAAAAATATTTGTAACACAAGTGACAAATATTCATTTGACATTAAGAATTAAAGAAGGTATAATAACACTATGGAACTATACAGAACAATAGCACCCGACGATCATTTTAGTTGTAATTTCTTTTTAATGAGTCGGACAAATGTTAAAGAAGCCGCAGAAGCATTGGCAATTGGCCAAAGTATTGGTAATCCTTCTGTTAGAAGCAAATATGAAACACCAGAAATGATGGAAAATCATAGTGCTAAAATTATTGCTGACCCAGACGACCTAGCAAATATCAAAGCAGGCGTTGTTGAAATTGCTTGGCCATATAGAAATATTGATTGGTATGCTGATGGTATTGCCCAATTAATGTGTACTGTAATGGGTGGACAAATGGACATTGATATTATACAACAATGTCATTGGATTGACATTCATATTAATAGACTTAAAGCAGACTTGTCAGTACCATCATATGGATTAAGTGGCTTTAGAGATCATGTTCAATCATATGGCAAACCATTACTTGGTACTATTGTTAAACCAAAAACTGGACTTACTCCTGAGACATTAAA